AGGCAATAGGAAGCGTAATAGATCCAGAATTATTTGTTGTATTTATCAAAGCCAAGTCTGTGTTTGAATTCAAACTCATCTATATTAAAATTACTTATTATTATAAATAAATATACACATATAGAGTCTATATCTGCCTTAGTGATACAATACAATAATTCAATACAATCTCGGATTGATGCTATGGTTATTCATAAGATAGAGTCGGTTGCATAAATGAATTATAAACACATGGTGCTGTAATATCCTTAAAATTATTAGCACTTAGAGTCTTTCCTTGAAAATATAGAAGAACACAATATGTATCGTCATTCGCCCATGTTGATAAATTATAAGCGTCAGTATAAGAATCAGATAAATATTTATTATTTCTAAATCCAGGACTTACATATCTTATTGTACTAGAATTAAAATTCTGTCCTATTGTTTCAAAAGTCTGTGTTTGATTACTTAAACTAAAATAATAAGCAAACTCATCATCAGTAGAATTTAATTCACCACTAAATGAAAATGATACTTGCCATACATCAGTAAAAACATTCGGATTTTTGTATGTAAGTGTAGTAGGAAATGATGTTAATAATTGTGTTAAGGATATTTCATTAAAACTTGTAAGATCAATAATATTTGAATATGATTGTGATACTACTAGATTTGTTGCGGCAGAATTAACAGTAGTTGTTTGATTTAGATTTATTATTTCATAATTATTCATATTTAGATTTGCTATAGCGGGAAAATTAGCCCATCCTGTTATTGTTGATGTTAATTGACTAGTGCTAATATATCCAAAGGTTCCTAGACCTGTTATTGTTGATTGCAATGATAATGATGATATTGCTGGCAAATTATATATTTGAGAACCATCACCTATTATACTAGTGGCAGTCAAGAGTGATTGAATATTTATTGTTGATACAACTTGGTTCTGTGTGGAAACTGTTCCTAACATTCTTATTGTAGAATTAATATCAAATACACCTGGATTAGGGACTACTGAACCCACCATAGGCGTTATAGTATTTGTAACTGTAGACATTGTAAATGTTCTCGTCCAACGACTTCCTGTTGAACCTAATTCATATGTGTTATCAGAAAGAGGGTGTAGCCATTCAGATTGTATTCTTGTTGTGTTATAAGGTCTTAGAATATTTACAAAACAATTAGAACCTATAAAAGTCTGTGTTGATATATTGGCTCTAGCAAATATTGATGATGTAAATATCTGCTGTGTTGAAACAAATCCGTTGATTCTTACTATATTACTATTGACATCAGCGTCAAGAGGTGGTTGTATTACTTGAGTAAAAGTTGAGAATGTATATACTCCTCTAAAAGAGTTTGTTGTTGTATTATTTCCTATAAAAACACCACCACCAATCTGAAAATTAGGCAGTAAAGTATTAGTATATAATTGATTACCTGCTATGGAACCTGCGCCTGTTAAAAAAGCAGTTGTTATTGTATGAGTTGATAGTGTAGAAGCAAATATTGTTGAAGCAGTTATAGTATTTACTCTTAATGTTGAAACAAAAATATTCGGTGTAGAAATGCTTCCATTTATTCTTACTATGTTAGAAAATCCATTATTATCTAGAGTTGGTTGAATAACCTGTGTAAAGGTTGATCTAAAATGACCTTCAGCATAAAACCCACCTTGTCCTGTATTACTACCATATCCTATCTGACTACCTGCTGAAAAAGGGTATAAGTTTTGTGTAGTTGTAGCACCTAGTATAGGGCCACCAAATAGTTTATCAAGAGTCATAGTAGAAGCATTAATGTTTAATGTTGATATAGCACCAACAAATAAATTTCCACTAGAAATATTTAATGAAGAAATACTATTGAAAGATGATAGATAACCAAAAGTTCCTAATCCAACAATAGTTGATGGAACAATGTTTGTAGAAAGATAGCCAAAGGTTCCTAATCCAACAATAGTTGATGGAACAATGTTAGTAGATAAATAAATGTTTCCTAAACCTCTAGTTGTTGATGTTAATTGACTACTGCTAATATATCCCATATTTCCTAGACCATTTACTGTTGATGTTAATTGTGTAGAACTTATATAACCAAATGTTCCTAGTCCTACAATAGATGATTGTAGAGTCGCTGAAGAAATACCATTTAAATTAAATAATTGTGAGCCATCGCCAGATATGCTTGAAGTATTTAAACTGGAAACCCATATATTATTTACATTGTATAGATTTACTAAACTATTATTTGAAGAAGTCCCAACAAATGGTATAGCATTATACGATAATCCTAAGGCAGGACTTGTTACAGAAGCATCTGGTGCAGTATATTCTTGCATATATAACCCATCTTGATAAGTGGTTGTTATGTTATAACCAAAATATGCTGTGTTTATATTACTAATAGCATTAGCATTCATATTAACAGAAGCATCAAATCGAACATTACCATAATTATTTGCGCTAATTGAATCTGTTTGTAAATTATTTACACCAAATATACTATTTTGTTGTAAATTGATAAAAGAAGTAATATCGACAAATCCTGAAGTAGCACTAGAAATAGTATTTACAAGTAACGTATCAGCATTACTTATTATATTACCAGCCACATCTACAGTATTTATAGCAGGGTAGTTTGCCCATGTTGCTGGGTTTCCACCACCAGTTCCCAAACCAACTACTGTAGATGTAAGTTGCGAAGAACTTATGTATCCTATGCTTCCTAAGCCAACTATAGTGGAATTTAAATTACTCTGTGTTACACCAGAAGTAGTCGGGAGATTTGATAAATAACTTCCATCAGCATATATATATTGATTTGAAAGAGTTACACCTGCTAAATAATTTATATTTGTTACATTCGATCCTGTATCATAAGTTATAGCAGAATTAGGACCAATGTATAACGCGTTTGTAGTAATATTACTTGGCGCTATAGCAATTTGTTCATTTAAATTCTGAGCAAACGATATTCTATCCTTTTTTACAAACGTCTGATTAGACATACTCTATTAGCCTGGTGGGAATAAATAAAACGGATGATTACTCACTAAAGACTTTTGTAAGCCCCATTTCCACGCAAGATAGCCTTCTACTTGTTGTCTTTGATTCTCTGTTAATACATTACTATACAGTATAATTTCACATATATGACCTGGCCAAGCTTCATTAAGTGACAGCCTATTACCAACAGTAATACCTGGTGTAGTAAAAGTAGCTAATGAACCTGCATATGATGAACTACCATTAACAAACATTCTTGGGATACTGTAAAACTGCGCACATCCTTGAAAAGGAGAACGAGCTTGTGGTGTAGCACTCTGACCAAACTGTGTTATTAAAAAACCATTATATATATGGGCGATTAGTGAAGGTTCCAGTTGGTCCAGAATCAATAATAAAACCATAATCACTTGTTGTTGTTATATCATGACCTACAAAAAATACTGTAAAAGGAACTGTTATAGCAAAGGATGCATTTACACCTAATCTAGCAGTTGTTCCAGGTACACGACCACCATTCGGATTATAAAATGAAGGATATGAACCATTAAATAAATTAGTTCTGTATGAAAATCCAGTAGCATTACTAAGAACTACATTTTGACCCGACTTATCATTTACATTTGTTATATTTGTACCAGATAATGTAATACTTGCTGAATCAGCAGCATCCAACCAAAGCGCAAGTCCAGCAACTTGATTCGGTTGAAACAAAGCAATATTATTTCGATCAAATGGAGTTACAGCGGACATCTTATTTCCTGTGTAGATTAAATCTGCGTAGAATATGTTTTAAAGGATTCAAACTTAGTATTAATATGTCCAATCCTGGTTACACAGAGTGTGATGAAACTTTAGTTCTAAAAGAAGTTCCATTTGCTTCTTTATCAACCGAACAAATAAACAAACGTAAGATTGTTCTTCTAGCAACAGCCGCTATCAACGATGGAAATGTTTTTTCAAATGGTCTTTTTCAAAACGTCTATGTCTTCTACAAAATGTTTGAATCTATGGGAATGTGTCCCATTATGATTGTAAATGAAAAACCAAAAGATCTTGAAAATATTCCTCCTATGATTCGCTCTTCCCGTATGATTATTGCAGAAGAATTACTGAAAAATCCTATCCCCGTATATGCCTATATTGAGATTGGTATGTCGATTGACCCTGTTGTACGAAAGTTTTTAAGAATGATTGGTGCTAAAAGTTACAAATTATATTTAGGAAATATTCTGAATATCGACATTGAAACGCCTATTTTTTACGGCCAAACAAATTTCGCACATCACGTAATTGGAGAGCTAGATGAAATTTGGGTATCTCCTCATTATAAACAACATGATGAATATGCTTGTTATCTAAATCACTGCGATCCAAAAAAACAAAAGAATCTTACTGTGCCTTATGTATGGGATTCATGCTTCGTTGCCAATACAACAAAGAATCTCAAGTGGAGACCTCGTGAAGAGAATGAACTAGAAACTATTATTATTACGGAGCCAAATATTAGTTTCCAGAAATCTTCTATTGTACCAATTCTTGCACTAGAGCGATGGTATAGAAAGAATCGTAGTTGGAACGGTCAAGTTGTTGTATTCAATGGCGACAGAATATTATCTACACCTTTCTTTAAAGAAAATATATTTGATACTCTTGATTTAGTAAAAGATAAAAAAATAACTATGGTTGGACGTAGCGACATTCAGAAAACTCTTGAAATGTATCCTTACGGAACTTTTCTATTAAATCAAGTCAATAATGAATATAATTATATGACTCTAGAATTACTATTTAACGGATATCCTGTAATTCATAATTCTACTAGTTGGAAAGAACATGGTTATTATTATAATGGCTCTGACCTTAATGGAATTGGTGAGCAATTAATAAAAACAAGAATGCATGGGAATAATCTAGAAACTTATAGGTCTCATGCGCAGACTTTAATGTGGACGCATTCTCCTTACAATCCTTCGGTTCATAAGAAATGGCATGAGATATTAACAGCTTAGAAAGGCTTAAATCAATAACTCTTAAATATTTAAGAAAAACATGAGGATTGGTATCCTATCTACTTGTCAGTATTCCATGTTTAGTGGAGGACTCGCAAATACTACAATGGCTGTTCTAGAAACTATGAAGATTCTTGATAACGATGTTACACTTATAAATACAAATACAAGCGTAGAATGGTTTGACGATTGTAAACTATTGAAAGAAGGTATCAAAGTTGTGAATATTGAGAAAGATTCTGGGAAGTGTGAAGAGCAATTTGATTTAGTTATTGAGTTAGTTCCTTACTTCGATTCCGAAGCTCAACGACGAACTTTCTCAAAGAAAAGTGTATTTTTATTCCGCAAGGGAATTCTGATTCCTACGATTGAACATTCATTATATCCAGTGATTCTACAGAAATACAATTTTGACGGAGTTTCTGAGATTTGGTGCTTTGGTCAGCTATGTGATAGCGATGAAATACAAATAATGGAGACTATGACACGAAAGCCAGTATTTTCATTACCTTATTTATGGACTCCTTCTATTATTGAATCGCATCGCAATGAGCATAATATGCCTATATGGTATTCCGTCCAAGCGATGATCGCACAACAAAACAATGGCGCACTGCCATTATGGTCTCCTCACATTTGTGAAACCAATACAACATCTGCTTCATCTTGTACTATTCCCATGCTCATCATGAGACAAGCAAAACTCAGTAATTTCCCAGTGAGTAAATACAAAGTTCATAATACTGACCAGTTATTAAACTCAGAGTTCTTCAAGGACAATGTAAAGCGTCATTGTGAGACTGAGGACCTTAGTGGAGAATTTGTTGGTCGCCAACGCATGATTGATTTTGTATTTGAGCCTATGAGTTGTATCATTAGTCATGTGCGGTTCATTCCGTTCAAGCCTATGCTTTTTGATTTAGCATGGTTTGGAATTCCTTTCATTCATAATTCTGAAATGCTTAACAACATTTGCTGCTTTGAGCGTTATTATTATCCTAATAATAAGATTTCTGTTGCGGTTGATAAACTTAATACAATGCATGAAGATTTTGTTAGTGGCAAGGGCTGGTTCTCTCTTGATAATCTACAACAAATAAGAAAAGATATTCTTGAAAGATTTACATGTATGAATACTAGTATTGTTGAAGCCTATAAAAATAGATTAAATGCTCTAGAAAGCCCTATACAAGAAGAAGCTCTTCCACTAATACAACTTGAAACAAAGCGTAAATACTATATTATGTTTTCAGATTTCTGGCCAGATTTCAATAACTCTTATAATTTCTTTTCGTTACTAATTGAAAATACCAAGAAAGACTTAGATGTTGTATGTTGCGGTGAATCTGATTTACCAAGCGGTACCCTACCTGACGCTATTGTCTTCAGTGCGTTTGGTGATACATGGAGAAAGTATCCAACTGTACCAAAGATATATTACACTGGAGAAAATAGCCCACCATTAAATGAAGAATCTATTAAACTCAATTTAGGATTTGGACACAGTGATATGGTATCAGAATCTTATTTACGTTTTCCTTTATGGATTCTAGAAATTGATTGGTTTAATTGTAATAAAGAACGTATTTCAAACCCTAAGCCAATTCCACTAGAAGAATGTACAAGTGTTGACTTTTCTAAAAAGAAAAATAAGTTCTGCGCATTTGTTGTAACAAACCCTAATAATCCTGTGCGCAATTTAGCGTTTGAGTGGTTGTACACTTACAAACCGGTTGATTCTGGTGGGAGACTATTTAATACTATTGGTGACAAACTTTTTGCTGGCGGAGGTGGCGGTGGTGGCGAGCTGAAGAAGTATGAGTTCTATAAAGATTATAAGTTCTGTATAACATACGAAAACTCTTGTTCTCAAGGTTATGTAACTGAGAAAGTCTTACATGCAAAAGCGGCTGGATGTATTCCTATTTACTGGGGCGACCCTAAGATTGAGCGTGATTTTAACATTAATGGTATGATTGATGCGCGTAATATTCACACAAAAGAAGAATTAATTGCGGCAGTAAAGGCAATTGATGAGAATCACGAAGAATACATGAAGAAGTTTTCAATTCCTGCGTTAGATTCTTATAAAGTAGATTGGGCGCGAAGAACTATGGCAGAGTTGGCATCTAGAATTCTCAAAATCGCAACTAGCAATCCTGTAGAAGTTACTCGATTTGCTGCGAACCCTCCAATACATTCTAAGAAAGCAACAAATGTTGAAACACCTCTTCTTGTAACTTACGCTACTCGTGAATTCCTTCCTTCACTAAGTCAATGGGTGGCTTCTTTTGAAGCACAGCGAAGCATGATTCCAAATCTAGAAGCGCTTGTATATCTTGGACATGATGTACCAGAATCAACAAAAGAAAAACTCACTGAAAATTACAAGTTTATAAAATTCGCTTCGTTACCAACGGAATCCCCAGAAAACTTTAAAGATATTTGGGATGGTAAACATTATGCTTGGAAGATTTATATTTACCAACAGCTAGCAAATCAAGAAAATAGAATGGTTTTCTATTTAGATGCTGGTGGCTTTATGTGTAGATGGCCAACTGAATATTTGCTAAAGGCCCAAGAAAATGATGTATGTGTTCTAGAAGATGATGAGCAGTTTAATGAACAATGGTGTTCTGATAAGTCTAAACAAATCATGAAAATTACTCAATCTGAGTTACATGAGAAACAAATTGTTGGAGGTATTATGTGTTTCCGTGCTGGTTCTGAAAAGGCGAAAGCGTATTTCAATGAGGCTTGGATCTATGCGCAAATGCGTGACTGTATTGTTGGAGAGAAGTGGGAAGGAATACGTAATAACAAGCCATTTGGCCATCGTCACGATCAAAGTATTCTCTCTGTTTTATCTATTAGACATAACTTGGCAAAGTATCCATTACATAATATTTATTGTGATACATCACTGCGTAGAACTTTCTTAACAAATAAGAATATTTACGTTCATAGAGGTAGATTCACAGTACATGAGCCTTTCTTAGAGAATATTGACGACTGCTTTGTAATTAATCTCAAACGACGCAAGGACCGTTTAGAACGTCTTTATAGTAACAGTCCAGAATTCAAAAATAAGATTATAGAGTTTGAGGCATTTGAAGGTCGTAAACTACAACTCACACAAAGTATGGCACGACTTTTCAGACCTCATGATTTTATGTGGAAGAAAGCAATTATGGGATGTGCTCTCAGTCATTTAGAATTATGGTACAAGCTTGCTTCTGAGAAGCCAGAAATTAACAGCTATTTAGTATTAGAGGATGATGTGAAGTTTGTGCCAGGCTGGCAGACTAAATGGAAAGAAGCGCAGCCTCACATTCCTGAGAACTATGATGTAATATATCTTGGGGGAATTCTTCCACCAAATCGTGCTGGGTTTGAAGTGACAAAGGATCCTATAAATAAATATTTCAGTCGTGTAAAAGAAAATAGTTTCTTTGGCCAGCGAGGAGAGAATCGTTATTTCCACTTCTGTGCGTACGCGTACGTTCTATCCAAGCAAGGTGCGCAAAAGATTATGGCAACAATTCAAGCAAAAGATGGATATTATACATCAGCAGACCATATGATTTGTAATCCAGTTGATTTCTTAAACATATTTTTCTTAGACCCTCTTGTTGCAGGCTGTTATCAAGATGATGACCCTCTATATAAGAACAGTGAGTTCAATAACTTTAATAGAGTGGATGGATTTGATAGTGACTTATGGAACAACGATGAACGATTTGATAAAGAAGAATCCGATAAACTTGCTTTAACTGGTGAATTAAATCCTGCAAGAGCTCTTCATGAAGCGCGTAATTATCTAGTGGAAACACCTACAAAAATAACTTTTGAAAAAGTAAATACAAATGACCCAAATATTCTAAATAAGATTTGCTGTTTAGAAACACAAGATATAGAATGGAACAAACTCTATGAACACAGTTGGCTACATGAACTATTTGGTCGCCCCAAGATTATAGAGTTACAAAAGGTGAAACTCAATGAGAAACCTCCAGTAGAAAAGCCTATATTACTAGTACAAAAAGGACATTTTGAAAATTATCACAAACTGTTTTCATTTTATGAAGCCAGTGGCATACAATACTATGTTTTACATCTAAGCGATGAGCATGGCAATGATGATATTAGTTTCTATGACAATAGCAACTGTCTAGGAGTTATTCGTAACTATATTAGAAGCGGTCTAAATTCAAAAGTGAAAGTAATACCACTTGGATACCATTTTACTGTAAGAGAAGGTATTGATAATCCATTTGAGCGAACACCACAACTACCATTCCGCTCTAACATGTGGTGTTTCTTTGGAACAAATTGGAACAATAGACAATCAATCGTTGATTTACTAAAACCTATTGGTAAGAACACATATAAACTGTTTGATTCTTGGAACGACCCTACAAATCTTGGACGTGAAGAATATTGCGCAACGCTCTTAGATTCTGTATTTGTACCATGTATGGCTGGCCAGAATCCTGAAACATTCCGTCTCTATGAGGCTCTAGAATGCGGATGTATTCCAATTCTAATCAATGATGATACAAGCGCAAACTACTTTACATATATAAATCAGTATTTACCATTCTTAAATGTAAATAGTTGGGCACAAGTCCCTGGTCTTATGACGCAGTTATTCAACGATAAACAGTCATTAGAAACCTACAGATTTATGTTACTGAATAATTATAGGCAACTAAAAGAAAATCTTAAGAAAGATTTACAAAGGTATAAAGAATAATTGCTATAAAAACTTAGAAAATGGGTGAAGAAATGCCGTCTTTTTTTAAGACTCTCGAGCAGCAGCTCAAGAAAGAAACAAAAGTTGAAAATACTCTTGATCTAAGTAAAATCGGTTTTGGTAATATTATTGCTAGTCCAGAAAATAAAGAAGCAAATAAACTAAAGTTTCTGCTTGTAAGTACACACATTCACCAATTTACTGGTTATTCAAAGGTATCACAGAATATGATTCAAGAGTTATCTAAGAAGTCATGGCTCAAGCTTACCCATTTTGGTTTCCAGAAGATGCCTGAAGTTCCTCAAGGATTCCGTCCTTATCCTTCTAACGTCAATGTATATGATGCTGCTGGTGGAGAGCGGCCTCAACAGCAGGGATTTGGCTATCAGCAGTTACCTGACTTTATTCGTCGCAATGAACCTGATGTAGTAATGATTTACAATGATCTTTCAGTTGTTTCTCGTTTTCTTGAGGAGATTCGCAAGTCTGGTATTCCTCGCACATTCAAGATTTGGGTATATTGCGACCAAGTATATAACACACAGATGCAGCCTTTTCTTGATATATTGAATCGTGATTCTGATTTAGTATTTACATTTTCAAATGGCTGGAAGAAGTGTCTGAAGGACCAAGGTATTACTCGCCCAATAGATGTAATTACACATGGATTTGACAAGGATAAGTTTTTCCCTATCCCCCGTGAACTCGCTCGCAAGCAGATGAATCTTCCTATGGACCGTTTTATTATTCTCAATCTAAATCGTAATCAGCCTCGCAAGCGCTATGATATTCTAATGATGGCATTCGTTGAACTTCTAGTGAAGTATCCTACCAAGCCAATCTATCTGTTTTGTGTATGTGACAAGGGGGAGAAGGGTGGCTGGGATCTATTCGGTCTTTTCAAGCGTGAACTCACTCTACGAAAGGTGCCAGTCGAGCACTATGCCGACCGTCTAATGGTTTCTTCTGTCGACATGGTATTCCGCGACGAGGATATTAATATGTTCTACAATGCTGCGAATATTGGTATTAATACTGCCGATGGCGAAGGTTGGGGTCTATGTAATTTTGAGCAGATGGGCGTTGGTATTCCTCAGGTAGTCCCCGATATTGGTGGATTCAAGGAGTTCTGTAATAGTAACAATTCAAGCATTGTGAAGCCAACTGTTCGTTATCATCTTCCTATGGTATATTGCCCCGTTGGAGGTGAGGCGCTAGCTTGTAATCCTCACGATGTATGTATTGCAATTGAAGATTATCTATTAAATAGTTCTAAGATGGATGAGCATGGCAAGGCTGCTCGTGAAACAGTTCTAAAGTATAATTGGCCTTCTTGTTTATCAAATCTTGTGAAGCGACTTGAGCGTGAGAAGGAGGATATTGACGCAGAAAAGGAGACATCATAATAGGTAAAAAATGAATAGTAAATATTTACTATTAGGAATATTATTATTATTCTTCCTAATAATAATTACTTATGAAATATATGAAGGATTTGCTGCTAAACCTGTAGCAGTAGGAGCACCGGTTCGTAATAACGAAACATGCTCGGATCCTGATATGACATATATGATTGATAGGTTTGATAAAGCTACTTTAAAAAAAGGTGACACTGCCTGTCCTAATGGTACTGAAGGTTATGCATACCCAAGGAATGTGCCTCTTAATCAAACTTTATCATATTGCTTGCCAGTTTGCTCTGGTGGTTATATTCCATATTCAAACGACAATTCATTTTGCATAAGAACAGATGAAAGATGTGGATTAAGTAAAGATTTAAGCAATACGATTCAAACTAATTGGGCACGTGTATGTGCGCCATTGTATAAAACAAATGTAAATTTATTGAGTACAATGGGTTCTATATCTACTGTTGTAAGTACAGTAAATACCCAATATAATGTTATAAATACAAATTTTCCGGCATTTTCGAATGCTGTAACAACAAACGCAAGTGGGTTAGGGTGTAATGCATATTTAAGAGATACATTATTTAATGTGAATATTATCTCTAACTATTATGATTTAACCACTTTTAATAATGGTATTGATTCTTATTGGATTGAATTGAGTAATAAAAAAAATAGATTTGATGGGGTTTTTAATTCATTAAATTGCGCAAGATATATGTAGATGTATTGGTACATATTATTTTCTCTTCTTGTTATCGCTATACTTTCTGGCGTACTTATATACTATTACTCATATGAAGGCTTTCAAAATTCTTCTACGGGAGCAGATTTATCTGGAGCAGTATTAGTAAGTCCTGATAATTTTGATTCAAGTGGTGTAAATCTACAGCAACTAGCAAATGATATAAGTGGTAGCCTTCAAGACCTTACGGCCGATAGGAGACCTGTTGATAGTGGTTCAAGACTATGTGAAGGAATTGCGAATCAAATTGCTGCAATGGAAGAAGCAATAAAAAAATATAATTCAATTGGTGATTATCATACATCGAGAATAACAAATAAAACAATAAAGGCATTAAAGAAACAAAAATCTGAGGCAGGTTGTTAAAATAATAATACATTAATAAATTAGGTAGTATGAAGAATTTTTATAAAATTCTTAATTTAATAATATTAGCAATATTATTACTTGTTTTTATTTTATACATATCAATGAAACAATTTAATATAAAAACAATTAATGAAATTAAAGAAACATTCCAAGTAAATGCTAATAATGATATACGCACTGCTTTTTTTGATTTAAGCTCTAATTTTTATACTATTACAAAAGATGAATTGTCACAACTTTCACAGCCTCCAGAAGATGAAATAATATTGGATATTGGTGGAAGTTTAGGTGATTTAGATGCATCTAAAATTCCATGGGATGCTGAAAATAAATCGTATACACCTAGTGAAGCTCTTTGGGGTATTGTATCACAACAAGCAAGTGCCATTTTATTTAATAAAATGGCAAGTATTTCTCAATTATCAGATATTAATAATTTACAATTTGATGACGATAAAAATGAATTTTTATATCAAAGTCCTTTATTCCAAACATCTGCTACTACAGAAGAAGAAAAAATAAAACTTGAAGCAGCAGAACAAGTTACAAATTTAGCGTATCCTATATTGGGAGAAGCATTGGCGCGAGGAGAATTACTAGGTACGTTGGCAGCCCCTTTTAAAGCGATTGGTAAGATGATTGGTAAGGTAGGAGGTTATATACAAAAATCAAGTGCTATTGGGCTTGCAGTAGCAAGTGTTTCAACTAAAGGTCTTGATAAAGGTGCTATAAGACTTGCTAAGCATATTGCAGCAGGAAAAGCAGCGCAAGCTTTTAAAACCGCTGCTGCAGAAGCAGCAGCAAAGGTAGCACAAAAAGCAGCACAAAAGGCATCTGCTAAACTCGCTGCTAAAATTGCTGCAGAACAAGCGGAAAAACTGGGAATGAAAGCTGCAAGAATGGTTGGTAAAATGATTCAAGGGATGGCTATAACAATGGTAAGTTTAGGGGCAATTCCATTTATAGGTCCAGCACTTGATCTTATATATATGGCTTTAGTTATGCCTTTAATGATGGCTTTAACTATGAGTGGAGTTATAGATGGGGCTCTTTTAAAAGTTGCCGACCCTGAAGGATGCTGTCCTCCAAAATCTATACCATTAGATATATTAATTCCAGATTGGGCGCAAATGATTGTTTCAAATATACCTGTACTCGGTGATATTCTCAGTTTATTCTTTCCATATTGCTGTTCTGTTGAAGGTAGTGGAGAGTTAATTTATAAAACTAGATTGACACAGCCAAAATGGTTAGAACATGGATGGCTATCATGTTATTATCTTCCATGGCCAGAATATAATTGTAGAATTGGGACTGCTGCAGTACATGGTAAAACATATATCAATGATTTTGCAAATCCAGGGAATGACCTTAGATATCTTACTAGTAGTGGAGCCCAAAGAACAGGTAGAGGTTATGATTGGTTTAATCAACTTATGGGAGAATATACTAAATTATCAGATGTAGCAGCAAATCAACAAAATTACTGTCAAGTAAATAGAAAATTAATTAATGGTAGAATAGATGATAGTGAAAGAAAATGTGTTTTACCTTCAGATCAAAGGTTCTTTTATGCTGATTTTAGCGAAAGAGAAATGTTAATAAATATGGCTAAATTCTATTATAACTGGGCAATTAAGAATCCATATCCAAATGATGATGGTACTGTAACTATAGAATATATAACTGATATTAATTATGTTATTGCATCATCATTATATACTTGTGATATTATGTGTACAATGTTAAGTAAAACATATAATCCTGTAACTGGCGAAGGTTATACTGAAACTTTTACATATGATAGAGATAGAAGATTTTATTATGCATGCGATAATAATATTGCCGCACCCTCACATTGGGAGGATCTTTATATTGGTAGTTGGAGAACAAGGGATGATGCATATGATTTAGCAGTACGCGATTTAAACGATTATATTCATCAAGGTTTTTTTAATAACAGTACATTAAGCGCAAATGTTTTACATACTGCATATATGCAAATATTAGATAATTCAAACCGCTATGTATTTATCTCAAATATTACAATGAATAATTTATCGAACGCTTCAATAACACCAACCCAATTAAATAGTTTAGTATCTAGTGATGTAAATGTAACTGAATTTTATAAAGGATATACAGATTCTCTTAGAAACATGAGTAATATAATTCAGAAAAATTTATCTGGTGGAACAAACCAGACTATTTATAATAACATTATGACTTATATAAGAGCTATTGATGTCGCATCAAATGCAATACGTGATTGGCGTTATAATTTAGGAAACATTACTACTAATAATCAATACACACTTGTGGGATGTACGCATATTGATGGAACTGGTTCAACAGCAATGAATCCAGATGTAGTGGGCCTTGAAACAGAATCAAGATATCGTTGTAATTTTGATGTAAAACCATATTTAGTAAGTTGTAGTGGTATCAACATGTCAATATCTAAATGTATAGATGCTTCAAATGTAGAATTAGTTATATATAAGTATTTATTACAGAATCCTACAAAACGTATTAAGACTATCAATAGTATAAAAGCAAAAGGAGTAAATTGTTGTGAATTTGTGTGGGATGAAGTGACAATGGACCTTACAACAAAGAGTGAAACAAATTTAAAAAGGAATGTGAATACACAAATATTATATCAACAGGATTTATCATCTTGTAGTTTTAACTTACCTCCACCTACATTAATAGGCTCTACATCGAATCATTTGTTCGGCTCACAAACTGGAACTACTGCGCCAATTTCTGCTCCACCAACATCTTTAAAAATGTTTAAAAATCCTGTTGTAAATTCAAGTGACCCAAATTATGGGAACTATACAACTTTAGAATATAAACCAGCAAAATTCAAATATCCGAGATTCACGCCCCCGATAACTACACCAACTAGTTTTGTAGAGTCAAATGTTGATTATATCCCTCGCTTTGATCCCGCAACATTTACACCTATGAGAGATTTAGTTCGTCCCAAAAAACCAATACGTGTTTTTTATCCTGGTGAAGACGAGAAAACTTTAGGAAATTACAGTAATAATTATTGTAGCGATCCACAAATGTTACAAAGATTTCTTTTATCCTACAATGGCGATTCAAATAATACTAATAAGATTACAACAATAGTTCGTACATACACATCTAGTTCAAATACATGTGACATGGAAGTTGATGTTCTAGAAAAACCTACAAATCATCTCAAAAGAGTAACAATGACAATGAATATGAGAGAAGGGTTTCAAAGTCCTGGCAGCAACACTCGTCCATTTAGATACGAATCGATAAATTCAAGCGGTACTGGATTAAATATTAATACAACTACAGATTCTCTTAGTAATCCATATGAAGGTGGTGTAAGTTTTGGGGACCCATACTTACGTAGTTTTCAAAGTGAAGTAGTTCCACTTACTTCATATTTTAATGATAATTTAATTAAAGATTTTACAAATAAAACAAAAACTCTTCGTAATAATACGAATCGACTACTCGTTGGATTAACTGGAATAAGACATTTAGGAGGACCATCATGTAGCACAAAATGTCAAGATAGAGAAGTTGTCCAACGTATTATTGAACAATATAATAAAGATGGCGCAGCTTCTACTAGATTTAAGGCGGAACAAGACTCTGTATTACAGGTTCTAAATTCTGCTACAAATTCTTCAAATACTTGCCATGTATTAATACAAAATAAAAAAGAATTTTATAACGATTTGTACGCTGGTAATACAGATATTAACTATCAAACTGAAAATAGACTAGCATTTAAAAAAGTTCAGATGGCAGATGCTGGTAACTGTACATTCTATCCAGTAGCCAATCAAATATATCAAGATATATCTGCTTCTGATTTAGCATTAAGTTCTTCTAGTAATTTTAATACATATATTACTCCTAAAAGATCAGGCTGCCCTGTAGTAAATTGTGGAGACTCTGCATTATATAGACCGGCAATGGAAGATTATATGAATAAGACTGGTAATCCTATAATACAATCAAATGTATTTGTTACAATTGGTCCTAATAAATGTGACTATTTAATTAAAACTGATATTCAACTATCTAATGGCTCTATGTTATCAGAACTTAGTGAAGATAGTGAAGATATTTTAGATATGGATTATGTATTAAGAGTTTCATATGATTCTCCAATATATACAGCAAACTCATCATCAAATTGTATAGCTGATATAAATTATCGCTATTCATACAGACCAAATAATTTTGTATTACAAACTCCAGAAGATTTATCTGATTTTCTAGATAACCCAGAATATTATGAAGTTGTTGATTCAAACAGCACAACTACATCACCATTATTAAGTGATATACAAGGTATACCAGCCATATACAAAGGTACCATTCGTTCATAATTTATAAATATTTAGTAGGTAAATGTTGTTATTAATATTATTAATAATTTTAATATTATTAACAATTTTAATTGTAAATACAGGGATGTCAGAAACATTTCAAGTTGATACTTCAAATGAATTTACGCGTGCTTGTAATGAAATAAATACTAAACGTTTGTTTTTAAGAAGTTATATTCAAAGACTACGATCGCCCGTTCAAGATTTAAGTGCTACACTCCTTAGCGGTTATTATGGCAAAAAAGAAAATATGAAGTATCAAAACCAATTTACACAAACATGTCTTAATAATGGCATAAATGAGCCGTGTAAAAAACTTGCATCTGTTGATATTTATAGTTTTCAAGTTTTACCAGATATATCATTGTTTTACAGAAATTTATTAATTGGGGGAATAGATATTGATAATCTTCTACAGCAATTAAATTTCTACGCAGAATTATTAAATTGTCCTCATGACCCTAATAGTAACGCTACTAAAGATACTTCTGGCAATGAAGTATTTGATAATAGCCGCGATATAGGACAAGTTAATATTGGTGGTCTAGCATATGAATTAGAAAAATTATCACCATATTATCTATCTCCGGATGTAGTTGAGTTTTTACTTAAGTTCTTAATATCTCAAGAAGAACTTAATAATCTTAATTTTACATCAGCAGATTATGTAAAGCAACAAAAGAGTATAATGTCTAAAGTGGAATGTTTATATGGTGTAAATCCAAGTGCATGTTAATATATATATATATAGGTATAAAGATAAATTATTGTTATAAGCAAAGATTAGGATGAAAGGAAGTTCAATATTCCAATTATTATTTGGAATAATACTTTTTGGATTAGCATATTATTTTCTAAAATATAGATCTGAAGAAGGATTTCAAGTTTCTGACTTACCATATGAATTATCTGATATGTTTTTAGATAATACATTAAATCCAGTAGTTGCTGATTTTACATCATATGGTTATAATTTAGATATAATATATAATTTTTTAAATTTTATTACTAATTCTAATAATTATGCGAAACCGAAAATATATCGAGAGATAGGATATGGTATTTCAGGAGGTTATTGGACTTTGAATACACGTGAATTCAAAAATGTGAGTGATACAATAATGGTTTATGGACCCAAACAAGAAAGCAAATTTCGGAAGAACTTTAATATATGGGATTCGGCAGGACTAAGCACAAAAATTAATCCTACAAATTATTTAGCAAGTAATTGGTATAGTGTAAGCAATAATAATGATATCAATAGTGGTTATAAATTTGTAGCTAATTATCCTGGCTATAGTGATTTTGTAATAAATATGACGAATCCAAATCTACAAAAGCTACGTTTATATGTATATGGAACATTTTGTAATTATCATTCAAATGATTTTCAAGAATCTATTCATTGGGGTAGTGCTTTAAATTTTAGTAATATCACTAATATAGATTCCTATTTAAATATAGCACATGATGATATTTATTTTAATGGCTCTGATGTATCGTATAGTTACGGTAGTTTTTACCCTGAATTAGTATCTCGTGGCGGCGCACAAGCATATTTATATGATTTAAATGTTGCTAATAATTTGAGTAATACAATTTATAAATGGCTTCGAAATGATAGATTAAATACAATTAAAAGACCTAGTTTTAGTGCACCTAATAATATTACCATAACAATACCCCGTTATCATCCTAATGGAACAACAACAAATACTATAAAGAACGTTGCTTATTATACTATTGGTTTACCCCAGGATGTACGATACGAAGACTTACAGCAACTATTTGTAGGTAAAATTACACCTAGAATTTTGGGAAAGATGCCAAATATTATGCGTCGTTATGTTACAAGCTGGGCATATAACAGAACTCAGAGAACTCTTGATGCTCGATTGGGTGATCCAAATTTACGTTGGTATAATGATGGGACTGTTTATAATATACAAAAAGCTGCGTATTTATTAACATTAGCAACAAATAATTTGCAAAAAGCAATACTTGACAATAATAGACTACTTGCAGCCTCATGGTCAAATTATCTAACAAAATATTTATATACTAATATGACTGCCACTAGTAATGCTGGGTGGTGCGATAACACAGCGATAAATGAAATGCAAAATAGGGATTGTATTCCTATAACAATGGATGGAATTGGAGTATTAGACTCAAATTCATTTAGTCCAAATTATAATATAAATATATTAGCAACAGTTGCATTGTTTGGAAAATATAATGATGCAACATATGGAAAAGCAACACAAGTTGTATATAGTAAGAATTTAAACCGTTATTGGGCTGGAAGAGGTCCTATATCAACCACAGACCCTGCTAATACTAGTCATTTCTATTACACTATAAATACAACAGCAGCAAACCCAAATCATTCCTATAAGACATCAGGCAATACATGGGATTTAAATGATAATACTATAATTTTAATGACATCAGATTTTAAAGCGAATATGTCTAAATTATTGCCAGATTATGGTATGGCGTCTACTATTAATATTCTTGACAATAAAATGTTAGATTCTATAGCACAAAGTTTCTATGAATATTCTGATGGTCTATTTGAAGTTACTAATATATATGATTTATATCTTGTTGGCTCAAATATGATGGATATTCGCTTTGATAAAAAACAAAGACTTGCGCCAAACACATATATTAATTTACGCAATCAATATATTCCTCAAATTAACGAATATAATAAATTATTAGATATATATAATAATGGAACATGGGTAGAAACATATTCAAATATTAAAGATTTACAATCTAATATATCAACATCATTAAAGAGACTTGACCCTGTATTAAATCCTATCTATGCAGTAAACAATGCAAATCCTAATACACTTCGCGCTCAGATTGATTCACTAACTACATCGAATATTAGTCTTCAAAGAGAGATTGATATTGCGACATTAACTACTGCTTCACGAATATCTAGTTTTAATGCTACTAGTAATACACAAGGATTGAGTGATTTTTTAATGTCAGGGACTTCAGCGCAAGAATTAGCAGATTTAAACTCGAAACTCGAAAATAACACGAATACTATAAATAAATTATCACAGGATATTGATGGCATTGAAACGAATGTTGCCCGTGTATTCTTCACTATGACTAGTAGTAGTAATCTTATTATAAATGGTATTGCATTAGGTCCTAATGCAGCGCTTACATATAATCTAAAATATTCTGGTGGATTACAATTGGATATGGGTCAAAGTTTAGGAAATGTAAATTATTCTCCAACAATTATATATACAAAAAATGTAATACCTAATATTAATCCTTCTAATATTGATTTTATTAAGCAAGCCGCACAACTTTATATGGATGGAATAACAACAACGTTATCATCATTTACAAGAAATATATACAGAAATAGTAATGGGAGTGTTCGTGTAGATAGAGTATATGGATTTAGTAAATTAGATGATACTACATGCGGATTTACATGGCAAGAATCTCAATATGATTTTTACACAAATAAACCAAATGTGCGAAGAATTGTAGATGTAGCACTAAAGTTTGCTTTTGATAATATTGAATATCAGAATCCTCAAATATATATTGATAATAATGTATCAAATATATATTTAAGTTCTTCTAATATTGCGTCACAATATTCTCAAGTAAATTCTGCAAATATTCAAACATATAATACTAAAATTATAAGCTTACAAAATGATATACGTTCATTACAAATTTTTAATTCAAATATAGTGGATACATTATCGAATTACTTAGTTTCTAACATTGTTGGGCATCAAGTTTTTAATCGTAGTATGTCTTATGAATCCAATGTATTTAATCCAGCATATGGTAATAGTTTTGATTCTAATTTTCCTAATATAAGATATAAAAATTATTATATGGTTGAATTATTTAATTTAACTAGAAGACCATTTACTTTTGACAATATGAAAGAATATTTATTAACAACCAATACTATACCTGAAGGGCCTACACCTAGTAATGTATATTCTATGCCAGAACCTATAGATTTAAGTAATTTTGATAATTTAAATTTAACGAGACCATTTGTAGATAGTTCTCTTTATCCAGTATGGTCAAACACAATTGAATATCGCAGAGGTAATCTTGTTAAATTTAATTCTAACTATTATATTGCAAAAGCTGATAATACAAACGTTCGTCCAAATAGTACTGCTATTACATCAGTATCAAGACCTGATGCGGAAGGACCTTTATATTGGGCAATAGGATATCCTGAAATTAGTTATGCAATTACAAATGCATTTCCTACTAATACTATAAAAGATAGAATCGATGCAATGTTACTTCGTAATAAGACTTCTAGTGGTGGCGGATATTTATATACCAATTTAGCAAATAGAGGAGGATGGAGGCCTCCCAACCAAACTAGCATGGTATATGGAAATAGTTATACAGAATACTTAAGTATAGGCACACCTGATACAAGAAAAGTGATAACTAATAAAATTTTAAATTACCGTCTAAATTTAGATAATTTATATCAAACATATAATAAAAATTTATATAGAATTAATTTAAAAACAACAGAAATTAGTAATATAAATAATGCTATCACAGGTATAAGTAATTTGGATAATAATATCAGTAATACATATGTTAATGGGGCATTCAAATTTGGTATTTTAGTAAATTCTAGTAATACCCCTTTTACATTAGTTAATTATCTAACCGAATACAATACTGAAGTATATTACCCCCCATTTGAGAGTATAAGTAATGCACGAGTTCTAAATCAATATTCTAACGCAAGAACTTTACTTGGTAGTATGCCAATGCCACGCGCGGGCTCGTACTGGAGTGGGTTTCGAAATGTAATGGATTATGTTTATAGAGATAATAATTTAAATGAAGTATTATCTGCTTATGGCCAGGATTATGTAAATATTGTTCTTAAAACAAGAGCATTAGGTGTTCCAAATGATACGGACCTAAATATATTGAATACTAAAATGTCAAATCTAAATGTTTCAAATGCATATATAGTTATACCATGGCAGCCACAAGAAGAAGAAACTCTAGATAATAATGATGGAGCATGTCCAGCAAATATGGTTTGTGGAAATGCTCAAGTAATGAATCAACTAATGGACTCATATAATTTAGATTCAAATAATAATGATAAAATTCTTCGCATATTAAAAGCATTTACACCAAATGCATTTCAATGCGATTACTCTGTTGAAATGACAGATAGCAACCGCAGAATAAAGAAAGGCACAATTAGTTTCGAAGTTGCACAAGACATTGAAAATTGTTCTTACGTTATTTCATCAAATTCTGGATTTAATACTGGATATTATATTCTGGATAAAATTAAAAATGTAAAGGATTCTAGTACAGATATATCTGGATACCAGTATATAACTACAAATTTGAAAGATTTTGCTAATAATGTACAATCATTAATTAGTCCATTAACAACAAGTGCTGCCGCTTCATGGAGAAAAATGTCTAATGCAGTAACTAATTCTCGCGCATTAACCTATACATCACTCGGTAAATTAAATACTATATCGAATATAGAATCATGTCAAAATCTAAATTATGATAGATTATCTAATATGTTTATGAATGACGAAAATTTCTTATATTCTATTTTTGATGCATATCCTTATGTAGATTCTCATATAAATAAAATTTTAAGATTTGGTATAACTGCTAGTAATATGATAGAAATAGCGTTTGAAAAGATTAATTTAGCAGTAAATAGTAATATAATTGTTCAAACATCTAGAGTTACTGCTGGCGCATTATACAGAATAATAGAAGGAACACTGGGGTATTGTGATTATAAAGCAGAATTTGTTAGAGATTCTGCGCCATCAATAACAGGTTCTATAAATTATAGCAATGAATATAATGGAGGCTTAGGATATTCGCGTATATACAATGATATCAATATATTGAATCCTAGAGAAATATTAAAAGTAAATCCTGTAAGTAAAAAAGTTATACAAACAATATTGTATGCTGTAGAACAAGATAGAAGCATAGTTCATATTGATGATTCGCGAAAAGAAGCATCTCAACAAAGGAGACTACATTTACATATTAATCGTATTCAACAATATGAATTTATTAATCCAAGAACAGTAGCATATACTGTTTTTGCATCTGCTGTCAGTCATCCTAATGATTCGTTTGATAGAGTAAGTTCAAATTATAACAATCCTACGTATACATCACTAACAAATGATTCAATGTGGTTGTCATATTCGCGTCGTCAGATTACAAATATGAAATTTTTACTTCTAATAAATTTTGCAAAAAGTTCAGCATATAATGTATTTAATATAGATAGTATGATATTTTCACCTTTTAATGATAATGGCAATAATAATACAAGTAGATATCCTGTTAGTATTACAAATCGTAACACATTTCCACCTACTGGTTATTTTACACAAGTGCCAAATGCTATTACAGAAATACCAAATAATTTCGTATTAACGAATCCAATAGATTTTAATAGCACATATATTAAAAGATTATCTGGGCTGCCAAACATAGCATCATTTAGAGTAGATCCTCTAAATAATAATGTTTGCGAATACTATCTAAATTTAGGAAATTATCCAATAGAAAGAAAATATTTTAAAGTTACATATTATACAGATAATTGGTTTGTACCATCTTCATCAAATGTTGCAATATATTCAATAGTGCCGGCAACAATAGAGAACTCATTGTTTAATCCTAATATTACAGGGGTTGATAGAAATACATTATTAAACATGTTTAAGTCATATTATGAAAGTAAATATACAGATGCAACTATTGCTAATTTTCACACAGTAGATTCAGTAATAAATAATAATTTAACTGCGAGTATGTCAATTATATATTATGATAGCATGAGTAATTATGATAATTCAAGAACTCCAAGTATTAAAGAATTTAATAACGAAAAATTTTTTAAGATTTATTACTATCAAGAACCTAGTAGCGATTGGTCAGAAAAACTTGCTTATAAAGTAGGCTCAATTGTTTATTATAATTCATTATATTATACTGCGAGGTTTGGAAATACGAATGTTATACCAAATAGTACTCAACTTGTAAGATATGGCGGTAATATGGTAGAACAAGGTCAATTATATTGGGGGACAGGTGTTGTTTCTGATCCAACTCTCAATAAACTTACAGTATATACATTTACTGAAGTACCTAGATTATCAAATGCTACAAATTTTACATATATCAATAGTACATCAATACCTACTAAAAATTATTATCTTGATAATATTCTATGGCAGTATATACGTTTTACACCAATACTTGATAATCCTGCGGGTCGTATTTCAGATTTTACACAAGCATCATTTAGAGCTCTAGATAATATGGGAAGAATATTGCCATACACTGGCCCTACTTATCAATTAAGTCAGTTTGAATTATATAAAAATAATACAAAACTCAATATTAACACAAATGAGTTATATTCAAATATATTTAATTATAATAATGTAAATGTTTCTAACAGTTCTAATGTTCTATATTATGAAGCACGGTATTATGATAGAAATCCCATATATTATGTTTTTAATGGTCAGAATAGTCGGGTTACTAGTTATGGGCCTATATTTCAAAATCCTATCAATATAAGTTTTGTACAACCTACAAATTTCAATGGATTTTCATTTACAACTGGTAAAACTATGAGTAAAAATTTCCCCAATTGGAAAATTGAAGCCTCTACAGATAAGTCCACTTGGGTAACATTAATGGAAAATAGTAATGTTAGATATTCTCGGCAACCATTTTATAGAACAAATGTATATAATTTTATAGATGATATACCAAATTATACTTTATCCCAAAATCCATACTATAAACTAACGCTTTACGAATGTGCAGCAGCAATTGCCGGCGATTCATTATTGATACGTAATTTATATAATTCTTATACTCTTGGAAATTTTAATAATGATATGACAACTGCTTTTTCAGATTACCCTAAAGCATTAAGATTACAAAATTTATCTTTAGTATATTTTTATCAAGATTCAGAGAATAATATTGTATATCACATATTAAAGACTAGAAATTTAAGAGAAAATACTGATGTATATTTCTTATATTATTTAGATAGTTTCATTGTCGAAAATGGTTGCGCAAGTTTAACTTCTTCTGAACCAACGTACTTATCAAATATTTCACCTAATGTTATAACAAAACTTAATGCAAATAATTCTAATTGTTCAAGCTGGAGTTCCAGTAACGATTGTATGTTCTATACTAAATTTACACAAACAACAATGACAAATGTCTTTACAGGTACAACAAGTAATATATTTAATAAAGCAAAATTTTGTTCTAATTATCATGAAAATGCTCTACTTGATATTATTAGTGAATACGTAGGGGGAAATGAGAGTGTTCGATTTGATATATCATATGAAATACGCTATAAGAAAACTGATACAGCAACAAATAGTTATTCATATATTATAGATAATTTATATTATAGAAAGATATATCTTTTAAATGATTTAGATTATTATGGAAAAATATACTATACTGAAGAAATGCCTATAGATACAATTGTTAATCGATATGTAACCTCAAATATTACTATAGCGGCCAGTAATTTACCTTACACCAATTTAGGCACATATGAAATTAAAATGAATCTAGCAACTTCCAATGATATGTTATTTGAATGCGTTACAAATACTGATGATTTAACATTCTTAAATTCTTCAAATTACACTGTAAATATGATAAATATATCTTCTTCAAATATTGTAACATACGCATCTATCAATAACTTTATATTACTTGGCACACCAATACAAGATACCATATATAATGGTCTTCATATGAGTAATATGGAAACAAAATTTAATCCATTTAATTATGTATCGAATATTAAAAATAATTGTGGAGGTCCTGGTGGAATTAATTATACTAATTCTAATATCTTAGAATTAAAGGAGCAAGTTCAAGTAACTGATGAAGATGGTGGTATTTACAATATAAACATTAAAAATCGCAGTATATTTAATAGTGATATTGTAAATACTTTGAGTAACACTTATAATTTGAATTTAAATAGTGATACAGACCCATATATAGCGTATGGCAAAGAAGATTCAAATGATTCTTTTAAATATTACTATATTGTGTGTATACCTGGTACTGATATTACAACCTCTAGTGATAGAGTAGTCTATGCTGAATATTCCATTAAATTCTTTTATGGAAGTAATTCAACGCGCAATTATTCTAATATTGCGTTTTATGGAAATTTAGAAGATCCTGAATGTAATCATTTGAATAGAACAATAACATTTTTAAATTTATATACTCAAACAAGTGTTAATACGCGTATAACAATAGGAAACTACCAAGAATATGGAAGAGTAGCACAATATACTATTTGTTCAAATTATATTAATACTACATACAATGGACTAAATGATTTTACAACTTCACCACCATCGTTTTATACTAAATTATTATACACAAAGGATAGAACAAGACTATACTTTAAAAAAGACTTTGTGTATATCACTTACAATCTAGGAAACTTAAAAAATCCAGAAATAAGAGAATATTCAGTAAACATAAATTCAATTATTAATTGTAGTAATATAGATTTTACATTTGATTACAGGAGAAATTTGACATATAATCAATTAAGTAATTTACCAAATGAAGGTTATATACAATATTACAATTTCCCAGCATTAAATACTCGTCAAGAATTAAGTAATTCTGGTATAACATATAGCAATATATTATCTAATTTTGGAGGTTATCAAACTGTTTATAGTCAACAGTATGGAAATATATTTTCTCAATACATGTATTACGACCCTATGAATATTGATTTCTACAATTTACAAAATATTTATGATTCTTATATGAATCAAACTTTTGAATCATATATCAATTTACAAAATCTTGATATTGATTTAGAGAATATAGAATCACGTACTGTTGCATATACCAAATATGAATATAAAAATGGAGTATCTATTTTTTCTTTTCTTGTAGCATTAGATGGGATTAGTAAAACATTAACCGATGATGCTGGTAGTCCATTAGCTGTTTCACCTGTAATTGATTATTCTATATATGTATTTTACAATTCAAGTAATTCTACAATTCCATACTGTGGAATAGAAATAAATAATTCTAATATTGATACTAATCTAAATACATACTCAATAAGCAATTCGTATATTGAAAATACCATAGGTATACCAGAATCTACTAGAATGAGGCTGTATGGTCTTGATGCTAGAACCCCATTATTTATAAATACAGTGAATAGTGCCTTATCCAATTTGAGATATAATGCAACATATCAAAATAATATTTTCACAATACAACATATATACACCGATTCTACAAATTTGCAAAATAAATATCTAGCAACTTATTGGCCTCCAGATACATTAATAACACTTGATGGGTTAATAGGAACTTCTCCACTTGGATATCTTGGATATACAATTACATTAAGTAATATTCTCTCAAGTAGTAACTATAGCTACTCTTTGAATAGTATTCCTGAAGAATATGCGGCGGATTTTGCTACTACTGGTTGGAGCAATGGGATGACAGGAAAATTCTATAAAAATGGAGTTCTAACAAATACGAATATAAGAGAACTTTCTTATAATGCAACCAATTGTTTTAATTATTATACTGCGACAAATAGCGATATTGTTTCTTTTCTTTTTAGTGGATTAGATGTTAATCAATTTTCTGTTACTCTAAATGGCGATCCTGTAGATTTAACTGAAGGAACTGGATTACCCTTAGGGATATATGCATATAAAAAAACTCTAAGCAATTTTACTTATATTCTTCATTATAGACCTGGAAGTATCAATTATTATCCTATAGTTCAAATTAGTCTAGCAGATTCTAGTGATTTTACAGCAACAAGTTGTACGGACTTTTTTACAACTTTTACATCCGCTAATGGTACATCTCTAGTAAATCTAGTATATATTTCTGGCAGTATCCCATCAGGTACTAGATCTACTTATGCGACAACAAATGGATATACAATAAACTATATCGCAAATACTCCTTCTGGCTTTCAAGATTATAATCCAAGCGAATCATTTGCCGACTATCACATAAGAGACCCTATCAAAAAGAAAATAGAAACATACACATATTTTTCTTTAACTGCAACAAATAATTTTAGAGTAAATGAGTTTACACTATATACAATTAGAGATTCTAAACTACCAACTACACTGGTAAAAACAGATGTTAATAGTATTATAGTCGAGAATCCTAGAAACTCAGTTATAGTTGGTTATTCGTTCATTACAAATTCTATTTCACCAATATATGATCCCAAAGAATGGATTCTCAAAGGTACCAACGACGGGCGCAATTGGACAACTTTAGATTCTAAAAAACTCGGAAAAGTTCTAACACGGAACTATCAATTACCACTGTTATATCTAAATGGAAGAAGCAAGGTGCTACCACAGCCAGTAAGTAGATTAGAAGAAAAGGTCGTTGAGCAAGATTATAGTATAGATAAATCAATGCTTGTAAAATACTATAAACAAAGAATTAACCCATCTATTATGCCAGATTATAAGAAATTTATGTATGATAGAAATAATAAAATACATTACTTTTTACATGACACATACGATTTGAATAAGAATTTAGTTGAAAAGAATGTAATTATAGGGTTTATATTACAAGATAACAAAGTGAAGAAACCAATTCTGTACGAGAACGAAGATGGAACCCAAGTTTCTTTTGATTTGACAAAGAACCACATGAAACAATTCTGGGAAAAGAATATTATGTTACCTTTGGTGTTTCAAGACTTTTAGATGCGTCCGGATAAAATATAAGACACTAGTAGATGAACAGAAAATATAAAGGGGCTGGCTGCGGATGTGGTGCTTCAAGGTCTTTAGGATTTCCTCAAACTGGAGGGCAAGAAAATGGTATGACTGGATTTTCTAGTAATGGTGGAATATTTAAAAATAATAGTAGTATGGGAACTAGTGGAAATAGTGTAAATATGGTACCTCAAAGAAAAAGGCAACGGGCTACTAAAATGAAAGAGGCTAATCAACCTATGAATCAACAACCTATGACAGGTGGCCAGACTGTGTTAAATTCTGCTAGAAAACTTTTTAATATTCCACCCACTGAAACACCTCTAACTGCTACTACAGGACCCAATACCTCATATCCTGTAACTACAAATGTAGTAAGTAACCCACCTCCACCTCCCACTTTACCAACTCCCAATGTTGCTACATCATTACCATCAACGCCTGTTGCTAATTCTAGTGTTCCTAATTCTAGTGTTCCTAATTCTAGTGTTCCTAATTCTAGTCTTGCTAGTGTTGCTAATACAAATACCCTCGAGGCTGCAACTGGTTTCTTTAATAGTTTAGCTAAACTAAATCCTTTTGGATCAAAACAAGGATCAAATGTTCAACAGGAAATATCTGGAGGACGTAGAACTAAACGTAACAAGACAAAGAAGTCTAAGAAGTCTAAGAAATCTAAATCTCGTCGTTAAATAGGTAAATGGTATACTACGCAATACCCTCATATAATAGACCAGATGGTCTCTATAAAAAAACACTAACAATTCTAAAAGATTATAATATACCAGCAAAAGATATTACAATTTTTCTACATTCAAATGAAGATAAAGAATCCTACGAATCTGTAATACCAAAAGATATGTACGGGAAAATTATAGTTCATGGATTACCAAAAGGTATCGGTAAAGTTAGAAATTTTATAATGGACCATTATCCATTAAATACAGAATATGTTTCTCTTGATGATGATGTAACAGGGTTTTTAGAAGCTGTAAATACTAAATTAAAACCTATTAAAAGTTTTAAAGATTTAGTAACTAAAGCATTTAGTTTGTGTAAAAAGAATAAATTTACACTATGGGGATTATATCCAGTATGTAATGCGTTTTTTATGAAAGGCGATCCCATAACAACAGATTTACGTTTTATAGTGGGAGGATGTATGGGAATGATTAATAAAAGAAGACATGTCACTTTAAATCTGAAAGAAGATTATGAATTAACATTAATGTCAAATAAAAAAGATGGAGGTGTCATCCGTTTCAATACTATATGTGTAAAGCATAATACAAATTCAAAGAAAGGGGGTATAGGTCAAGACCAAAAAGAACGAGTGAATGAATATAAAAAAGCGGCTGCTTATTTAATGAAAGAATACCCAGAAAGTGTAATATTAAATAAAAAAAGAGAAGGAGAAATTCTTTTGACACGCAAACAATCTGCGTCTAAGAATAAAACTTTAAAAAAGAAGCAAACATAATATGAGTGAAGATGTTAAAAATTTACGCACCCGGTGTGGATATATACCAAGTGAGTGTATTCAAACATTTGAGAAAAACTTAATGGATACTGGAGGAGTAGCGCTCGGTAAATCGTTACATTTTGGGATTGATTTAATTGTAAGTGGTGGTCTAAATTCTTTCTTTAAAATTGTATGGAATTATGCATTAAATCATATTAATATCGGCTCAGTACGTATCTTCATGTATCTAAAAAAACGTATGGGCGAGATAGATGAATTAATAAAAATATATCCCGATGAAACACTTTATAATAATATAGACTTCCAACAAAAAATTGGAGAGATTATTCTTATTCTTCACGATGCCCCTAAAGTTCCTAAACTTACTTGGCCAAAAGTAGGCTCAGAAACACACGATGCTACATGGATAAAAAGTATATCTACTGCTACAGATACTGAAATTGTAAATAAAGTTTGGAAAGGCGATGGTGATTTAATAGTTTTAAGAATTGTTGGAAATCAGATTTGTAAAAATTTAGCAGAATATTCTTTGGAGCGAGTTTTATTCTGGATGAAATGGACTTATGAAGAAGAGACAAGACTTAAAAAAGAAAATTCTAAGAGTTCTCTTACAACTGTTAATAGGTCAAATGGTAAGAATGGAAATGATGTATCCTATTATTTTTTATCTTTATTCGCAGAATTCTATAAAGAGTTAGCCAAAAAACAACAAATAAGAATGCATGAAGAATTTCAATATATTATTGAAGTATTTAAATCAAATGATGCTCGTTTTACAGCAACATTTAAAAAGAATTTATTGGGGTTATGCGCAAGAATATTATGTGAAGTTCCACGATGGAAAATTCCGGCAGCAACTACATTAATTAAAGACCCGATTGTATTATCAAGATCAGTATCTCAAACACCAAAGTTCTTTACAGAAGTTCTTCAATACCCTTCTGTATCTTCAACCAATTTACAGAAATTATTAAAGAATAAAGGGAAAGTTGAAAAAACTAAGAAAAAGTTATCTATGGAAGAACAGTTTGACGCTTTTGATAAAGCAATGGAGGTTTATATGATGAAATAAATAGTATAAAATAAAATACAAATTGACTAATAGATGGTATTAGGATTTGGTAAATTACCCTCATTTTCTACAAAATCAGGTGCAGTAGGTGAAACACTAGCAGCTGCTAGTTTAGCTGGACAAGGACCAACAGGTGTTGCTACAGCATATGTAGCAAGTAAGACTGGCGTACCTATGAGTACTGCATCTAAATTAAGTACATGGTTTAGGAATAATTGGCTAAAATTCAAAAACTTTACTAGTCAGTTATTTTCAATACCTTATACTGCCCCATGGAAAATACTAACATGGGCTATATTATTTGGAGTACTAGTAGTTATAATTCTTTTTGCTACTAAAACAATATCAATACAAGGGTTTGAAAATCCAAATATTGTAATAGATGCTGCAGATGCTTCAAGACGCGTAGATAAATTAATAGTGAACAGCACAGAGAATCATGAGAATAGTGACGACTATAAGTTTATAAATTTACAACCACTATGCTTCAAACAAGCTTCTTATTTAGGAAATAATGTGTTTGATTCTAACTCTGCAATACTTGAGCAATTACGTCTAGGAAGCCGTTTCTTCTTTTTACAAATTGATTATCTCGAATCAGATAATCTTGATAAAAGTTTATTTGGTAAAACTTATGAACCAGTTCTTATATGGAAGAAAGATAATAATAATTTAATTTCTAAAAATTCTGCTTCATTACAAAGTACATTTCAATCAATCTTAACCAACTATAACAATGATTCTATACCATTTCATAATTATCCAATTGTTATTATGTTACATTTTATTCGCTTACCATCTGATTCGACTGATACATATATGAATAAAGTATCTGATGCATTAAAAATATTTAAAGATGTAAGAATTACAGGATTTGCAAAAGCAAATAAAGAACCAGATTTATTTAATAATAAATTTTCTGATTTCAATAAACAAATAATAATTGGTACAAATATTAATACAACTCTAAAAGAAAGACTAGAATTAAATAAAAAAATACATTTTCGTTATTATGTAAAAGAAACAGAAACGGTGAACGCAACATCTGTTGCTGCTGATAATTCTGTAAATGCGTATATATATAATGCTGATACATTGTTGAATAAGAAAGCAACAGAAGAAGATAGATTTACAGAACTTCATATGAATAAATTTGTAATTGTAAAGCCGAGTAACGAACAGAATCTTACAAAAGATGAAGTAGATAGACTATTAAATAAATTCAAAGTAAATCTTGTATTACATGATTATTTCTCTGACGGATTAGATAATTCAAAGGGAATCTTTGGTTTATATAATAATTCATGCTATAAGATAAAAACTATAACTTAATTAGGTATGGAAGAAGATATTCATAATTCTAGCTTAGAACAAAAACTTCCTAAAGACAAACTTATAGAAACCCGATTAAAGAAAGCAGTAGAAAAAGCGGAAGAAATATTAAATTATGAATCCGCACATGATTCTGAAATATTACATGCATTAGATATTGTTAAAGATTTTATTGCTAGGAGAAAACGCATTTGTTATGGTGGAACTGCGATGAATGCTCTCTTACCTCCAAAACATAAATTTTATAGCCCAGATTATGATCTTCCCGATTACGATTTTTTAACTCCCGATGGAGATAATGATGTACAAGAATTAGTAAATTCTTTAAAACAAGCTGGTTATAATGATGTATATAATCGCGTTGGTGTACATGAAGGAACTAAAAAAATTCTAGTAAACTATATTGCTGTTGCAGATATTACAGAAATTAATGAAGATATTTATTATACATTTTTAAAGAATTCTAAAGTAATTGATGGAGTTCATTATACAAATGAAAATATGTTAAGAATGATGATGTATTTAGAATTAAGTCGTCCTCGTGGAGAAGTAGAGCGTTGGGAGAAAGTATTTAAAAGAGTTCAGTTATTAAATAAACATTTCCCTACAAAACCATGTTCTAAAGTTCATTACCAGAAACCTGTATCTGGAAAAGATAAAGTTTTAGAGTTTGTTATTACTCGTCAAAAAGTTTTAGCAAATTTAGATTTAGAGAGTTTGTATAAGCGCTCATTAACAACAAAGAATCTAACCTATAAACTAAATAATTATGGCCCTCTATTGTTTTACAGTTCTAATATAAAAAAGGATGCATTTGATTTAAAACATAGTATGGAATCTGATAATTTAAAAATAATACATTATGCTGGAAAAGGAGATTATCTTCCAGCCAGAGTACATGTATTAAATAAAGGCGCTACACTTGCTATTATAATTCAAGAAACTGCTTGCCATTCTTATAATAATATTAAAACAGAAGATAATAGAACTCTACATATCGCTTCATTAGAAACATTAATTACATTACATTATTCTTTCCATTTTTTTAATAAACATGAGAAAACTTATATATGCGACATTGGTAAATGTATTAAAACACATGGGCTACTCGTTGGTTCTAAAATGACAATCTTTGAACCATTCCCGATTCATTGTACTGGTTATCAAAAAGGGTATCCGACACTATTAAGAGAAAAGGTTGTAAGAATAGAAAAAGAAAAGACGCATAAAAAGACTCCAAGAAAGAGTGCTACTTTAAAAAAATCTGTTAAAGTTAAATAATAGAATGGCAACAGAAGGAGGTAGAATAGCACATATATTATATGCCGCACAAAGATGCGCCATACAAGATAATTTAGCAAAAGCCCGTGCTTTTCAAGGAGCAGATAATTGTATATCATGTAAACCTAATTATTTGGGAAATACAAATGTTCCTTCCGAAAGCGCTTATTTAATATCTAAAACAAATTGTTATAATTTTGTTACTGCGCCAGTTGTTCCAGAATCTGTTAGAATAGCAAGAGTTCAACAAGAGATTCTAAATCAAGAAATAAATCCAATGAACTCTAATACAAGATTTATAGACTACGCGCCTATTCCAACTATTGTACCTTGCCCCCCAATTACATATTCAAATGGAAGCGTACCGGCGAGTTGTGTTTTACCAAATACTCCATTAAATCCTATTTTGCCAACATAAAAAAATATATAGTATTAGAATGTCTACCGCAAACCACGATTCTTCTTACATAACTCTTCGTAGACAACAAGCAGCCTTATACGCTTACAATAATGCCTTAAGAACAGCTCAAGATGCTAATAGAACTGTATTAACAGAGCAGCCTACTCTACAATCTGGTGCAGTAGTTGTAGACCGCAGACAAGGTGGATGTACTTGCTCTCAGACAAACGCATATACATTTGCTCCTACAAATGTTAATGGAGCCGGTCAATAAAAAAGTATCTCTTTTATTTTTTTTTAATTAGATAACATTTATTTAATTATGAATTTACTTCTTGACAACAGCCTTAACAACCTTCTTCACTGTAGTAGTCGTCGCCTTCTTAGGAACCGCGATAGGCTCTACAATATCAGCCTCATCGTCGTCCATAGTGGGAGGAGCAGCTACGGCTTTAGAAGGAGCTAGTGCGGCATCGTCATTTACCATCTCATCATCCTCATCATCTTCTGCGAGTGCAGAGAAACTGTTACTAGAAGTGGTGGCTACTGGTGCTGGTGCTGGTGCTGCAACACGGCTAGGGGTAGCAGATGAGATATCATCTTCATCACGGAAAGCAAATCCACGGATGCTCTCAGGGAGATGGTCAGCCTTAATCTGCATCGCCTTCCATGAAAGACCAAACTTAGAGCCAGCAAACCATACGCCAGTACACTGGATGAGCGAAGAGATAGTTGCGCCCTTTACGAGAATGTCTTCTAGAGGAATGTCAGAAAGTGGGCGTTTCTTCTCATCGTATACGGCAGTCTCAAACTTGCCATCACGCTGCTTCAGCTGAACCTTGAGAGTAGGAGGGTATGGCTTTACATTACCCTCTGCGTCCTTGGAGAAGCGAACAGAAGGAGTGTAGAACGCCTTGATAATCTCACGAGATAGGTTATCCTTGAACCATGACTTAGAGTTCTTAACACCCATGTCAATCATATACTCATCGAGAGCAGAGAAGGCATCATAAATCTGCTTTACTTTTACATTGTCACCATCATACCCCTTGAGAGATAGGTCAACAGAGTACTTGATAGGACCGGCCTTGTCAAATACACTCATACCATAAGGCACAGATAGACCAGATACCTGCATCATCATAGAGTGGCCTTCATAGTTGATATAGGCCTGCTTTGCGCCAGAATCCATAACCTTGATAGGCGCGATGGTAACATTAGAGGGCTTGAAATCCTTGGGGAACACAATAGCACTAGACATCTTTTTGAATACTAAATTTTACGGGCGACACAAATCAATTTTTTAGATTTTTTGCGGAAAAAAATATTTTTGAAAATTAGAAGATGTCTGGAAAAGCTTTAATTGTTATTGATTATCAGTACTGTTTCTTACCCGGTGGAAGTTTAGCTACAAATGTAGAGGGAAAATTTACCGGCGATAATACTGGCGCAAAGATGGCTAAAAAGATTGATGAATTAATTAAGGATAATCAATTTGATTCTGTTTATTTTACCAAAGATATGCATCATAAAGATAATAAGAGTTTTGCAAAATCTCATGGAAAAAATGTATATAGTAAGGCAGAAAATTTATATAAAAAACACTTTACAAATGATACTACAAAATATAGAAGATGGCTAGGACATGAAGAGCAGCATCATCAGCACGTACTATGGCCAGAACATTGTATTGATAAAAAATATAAAGAAGCTAATAAGAGTAATTCTGGAAAATATGGGTGTGATCTGGCATTTAGTTTAGAAAAATATGATGATGGGGAACAACCAGATGGTGTAACTTCTGATATTTATGAAATACATAAGGGGCATGAAGAAGATGTAGATTCATACAGTGCTATAGCAGATGCCCGTAAAGTGGCAACCCCATATATTGCTATTAAAAATGGGGTAAAATCAAATAATGAAGAAGATAAATTCTTGGAACATCTAAAAGATAAAAATTATAGTGATATTTATATTTGTGGTATTGCGCGTGACTTTTGTGTGCTATGGACTGGAATGGATTTACTAGATTTATTAATCTTTGAAAATGCAAAAAAGCCTGTAGAAACTAAAATACATTTTATATTCAATTTAACTCGCCCTGTATTTGAAACATCAAAAGATGATATTATGAAAAAAGTAAAAGTATTATTAGATCATGAAGATATCGAAAGAAAAGATATTGATAATTTTTTTATAATAGATAATTACAATGATAAAAGTAAAATTATTTCTGGCGGAAGAAAAAAGACTCGCAAGAATTGTAACAAAAAACACACTCATACCAGAAAATGTTTTTCTAAATCTAAGTAAGGAAAATGGCCATGTCTTATTCTGAACGCATGAGATACATTCAAGAAGAAGCAAACAAATATGTAGCAAGAAATAAAGTGCGTGATTCATCTGAATTAACTCTTATGAAACAAGCAAGAGCTACATCTACGACAGCTCCTCAGATTGTTAGTGCTGTTACAAATTTACATACAAATCAATTAATGCCTCCTTACCAAAATCAAGATAGTTGTGCGGCAAATGTAGTCTATACGGGTGTTGGAACTTCTAATGATTATACTGCTATTTTACAAGGGAAACAGAAATGTGCTATATGCTCTGATGATGACCCCGTGTTAAATCAATATATTATAAATGCCACACCTTGTTTTAATAGATATGAATTCCCATTTATTCAAAGTGTGTCATCCGCTCAAGTGTATTGTAAAGACTCTGGCTTTAATGTATTCTTTCCCCCAGGGCCTCCTCGATGTGCTGCTTCTACAAATATTTATTATACTCCATCTCATTAAATAATAGAAGCATAAATCCAAGGAAAAGCTTCTGCTACAGAATGATGAACGTAGCATAGACCCATTAATACATACATTACACCTAATGAAATATGTGCTTTATCTGTACTAGATGATACTAATTTTTGAATAATATTTAAATTAAGTTTTTTTAAATATTTTTCTTCTTTATCGTTAATTTCATCTGAAAAGTGTTTGAAGAGTCTATTTTTAGAATTAAATCCCGGAACAATTGCATTCTTTTCTTTCATAGTTAGTCCAAGTCTATAATTCCATATATCATATATTTTTTTATAAAATTTAATATGGTCATCTCTATCTAAATCATGAAACCAATCAGAATTTACAATATATCCAGATTCTTCCATTTTTGTAAATGCTTCTAATACATTCTGGTTCCAGATTTGATCGCTTGTAAAAGATGTATTATCACTATAAATTGTATTATACTTTCTGTGTTTTAACCATTGAATTCTCACTTTAATTTTTGTAAGAATTTCTGGAGTCAGAATATCTCTAGTATACGGATTCTGGACTTTCTTTGATTTTGATAATAGATAACTAAGAGTTCTAATATCAAACGCCCAAATATTTTTATTAATATCGTGAAAACTGAAAAAATATATTTTAGGAATAGTTTCCAAAGGTTCAAGACTATATAATTCTGTATTATTATTTGCCAGATTATAACAATTTCTTGCTGGACCTTGTCTTGAATATAGTTTTTTTAAAGAATATTTCTTCCAACACTTTTGAATAAGGCTAGCAGAAATATTTAATTGTGAAGAAAATCGAATAGGATTCTTTGCATGTTTTGAACAGTATTCTCCTAATACAACTTTATTAGGGCATTGTATATTTTTATAGTGTTTGCTTTTAATATTCATACAAGTTTCTTTGAAGATAGTCATCCGATCCTACTCCATCCGGACTTTTCTTTTGGAGTGTCAAATCTAATATTTGAATAGGATTTTAATATGAAACCTTTATTAAAATCATGTTTTCAAAAAAAAAAGTAAATATCCTATAATTACCTAAAAAAATTTACAAAAAAACGCAAAAAATATATAAAATTGATTTGAATACGGCATAAAATTATGTATTCGTGCGTTTTATAATGAGTTCTAATTCCTCATCCTCCGGTATAATGTCTGCCCCTGTTGCCACCAAGACCCCTCGTAGCGTCGCTAAGAAGGCTGTTGCCACCCCTGTCGCTGATGTAGCTGTTGCTTCTCCTTCCCCTGCTGCCGCCACCCCCGCTGTTGCCACCCCCGCTGTTGCAGTTGCACCCAAGGCCCGCCGCACCACTAAGGCCGCTGCATCCTCCACATCCGCTGCATCCCCTGTTGCTGCATCTTCTGCCGCCGCTGCCCCCGTCGTTGTGTCCTCTACCCCCGTCGAGGCCGCCACCACCGCCCCTGCGGCCCCCACGACCTCTCTCGACGATGACCTCCGCGCCGTTGCCGCCAACCTCAGCACTCTCCGCGAGACTGCTTCCACTCTGCTCGGCCAGGTCAAGAAGCTCGAGAAGCGTGTTCACCGCGAGATGAAGGATGCTCGCAAGCGCCGCCGTCGCGTGCGCCTTGACGAGAACGGCGTAGAGGTCAAGCGTGCTCCTTCCATCTTCGAGCGCCCTACTCAGGTCACTGCGGAGCTCCTCACCTTCCTTGCTCGCCCTGCCGGCACTCTGATGAGCCGCTCTGAGGTCACCAAGGCCGTGAACGAGTACGTCAAGGCCCACAGTCTGAAGAACAAGCATGACATCAAGCCTGATGCGCCTCTCCGTGCGCTCCTCGCCATTGGTGTCGATGAGCCTCTGACCTACTTCAACCTCCAGCGCTACCTCAACCGTCACTACGTGAAGGCGGCGCCTGTTGCGACCGCCTAAACTAAAAGGTTGAGTGGTTAAAGGATGAAACTTATAAAAAAATGAAATAAAAAATACTTAAACATATAAAAATATAAATAATTGTGATATGAATAGTATCACCACGCAAGGATGATCGAGTCGGTTAAGATGCAACTCTTAAGAAGTTGTGCGTAAAGCATCGTGGGTTCGAATCCCACTCCTTGCAATTTTTTTTATATTTTACTTGTTGTATTTTATACATAAAGTAAAATGTTATTATCTAACAAATCACTTCTTCATAAATGTACTAAACATATATAGGGCATATAAAGCCATTAATCCCCCAAGCGCATATAAACACGCATTGATAATAGCCAAATAATACATCATATCTCTAAATACAGATTCTGAGCATTTGCAATTGGCTTTCTTAATATCTTCAATGTATAATAGTGTTACAATTATATTAGTAATCATTAAGAGAGAAAGCCCAAATATGGCCGCTGGGTATTTCGTTAAAAACTTTGTAACTTTATCCGTAAATAGTTGAGGGACGCCAAATAATAAACTAAAAATAGTATAAGCAAAAATAAACGTGCGTTTACTATTCATAGCACATTCACAACCAATCGTTTGGAGATTATTGAGATAGTATATAATACAAGCCTGTAAAGACATGCCTATAAGCAGTGTAAGAATCGAAATAGTATGTGGTGCCATTCTAGTTCTACCAAATAATTTCTAAATCTTTTTCATAATAAGCATGTTGATTATCCCAGCGTACAGAAATAGCTTTAATATTTACTCCAGCTTCTAAAGCTTTTTTACACGCTTCTTTATAAGTAGCATCTAGCTTTGTTACGCAAAACTTTGATACATCATTGCGTTGAACAATAAATAATAAGGTACATTTGTTAGAATTAGCAAGATTTGTTAACTCTAATACATGTTTTAACGCACGCTCTGACAATGGCTCATTTGACACTTTACGCTTTCCAGCAGTAGTACAATAAGGGAAAATTGCTATTTTTTCATTATAACTAGGATTTTCTTTCAAATAAGTTTGAACTTCTTTTGTAGTACCGTCAATATAATCCGCAATAGGAACTGATTTTACTTCAATAATGAGTGTAGTATTGTCAGATTTAGCACTAAAATCAAACCGACAGTCGCCAAATGTTTTTTCTGGCACAATATCTGTTGTGTTAGGAACCAGTAATTGTTTTTTTAACATTTCATGTGCTATTTTATTTGCAACAAGAGGATGACAACCAATAAATACATTATTTTCTTCAATAAGATAAATTTCATGAGTTGATTGAACTTTTACTTTTGATTTTTCTTTTTTAAGAACCCATACAATTGAACCTTCTACAATATGGCCGCTACAACCAAGAGGAGCAGAATGACATAAATATTCTACATTATCAATAAGAATATCTGCTAAATAAGGTGACTTTACTTTTTTTGATGGGCGAGCAAGAACTTTTGCTTTAATAAGAGGTTTAGGAAGACTATATAGTATATTCATAGTGATAAAAAATTATTGTCACATATTTAATCAATTTTTTATTTATTATGAAATTTATATATATTTATCAATATTCCAAGGAATATCATTTGAAAGTTCTAGAATTTTCATAATTCTATCTGGATGTAAAGCAGCCGCATATATTTCTAGTTTCTCTGGATTACTGAGACTTCTTCTCTGGTCTCTATAAATTTCATCATAAATTCCTAATCCATATCTCTTTGCTAACCTATTATAATTTTTATAACTTAAAAATATATTACAATTTAAAAAGAAAGGATTATTTTCAGGATAATCTTTATTGCATACATTACATCTATAATAATTATCAATCTTATTAAAGCAACACGTTGATACTAAATAATCTTTCATAGCATGAGGATTTTTATTTAGTAGATATCCCATTTTTTTATACTTTAATATTCTTGAAAAATATATTGGCATACATTTTCTATATTCATTTTCTTGTATTTCAATTAATTTATAATTAGATTTATTATCTAAGATTTGGTAGGATATTGATTTAATATGGAATTCATTTTCCATGAAATTTCTCTAATGTATCTTTATGCTCTGGTTTTAAATATGTAAGAGGATTTTTATTAGGATAGTATCTTTTTTTTATTTCGGAAATATCAGTATTATAATTATTAAATAGATTCTCTTGTTTTTCATATAAAATTTGAATAGAGCCATAATGGCGAATAAATGTTGCCGCAATAGATAAATCATCACATGAGAAGATTCTATTATTATCAATACCCATTAATATAGCAATTTCTTTGAATTGCTCTAAATTAATTTCTTCAAACTCTAAAATCTCACTAAGAGTTAATTGTTTAAGAATATGTTTAACTGGTACAAATAGTATATTCACACCTGCTACTAAATAATCCATATCACTTGAAAGAACAGCATCAATAATGTTATTGTAATATAAATCAATAAGAAGTGAATCTGCTTCTTCCACACTATTTACATATGTTAGACCTTTAGAATATAAGAACTTTTTAAAACTCTGTCTAATTTCAAATGTTAAATACCAATTATCAAACTCTAATTCTTCAATACGTTTTTTAAGAATAATATTTGTTTCTTCGCTGCTTACATTTTTTAAACTTGCCTTAAGTTGTTCAATACGATTATCTGCAATATTTTTAACTGCTTTACGAATTTCTATTTCTTTTTCTTTGTATTTAGGGGCTTTGCCGTCAAATACAAAGATTAACTTGTTCTTTAAAAGAGGAGTTAGAAATTCATAAATCTTATTGAAATCTCCATGAAATCTATATAATACAGAAGATGCATCAATGCCAACTCTATAGTTTCTTACATCTGGAGGTTTTAAGAATGCTTTACAATAATGAAATAAACCACGAACACCCATTTTGAATAATATAGTATAGTTTAATATTTAATCAATTTTATTATTATTACTCAGTAATATCAGTCATATTATCAAATACATCAACAAGTGTATTCGTATATGAACCAAAATACATCGTATATTGTTTACAGTGCTTCATACTATAATCAGTTTGTAAAGGTAAAATTAGTGTAATTAGTTCTCTATATTTTTTATTAATAGTATAATATACAGATAAATCAAAGTTAAATTCAGGGTGATAAAGTTTTGATACTATATCTTTAATTCTTCCTAATGTAGTACAAAACTTATTTGAAAAATAATAAAATGATAATTTATGTTGGTTTAAAAGACGTTTTTCATTTACACATATTGTCCATTCATCGTCATTTGTATTGAATCGTTTATTTATATATCTAAGAATTTCTTCATTCGCATAATCTAATGGCATATTAAATGCTTCAACTTTAATATATAATCTTATTTTCATTGTATCATTATTTATATAACATTGTTGAAATCCGTTATCTGCCGATACAAGAATGTTAAAATGTTCATCAGGTATTTTATATAATATATATTCTTTTAACGAATCTTTTTCATAACGAATAAGATACATCTACATTAAATATTTATCTAGTTTGACTGAAGTAAAGCGCGAAGAGTTTATCTTTTGTGCTTTATATTGAGGATCTAGGGCTACACCAAATTGTTTAAAAACTTCTTCTCGTAGAGTTGTATAACGAGAACCATAATCTTGTAATGTATTAACATTATGATAAGTTCTTACAGTATGATTTAAATCTTGTATATAATGGTCTTGTATTTTCCAAAGGTCATATACACTTTTTATTTTAGAATTTTTAGAATTATTTTGTTTTTCAATAAGACCTTTCGATAATAAAGCAACTAAAAATAATTCAGCCCATGCTTCTGTTGCGGCTTCTCTAAGTTCAACTGGTTTTTCATGGTCATCAGTACATGCCGCATGTAGAAGCTCATGTATTAATACGCGGGTTGCTTCTTCATAGCGATATACAACAATACAATCTGGATTACAAGGATATGTATACCCCCCATTTAAATGCTCTGGTCCTATTGGACCATTTTCTGGTAATATACGTTTAACATCCGATGAATATAAATATACTTGCCATAGTGACCCAGTATTCGGTTTTCCAAACCATTGAAATACTCTAGCCCATGTATCCCATGGATATGTTTCATCTGGGGTTTTAGTTAATATAACAACTCTAGCAGCAGATGTTTCCTTTACAATAATAGTAGCCTCGCCGTTACTTAACGAATTATGTAAATTACGTTTTAAATTTAATTTATCAAATGGTGATTCTTGCATTGCTTCATTTTTTAAAATTTCTTTATCCTTATCTGTTACAATTCCATTTATCCATTGATATGCCGGTTCTTCATATAATCTTTTAACTTCTTCTGTTAGAATTTCTAAAACTGGAATCCTAAGCATCTAATATAGCGTTGCGAAGATTAATAAAAAGATTCTCCCAAACAATAGGAATACGATAACTCGGGAGTGTAATACCACCACTTGTTGCTTCTGTTTTTGATAGAACTTCTAGCATGCGAATACGTTGTTCTTCATTAAGTTCTTTCATCTGTAGAATTACATCCAGCAAAAAATGGACGCATTCTACCATACGTAAATTTCTCATTAAAATTTCATACACAAACTTTTTAATATCTGCCACTTCATCTAAATTTGGTTTATTATTCTTTGACCAGGTCAATAATTTTTTATAAAACACATCAGGCCAGTTATGCGTTTCATCTTTTGCGACTTTTTTATATATTGCAAAATTTCTATCATCGCCTTGTACTGGAACTTCAACAAACCAGTCATTAATACGTTGTGCGACAGGCATTTCAGATGTCATCCATAATGACAAATCACCATCATTTTGTTCTAAGACTGATTGAATAATCAATATAGATTCTGATGATAGTAGATGCGAGTGATATAACACTATAATACGGTTTCCACGACCTTTATCGCCAGATAATACATGGCTGCCTTTACCATAATTTGTTAATACAGGCCGCAATATATTCTTATCTTGCATTGACATTCGCGCAATATCAAATCCAATATGAACTAAAGATGTTTCATAATCGATTGTATGACTATCTGCTTTTACATCATCATCATCTTGTTCTCCTTTAGCAACAGTTGATGCATTACCAGATTCAAATGAAAGTGTTTTCATCTGAATATTAAATGGTAGTCCGCGATGATTTGCGATTAATTTTAAATTTCCTAATAATTTAGTTCTTTTTCCAGTACCCGCCATACCTCTCCAAGATATACAAAGAGAATCCATTATTTAGTATTGATAATGGCTTTTTAGACCTGTTAAAAAGGATGAAACCCGTTATTAAAACGATGTTTCACAAAAGCCCCATCATATGGTTTGAAATCTGAAAATCCAGATACTCTTTTATTTCTCATATTATTTCCCACATTATTTATTACATTTTGAAGAAGTGAGTTACCATTTTGATTTCTAAATAGTTCTGGAGGGCTATTTATGGCTATGGGTACATCAGATGGAGGAACCGGTGGAGAATCAGATAGAGGTATGGGTACTTCAGATGGAAGAACAGATGGAGGAACAGATGGAGGAACAGATGGAGGAACAGATAGAGAAACAGGGGGGATATTTGTAAAAATCCATTGTAAAACAGCAGCGTTTAATTGCATAGGCGTGTGAGCTGGCGTTTTTGTTAGTTCTCTATATAACATCTCAACATATCTACTATACCACGCTGATATATCTGCAGGAACGGGTGGAAATGGTTGGGCCGGTGGACTTTCTGTATAATAGTATCTTTCAACCATATTCAGAAACATTACACCTACAAATCCTGGCCCTTGACTAGAGCTACCTGCGGCGTCCATGAATAAATTAACTTGTGCATCTGTAATATTTGAACCATTATTATTTATAAAATTAATTATTTTAGAATATGTAACTCCAAACTTTGCTGTTGATCTCATAAGTGTTGAAGGATCTACTAGTGTTTTAAAACGATTCAATGTATCCACATCCATTAATGCAAGTTCAGCACTTATTCTCTTCCTTAGTCCATCAGGTATTAAACTTATTATATTAACATCAGAAATATCATTAATCGCTATATCACAATATGATCCAGAACAATCGGCTGGTAAATTTAATCCGGGGCGTCTATTAATCGGTCTTGACGGTCCACAGCCCATTGTTTCTATATATACCTCTTATTTAGTATTAAAAATTAATACGAAATAAAAAGCTGATTGACTTTTACGGTTTCGGTGGGTTTCGATCCCACTACCTTGGAGTTAACAGCTCCACGCGCTACCAATTGTGCCACGAAACCAATGTGCTTCCACACAAATTATATTAGTTCTTTATCTTTAAGTAATAATCTCCAAATCCAAATATTTATGAAAAATTAATTCACTATGTTCTTCATCAATTCTAAAAAATGTCCACCATTGATGTAAGCCCATTGGATCATCTACATAACATGATTCTGCAACATACTCCATTCCTTTCATAAATTCTGGCATTTTATATTTAAGAGCTTTAATACCTTCTAACGCATAACAATCTTGCATTAATGTTTCAGATTTAAAGTTCTTACATATATCAAGCATAACAGACCTTTTTCTATAACTCATTCCACCACCTGCTGAACTTTCATCCCATCCATATGGCGCAGCGACATAGTCATATTCAAACATACTTTCATCAATCGGTTTTCTTAAATAAGAATCCATTTCTACAAAAAATAAATGCTGAGCATCTAACAACTGATAAAAAAATTCTTCTTTTAATATATCATTATATTGAGCTCTTCCTTCATCTCTGCTAGGATTCCCTTGAAACACTGGTATTATTTTTACATTATCAGCATTATTCGTACAAATTGTTTTTATGTAAGCAAAATTTACATCAGAACATATTACTGTAATAGACCAGTCACGGGCATAATAGAATACGTTATGAAGTATGAACGCAAGATTTTCATGTATTCTTCGCTCAACAATAACAATTGTTTTATTAGCGTCTTTCACTACAGAATTATTACGCCAGTATTCTTCAAAAAGTCTAAAATATTTTCTTTTTAAAATATCAAATATAAGAGGCTCAAGATGAGTTCTTTTTAAATGAAGCCCTTCTTCTGGTGTAATTCCTTCAAATTCATCAAATATATGTATTGTTTCCATTTAAATAAACTATACAATATATATTTAAATGGAATGGTCAATACCTTTACAAAAATTAGAAGTAGGGAAAGTTCAAATTGGTGAAATACAACATAATGAAAAATCTTTAGTTCCGCTTGCTTATTTTGATGGTCAAAATAATTTCTCTAATCTCAATATTTTTCTACCTAAACTAAAAGTTGAAGAATTTGATGAAAGTTCTGGGAAACTTCTTATATCTTTGGCTGATAGTAAAACGTGTGACACTAAACTAAATGCTTTACAAAGCACTTTGTTAGGCGCAGTATTTATTCAACAGCGTATTTGGTTTCCAGAAACATTTTATACACATGAAGCTCTTAATAATTCATTTAAGCCTATCATTAATAATGGATTATTAAATTTGTATTATCCTGTACAATTTACATCAGATATTCACATTTATAAAGATGGTGTTTGGCACACAACTTATACGCCGGGATTAATCAATGCAAATGATTCTGTGCGTATAATGTTTCGTATACAAGGAATTTCTTTTCATAAAAATAACTATAATAAACTTTGGTCGGGGAAATTTAGATTACAGCATAGAATTTATGCAATATTGGTTAATTAGTTACTTTTAATACAGAATAAGAAAGAGACATTAAAGCAAGCAATAGTGTCACATGTGATATTACAAGAATATATGGCTGAAACATCGAAGGGTTGCCTTTAATAAATATCATTGATAATGCCATTAAAATAAAAATTAATACAAAATTAACTATAAATATTGTTTGAATATCTTTTTTAAGTTTTTCAAGTGTTTCCTTACTTATGTTATTAAGAACAATTCCATATCCTGTTCCAAAAAGACCCATTGCTAATCCGCCGATAACAATTAAGAGTACATTACTTCCACCATTTGCTTCTTTAAAACTTTGTATTGTTCCTGAAAAACGACCAGACATTATCTAATATTATGAGGCATTTTCTTTATAAGCGCATGAACTCTTTCAGTTCCAATAAGTTGTACAGAAGAAAGACTAAATAGTACATATATAAAAAATCCCAATAATATTAATACGCATATAGGTAATACTACATACCAATATATAGAATTATTTACTTTTTTCTCTTTTGAACTCATTCTAACTTACTATTAGATGGGAAATAATAGAAAAAAACATAAAACAAGAAAAGGAGGTAATAGAAATAGTAGAAAAAAGAATATAAAAGTTGGAGGTAATAAAAGTAATTTCCCAGATCCTGGACCAGAGCAATGCCATCCAAGAGTTGGTACTGTAAGACCAGAGCAAGGATGTATCCCACAAGAAGTATTAAATGAAGTCGCAACTAAATTAAATGTAGAGGCAACTCGTAGTGCTATTGAAACAAAGTTAGGTGTTACACCAAAGAAAGAATACAGTTTTGTAAAGGCGCTGCCACTTGATGAATCACGTAAGAATGAACTTATAAAACAATATCTTCGTCCCAAACAACCGGATGATTGGAAAAATGATCCCGATAAATGGTTAAATAACTTAGATATCGAAAATGTAATGAAACACTATATTGAATCATTTCCAGAATTTATATTTATGGGACCATATCCTATTGATTTTGCAGCACCAGACCCTAATGCTGGCCCTGGCTCTAAAAAATGTCTTATACAAGAAATCTGTGAATTAAATATTACAAATGCTATACAGCAAGGTAAAAAGTATATTGGTATTATATATAATTTAGATAAACACGACGAAAGCGGCAGTCATTGGGTCGCAACCTTCACAGATTTAGTAAAGAATAAAACATACTACTTTGATTCTTATGGTAAGTCTTCTTCAAAAGTTAAAGGTGTAGAAATACCCGCACAAATTCAAACATTTATGAGATGGCTAAAAGAACAAAATAAAGATATGGAGCTCTTATACAACGGCCATAGGTTTCAATATGGAAATAGTGAATGTGGTATGTATTGTCTATATTTTATCATAAGAATGCTTGCCGGTGATGATATAACAACTTTTGTAAGAAGAGAGCCTCCGGATAATTATATGCTTGATTTACGCGATTGGTTATTCTCAACATAATAGTAATTCTTGTTAGATAGATGAGTAGTGAATTCTTAACTCAAAAAAATGAAGCTATGTTAAACCGGTTAGTGTATGGCGATTTTGTTAGACGTACTGATAATCAAATTAATGAAAAACAAAAAGAACGTTTAATGCGAACGGTACATCATTATATGGGTGAAGTAAATTCTGCGAATCCTAATGGGTCTCTTCCAGCCATGAATAAAGAAGTATTAAAGGCAGTTGTAACAGATTTCAATTCATATTTAAATCGTGGCGCTATTTCATCTTCTTCTGACGCTGATACACGTATGAAAGAGCCACCGCTAAGAGAAGATGTCGGCTCTAGATTTACGGCATTACAGAATGAAAGAGGCATGGGAGAACAAAAAACACTAATGCCTTCTGCACCAGATTTCAGAATTCCTATTGAGGATTCCAACGATGCGCCTGCATTATCATTGTTCGAACAGGCTAAAAAGAGCCGTGAAGCCGAAGCAAAGAGAGAAGAGCAATTCTCTGGAACTTTCTTAAAGGACCTTATTCAAGAATCGCAAGGTTCTGGAATTGCCACTGCAAATCCTACATTAGCCAAATCTGAAGCGATTCGCATCAAGCCAGCATTAGCTCAAGATATTATCATTCCTCAAGATGAAATTCTGTCATACAAAGAAAATGAATACAATTTAGTATTATATTCTGCCGACCGTGACTGGTATAACAATCAAAGAGAGAATCGTTATAACTTTTCAGTTACATTCAATCCTGCCAATAACGGACAAGGATTCAAGATGTCTCCATCCGCTAATATGCGCTTTCACAATATTACTCGCATTGAAATGGTAAAAGCACTAATACCAAATGAATCTGTAAATACTCTTATTACAAACACTGGTACAGGTGCTTCACCTACATATGGAACAACTACAAATCTAAATATATTAACTGAGCCTGGTATTATTGTTCATGTCGATGAACTAGAATCTAATGTGTATGGTACAGATGACCAGCTCGATAGGTCATTTGCTACTTTACAATATGACGCACAATGGATTTCTGATAGTACAACAAACAATCCCGGATTCTTAGCAATGATTCCTAAATTTTTAAAATGCCAAAAAGTTTACTATCCTACACCACTTGCTACCCTTACAAAGATGACTATTCAATTACAGAGACCCAATGGCAACTTAGTAAGTGATACACTTGATACTCTTGATATTAGTGGTATCTTTGCTTCAACTGTATTTACTAGTTACACAAGTAATTCTATATATGTAAATTCTGCTGTAAGAGATTCTGCTAGTAATGCAACATATTATATTATAAGAACAAAGACATATTTTAATAGATTTGCTTTTGCTAAAAATGATAGAATTCGTATTCAAGGTGTAAATACTGATTTAATTGCTGGTAATGCAGCCGCTAAAGCAGATTTTAAAGGATATTTAGAACAATCTGTTGGATTATTGATTGTAGCAATTGGTTATACCGCTGGAACTGTTTATACAGATGGTACTAATAATGTTGGTTATTGTAATACTATTGTAATACAAGCACCATATGTAGACCCCACAACAGGCTCTGTACTTATTTCCCCTTTTGGTGGCACTAATGCCGCAAATCAAGCACTTGCTACTGCTATTACAAATGTAAACTTTGGTGGTGCTCGTCTTATTAATTTAAGTAAGCAGACTCAACTTACATTTAGGGTAATTACTCGCGATATGGATTCTGCTACAAGAATTCGTTCTAACAATGCCTAAATAAAAGACTCTATAAAATAACTAAATGGATTGGCCTAGTGAAATAGAAAAAGTTTATGTAATCTGTCATAGCGAGAAAGAAAAAGAGCGCTACGACCGATTGGTGAAACACCTTAATGAATCTGGAATTCCAGAATCTGTGATTGAATTTATGGCTCCAGTATGGAGTGACGAACTTACAAATGATATTATATTTAATGTATATGATCCATTTCTTCCAAGACCTGTTCCCGGATTAACTTTCAAGGGACGTGGATTATCAAAAGGTGAAATATCACTGGCTATTAATTTTTATGCCTGTGTAAAAGATGCAGTAGAATTTAAATACAAGAAAGTTATTGTTTTGGAATCTGATATTTGGTTGCGTGATAATTTTGTAGTGAATCTAAAAGATTTACTTGACGATTTGAAAACGAAATCATGGGATTATGTAAGTCTTGGTGAAGGTGTTGGGACTAGACCACCCGAAGCACCATCGTCATATTATAGTAAAACAAAAGCGTATGTACCGCCCCATCAATTTGTATATCGCTGTACTGATTCTATGATGTTTCAACTTCCTTATTTAGAAAAAATCGTCAAAACATTTATTCCATTCCGAGAAATTATTGACTGGGAAATGAATTACCAGAATATCTTAAATAATGGTATCGCATTATGGGCGGATCCTCCGCTTGCGGAGCAAGGAACTTGCTATAATCGGCTTCTAACAAGTCTTCCCGCTTAGTAGATGGTAAACTATACAAGAAAAAAAGGAGGAAAGTATCTTGGAGAAGGTACCTATGGTTGCGTATTTGGTGACCCGCCATTAAAGTGTAAAGGTGATGCAGAACGTTCAACAAATGATATTGTATCAAAAGTTATGGAAAGAAGAAATGCTAAAAAAGAATTAATTGAATCAGAATTATGGAAAAAAATAGATCCAAATCAAGAATTTTCAATTACAGCTATTAAAATGTGTGGATTTGATAAAAAATATAATAGTAAAAATGAACCTGAAAAATGTTTATTACACTATAGAAATAAAGCGATTCGAAAAAAAATATTAACTAAAAGAAGAGATACACTAATATTCTATAAATTTGGTGGAACTGATTTAATGAAACTAAAACCACATGCTAAAAATTATAAAAGTTTATTTATGGCAGTGCTGCCTTTATTAAAAGGTTTAGAAAAAGCACATGATAACAATATCGTTCATTTAGATATTAAACGTGATAATATTGTTTCAAACATTGAAAATAATAAAATTGTTCTACGTTTTATTGATTTTGGATTAAGTCTAAATATAAAAGCATTAAATCCTGAAAGACCATATCCGAGTGTATATTACAAAAATGAAATCTTGTATCCATATTGGCCTTTTGAACTTGGCTGTTTTGACAATGAAGGTATATTAGATGCATATTGGAAGATTGAATGTAAAGTGGGAGAACATATTAATAGAACTAATACAGAAATATCATTAATTGATACTTTGCCTAAAATAAAAACTCATCCACAAGAGTTATACACAATATATAGTAACGTTAATTTTAAGAATTACTCAAAAGTATTAAAATCAGTTGATATGTATTCAATTGGTGTTTTATTATCCTCACTATTATATTCTTATTTTTCACATGTTTTAGATAGTTACTTTAATGTATATTATTATCATAATCATAATGGTTCCTCCAGCAGATTTGAAACTCTAAAATCAAAAGGATGGATTAAAGATGAACAAATTGATTTTCATAGTAAAATTAATGAAAATATATCAAGACCTATATCTAAATTAATTGCTTCTTTATGTGATATTGACCCAAATAACCGTATTACTGCTAGTGAAGCAGTTAAAGAATATGAAAAATTATTGCCAGTATTTGAAAAATATCTTGTTTCTAAAGAAATCACTGAAGGACTAGATGGGCAACATATACTAAATAAAGCAGCAGTTATACCTCATATTGAAACACCTATTGCTGAACCTTTAAAAAATACAAAAACACCTTAATAACTAGTACAAAGTAATAGGTAATGCTGGTTTACCATCTTTGGATAATGCTTCTCCTACAGGGGTTTCTAAATTATCAGGATTATAAAGTTTAAATTTATTTGTAGATTCTTCTTCTAGAATCGCATAACGTACCCCTTTATAAGTAGTATATCGTGTTTTCTTTTCTTGTTTTTGTAACCCTTCTTTCTTTTCTGTTAATTCAAACATAGATGCTGATTCCAGTATGTCTTTTTCAATATCAGGATGGTATAAGAAATCTCCAACACTTCCTTTTAATGGATAACATTTAAATGTCCCATCTTTATTTTCCGCATAATTGATTTCACAGTCAATAGCTGCGGATTTCATTGTATTTTCTAACTGCTCTATAATATTCTTCTTTATTTGACTTACAACATATAAATGTTCATCTGATGTTAAAGTGTATGATGTCATACCTTCTTCAATAGGAATCCCATAATTAATTGCTTCTTTACTTGAAACACCGTCTTTCATAGAAACTGTTTCGTCGATTTTCATAGGACCACTTCTTGATACTTGTGATTCTTTAGAAAATATACTTACATATGTGTAAATCGACACATTGCGGTCTTTTGGTGGTAAATCTAAATGAGAACCAATACGAATAGCACGCCCTTTCACTTGTTTCAAACGAACATCATTCCAATAAGGCTCCATAATATGAACTGCTCGCACATTCTTTAATGAAATACCTTCAGCACCAGCACTTGTAATACAAAATACTCTACATATTTGTCCTCGTTTATTATCATTTTCTTTGAATCCAGATTCTAATAAAACACTCAATAAAGATTCTGGTAATTCATTGAAACGAGCATTGAAAATATCAAGACCTAATTTACGCACATCCTCTTTTTCTTGACCTGAGAACGTTATATAACGAGATTGTAAAGTACCCTTTTTAAAAGAAGCAAGTGTTCTTTCACTAAATTGATAATTTCCTTTATCTGTTGATAATATTTCAATAGGAGCATATCCATTTATATCCATTGACATACGGAAAATACCAATACCTTCCATATCTAAGAATTGAGAATATACTAAACTTGACCCTGGTGCGTTTTGAATATTATTTAACATTGCGACATACTTTGCGCTTAATAAAGTTAGACCTTCAGGCCTATCAGCGCGTAAATTATCTGACGCAAATTCTATTAAACATCTCTTAACTCTATCAATCGCATCCTTATAGAGTTCTCCTTGTTTTCTACCTATTTTACAATCACTTAAGGTTAGTTGTTTTGCAGCAGTTAATGCCAAAGCTTCTTTGGCTGTCTTTGGTTTTACTGCTGTTGCGGGTTTAGCTTTTCTAGTTTCTAACATTGCTTGATCTCTTAACAATTGTTGTTGTCTTTCTAGAATTAACCGTTTTTCTTTATCATATTCTTCTTTAAAATATTCTAATGTAGGCTCTGTAAGCTTTCCTTCATCTACTAATTTTAATTTGACTTCTTTCTTAATTACTTTCTTTAGAGCTTTTTTCTCTTCAAGTGTTGCGCCTTCAGGTAATCTTTCAGATAATATTCTTCTTACTCTCATTTTAAAAAATTTCTTATACATTTTTGTTACTGGATCTTCTTCTACGACTTCACCTTCACCTTCACCTTCACCTTCTTCATCACTTTCTTCACCTCCTTCTTGGTCTTCTTCAGTGTCGTTATCACCACCTTCTTGTTCAGCATCTTCTTGTATTTCCTCTAAAGCATCTTCTTGCGCTTGTATTTCTTCTCTAGAAAGTTCTTCAGCGTCATCTTCAAGTTCTGGAAAGAATTCATTATTCTCAGAACCATCTGGTGCTGAATCTACAATATCTTCATCTGGTGGCGCTTCTAATTCTAGTTCTTCAATATTATTTGGTCTTGGTCTTATAACCTGAGGTGGAAAAGCAAAATTACATATTTGACGTGAAGCCATACGATACGAATTTGAAGTGCTGGTTTCATTCATTTGAAACACTTCTGACATAATAGGGTTTGAACTTTTTTTACTTTTTGATTTCTTATCTTTATCTATTTCAGCAGCTCTTTCAATAATATATTTATTCTGTTGATATTCTGACATAGGAACACGAACAACTGTATCACGAACCACTTTTGGCATAAGGTCTTGTCTTGAACCTTTATAATATGATACAATGCCTGTGAGTCTTTTCATAAGAACAATATTATTAGTAACCTTACCAGAAGGGTCAATAAATTTACTTATAAAATCATCATGATAAATTGGTAAAAGAGGTTTTGCGACAAGTTGTGGCTCTAATGAAAAACGGAACCCTTTTTGACTAAACATAGCTTTTAGTTCAGCAAGAATTTCTTGTAGTGTTGGAATCGAAACACCTTCAGGAAATCTTTCAACCCCAATATCATTTGATATTTTACGAACTCCTTCTGGTAATAAAGATACTAAGAATCGAGTTCCAGAACCTGCAGAATCTGCCTCTACACGTACAAAATCTGTATACGCAAATTCTAATAACATGGAATTAATACGTTTTAGTATTTCATCACCAGATACAGCAACAATACCTTCAATAATAGGAATATAACCGTGAAGAATATTTGCTAAAATTCCTAGCTCTTCAGGAAAATTTATAAGTGGTGTTCCAGATAGTCCAATAATTTTAGAATTTCTTGCTGATAAGAATAGTCTGTAAAACAAATAACCTCTGCGATAGTTACGTGGACTTAGACATAACGAAGGTTTCCATTTATCTGCTCTAACTGTTTCTTGAATGATTCTTCGTTTAATTTTATCACCGGATTTTGTTGTTTCACTTGTCAAATACGGTTCAATCTTACCAGTCATTAAACGTATAAGATTATGTATTTCATCAACTACAATTACTGCGTTATCAAAATATGTAGGGTTATCACATGCTATTTTTTTTAGTTTCATAGAATCAATACCATTATAACTAATAAAATGAATTCTTCCAGTAGGGTTTGTTTTCTCGTCATAAATTAATATTGATAATATTTGCTTACGAATTTCAGTTTGTTCGTCTGGTGATAAGGAATTGTAATTGGGTGGTTGTTCAAAATCTGGCACCCAAATACTTGTAGCCTTTTTTAAATGGGCATCTGATATATTTAATACAGATTTCGCAAATGCTATATGCATAGGTACTGTTTTATCAAGTTTAACCCAATAATTCTGTAACTTGTAATGACGGAAACCACAAAATGAAATTTCATTTAAAAAGTTTTTACGTAAACTTCTTGGTGTCATGACAATAATTTTTTTGTTTGATCTTGAAAATAATGCTTCAGAAGCAGCAATTGCAGAGCATGTTTTACCAGACCCTAAGCCGTGATATACTAAAATACCTCTATATGGGGATGCTTGTCGTATATACTCGCGAATAAACTTTTGATAAGGATATTTATCACCAGGGGCGACAGGCTCTTGTTCGGATACAGGCTTTAACATAAATGTATCAAATTCATCTTTAATAAAATCTGAAAATCCTCGCCTTGTATCTGGCACATAGGCTTTTGGAATCTCATTTACATAATGGTCACCTTTCTCTTCTTCTAAAATTAATGTGCCGAGTTTTTGTAAAGCATCATCATAATCTTCTTCTAAGACTTCTTCTAGTTTTAATAGAGGCTGTTTATTTTCTTCTTTTTTAACTGCTGCGCTTTCTAACTTCTTCTCAATCGTTGCTGTTACAATAATAGGGGCTAATGATTTCTCAATCGCTGGCTTTGGCTTTCCAAACATTTGCTTTACGGCAGTTGTAAGAACAGAAGGCTTGGCATCTAGAAATTCTTCTTGTTGAGCGGCAACACTTTTTAATTCTAATGGGGCTTCTTTTGCGAGTACCTTTTCACCTTTTTTAATAAATCCTTTTAATTTGAATCCCTTTTTTTCAGTCTCGCTCATTTCTAATTAGTCGTAGAGAAGTTTTTTAATAAGTAAGCGTTGTCCTGTTAGGCAGTTTGTAAAACTGCTAATGCAAGGCGGCTTGGGGATTGTTAGGCAGTTTGTAAAACTGCTAGTGAAAGACGGCTTGGGGATTGTTAGGCAGTTTGTAAAACTGCTAGTGAAAGACGGCTTGGGGATTGTTAGGCAGTTTGTAAAACTGCTAGTGCAAGACGGCTTGCGTCTTGCTCAGCAATCTTCTTATTCTTAGCACTAGAGCTAGCAATAACATTACCAGAAAGGTCCAAAATACCAATTGTAAATGTTCTATCATGAGTCGGCCCTTCTTCATGTAGAACTTTATATGTTGGCGGCACATGATATTGTGCTTGAAAGAATCTTAGAATCTGGTCTTTGTAATTTGTATTCGATGTAATAAGGTCAACAAAATCAACATGCTTTTGGATTACAGATACTACAAATGTTTGTGTTGCTTCAAACCCTTTTCCACCACCTCCTTCAGAATAATAAATTGCTCCAAGCCATGCTTCAAATAGTGAGCCTAGTAAGCGAAGATTACGACGACCGTTACACACTTCTTCTTGATGCCGACTAATAATGAGATGTTTTCCCATATCAATCTTTTCAGTTAAATGACCTAGACTATCATTATTCACGATAGCAGTGCGCAGGCTTGTAAGAAAACCCTCGCCTTGCCCTCCGTATCGTTGCTTGAGATAGTCAGCTACAATACCGCTGAGTAATCCGTCACCGACATGCTCTAGTTCTTCGTTATCACCACTTTGCAAAGGTAAACAATTTGCTGGTTTTTCTAGCAAAATCATTGGTTCCGACTGTTTTGCCCATTCATCTGATTTATCTTTATAACTTGTGTGTACGCACGCTTGTTGGAACAAAGAAATATTTTTATAAGATTTCTTTATACCATAACGACTCAAAATATTATGTACGTCTTTGTGATTCAATAAACGATTACGATTATTCCATGGATTACAAATCTTGGAAGCACTCATCTTACTATATATGTAATGTGTTTTGATTTTAAATAGTTTTTATAATTAGGTATAAATGAGTTACAATCCAAGATGTGATAGTATAGTTAGAAAATGGTTAGATACTATAGTTAAAGATAAAACAAAAATAACAGATGAAGAAATTGATTTTATAATAAAAAAGCAGGTATCAAGAGATGAATTAAAAAAATGTATTGATTTTTTTAAAATAAATGGAGAACCAGAAATAAATCTACCAATTGAACCATATAAAATTCAAAATAGTAATGAATGGAATGCCGCAAGGGAGGGTCTAAGAAAAACAACTTTAAAAGAAGATGAAAAAGAAGCAAAAAAAGCAATAGAAGCAATAGAAGAAAGTGTAGATGATGTTAGTGATTTATTCCCAGAACTAGAAGTTATTTTTATCGGAAAACATTCATTTGATAATAAGCAAATTATTGAAAATTTTGGACCAATCGATGGTTTTCTTGAACAGCATTTAGTCGCTTTACTAAAAAAAGTATTTCAAAATAAACATCCAATTACAAGAAGCCATGGGCTACCAAAAATACCTTCAAAAGAGAACGATAAAAAATTATTATTAAAGGCATTATATAATTATTTTAACAATTTACGTGGAGAAATTATTAAAAATAGAAAACAACAAGGAAATTCAATGGCGCTTCGTGAAAGTATCGGTCATTTAGATGAAATTAAAATGCTAATAGAACACTTTGAACAAGATAAAGCGAAATTTCCTTATCATCAATTTCGAGATTATATGAATAACGCAGATTATTATAGCAATGAAGGAGATATGCATGAACAACTGGTTAAACTTAAAAGAAGAAAACATAGTGAAGATCATGTTAAAAACTTATTGAGACAATTCGCAAAAATATATCTTTTAAATGAAGGAAAAGGAATTATTACTCTTAGTGGGCCTGGCGTAACGCGAGAAGATTTTGAAAAGTTTAGAGCAACTGTAGATAATATTCCTCCAGTAATATCAAGTTTAATTGATTTATTAGAAGGTAAAACCAAGGAGTTGGAAGATAGTGGTGAAGAAGTTAGTTATTCAAGTTTAATGGAAGTAATAAAGAGATTAGATAGTGAATTTACAACTATTAGAGATGGTGTGACACCAGAAGCTCAGGCATTTGCTTCAGTGCAGAAAGGTGGTGACAAAACAAAAGAATCTGAAGAAGCACTGGTAAAATTAGTAAATAAAATATTTGAAGATTATAAAGTATTAAAAGATAGAGAAAAAGAAAAGATTACTACAACTCAAGGAGAATTAGCAAGTATAGAAGCTACAACTAGAGAATTGACTGAACTGCGTAATAAATTAAAGCAGGCTGAAACGATAAGTGAAGGCTTAGATCCTAATACCATTCTTGAATTAGATAAAGAACTAACTAAAACTAAAAGCCTTTTAGCAATAGCACAGCCTCAACTTGAAACATTAATAAGAGAAAATCAAGAACTTAAAGCTAATTATGACAAAGTTCTTGCTGACGGTAAAGGCTGGGTCGCAGCATATGATGCCTTAAAAACCGAAATTGCTACGTTAAAAGCAGAACATGAAAGACAAGATGAATTTTCAAATAAATTAAGTGAATCCGCAATAACAAACGCAAAACGTACATTAGAGGAAAAACATAAAAAATTAATTAGCCAAATGGAATCTGAATTACAACAATATAAAGGAGATGGTTCAGAATGTGCTGTAGCATATGGTAAATTAAGTGATGAAATAAGAGCTTTACAATACACACATGAAAGACAAGAAAAACTTTCGAATGAAATTGCAATGGGTGCAATAAGAGATACTGAAGCAAAATATGAGAAAAAAATTTCAGAATTAGAACCATATAAAAAAGATTCTGAAGAATGTGCTGTAGCATATGGTAAATTAAGTGACGAGTTAGGAAGATTTAAAACAAAGAAAAAAGAACGTACTGAGGCTAGAAAAATGCCACAAAATACGGCTGAACCTATAGGCTCATTATTTGGTAATAATACAAATAGTTTTACAAATACAACTAAAGAAGCTGAAGTAGCAGCAGCACAAGCAGCAAAAAGAGAAGCTGAAGCAGCAGCAGCAGCAGCAGAAGCAGCAAGAAGAGAAGCTGAAGCAACAGCAGCAGCAGAAGCAGCACAAGCAGCAGCAATAAGAGAAAAAAGAAAAGCAGCAGAAGAAGAACAAAATGCATTATTAAAATCTGCTAGTGTAGGCTCATTATTTGGTAACACAAATAGTGATTTTGAAAATACTACAGCACCTATTACAAAACCAAAAGAATTATTAAATGCATATATATTATTTGGATTTCTTGATGAAAAAAATTCTAATGGTAATCCTCCTAAGTTTGATAATATTCGTAAATATTACACTAGAAAAAGTGGTAATGCTAATACAAATCTTATGAAATTAGATTTCAATGATATTGCTAGTATGATTAACCAAATAAATAGTGTAATGGCCGAACATAAAGATGATCCAAAATATAGTGCTGCAAAAACCCTAATTATTAATGATTTACAAATTACTCAAAAAGAAATTGACTCGGCAAAAGGTATACTAGAAGCCACAGAAAAAGCATATGAAAATGGCCCAACACTATCTAGTAACAATGATGACTTTTTTGGTTCTACATCAACTCAATCAGAGCCTAAAGCTACAAAGGAAGCAGACATAGGGACTTCTTACAGAACAAATAATGGTCTTGGGGTTATGAAAAGAAGAGTAGGTGTAGGCTCAAAAGGTGGCGCAAGAAAACTCCTCGACTATTCCATGAAAGTTGCCGACAACCGTCTAAATGATTTTTTAACTAAAGAACCTCTACCATTTGCTTCCTTAATAACAGATTTTGAAAAGTCATCAAACCTAAACATAGTTCGTGAAATAAATGAAAAATACATTCTAGAAGAATTTATACTATACCAACTAAAAACTTATTTTAAAGATGAAAAGATGAAAGAATTTTTCTATGAGTTTAATACTCTATTTGAAAAAATGAAGTTTCATGAAATGATTAACATGTGTTTTTCATTATATGAAATATGTAATGCTATTACTAAGTCAAAAGAGAATATTGATGTTGTACGTCTGGAATCTAAAGAATATAATGGACTTCTCTACGAAATACAAAATCTTTTGAAATCATGTACGTTCGACTTTTATGAAGTCGCATCAAAAGAAATGCTAGAAGTAAAATTAATAGATATAAAGTATCATGATAAATATATATATTTTAAACCAGATACAAAGTCATCAGTACATACATATAGTATAGATGATACTCTCAAATTGACTACAAAATCCTACGATTATAATGAAGAAATATATACTATTAATAATAAAGTGTTATACTTCTTTTTTATATTATCAGCATATAATATTGTTAGAAAAGATATAAAAGAAAATGAAATAGTACAAACTCTATTAAAAAATACACGAACGTTAAAACGCAACTATAAAAAAAAATCTGCGAAAGTTAGATGGCAAATGAAATAAACATAGGATTAAAAGCAAAATATTCTTTTTATTCAACACTTATTTTTTTCTTAATAGCAAATCCTGAAACCTATAAAGTAACTCAACAGATTTTAGGAAATATATTTACTGTGTCTAGTGAATCTGGTTGCCCAACGCCATTTGGATTTTTCTTTCACACTTTATTCTTCTTTTTTGCACTTTGGGGCATCATGTTATTTCCAAGAGACCCTTAACACTTTCATTAACATATCTTCATATTTAGAATCATAAGAAGTCTCCGGCACATATTCGCGTGTTACATATATGTAAGAAAGTGAATATGAAGTATTTGTATCATAACCTAAATGACAACATGTAGCATACAGTGATGCGGCCTTAAACATTTGTTCATTTGACCATGATTCATCTCCAAATGTTTCATCATAATCATAGAATTTTCCGTAACGAAATACTTTCATTCTATACATATTAGTACGTCCGTTTAAAGTAAGTTTTTTCCCTAATAATTATAGTATGAATTGGAAACTAATTGTTGTAGGCGTTGTAGTCCTAAGTGTTCTTGTGGGAGTATCATTTTATTTCCGTAACGAAATATCTAGGTTTGCCCGTCAGGGATTCCAGAATCCTACGACCGCGCCATCGGTAAAGGAGGAGTTTATTCTCTACTACGCAGACTGGTGTCCTCATTGCAAAACAGTTGTTCCAGAATTTAAAACTCTTGCTCCGAATGGAAAGGTTGTAGTTGGCGGCCAAGAAGTGAAAGTCAGCGCTTATGAAGTATCCAAGGAACCCGAGAAGCACAAGGCCGCAAATGTAACCGGCTACCCTACAATTAAATTCTCTGATGCTGATGGCACAACTACAGAATACAAGGGTGCTCGCACAGCCGCTGCTTTCTTAGAGTTCTTGAATCAAAAATTGGGAGGTGGAGTTTAGGAAAAAACTTGATTATTTTTCCACCACTAAATGTATATAACAAAAATGGATCATCAAGATTGGACTGAAGTAACTGTTAAGAAGCGTAGTTCAAAGCCTCAGCATTCTCCTACAAATCCAGAAGTTACTAAAATAAAAAAGTTAGAAAATGATGATATTTATGTGAAACCAAAAATGTTTTCACAAGAATCTCGTAATACAATTGTTCAGGCTAGAATTGCAAATAGTCTATCTCAGTCTGATTTAGACGCTCGTTGTAGTTTTCCTAAAAATACAATCCAGCAACTTGAAGCAAATAAAAGAGGGCCTACATCAAAGGAACTCCAGACATTAAATCGTATTCTCAAAACCGGTCTAACACTTAACTAACAGAATAACGTCTTGATGGTTTTAATGAAAACTGTTTTAAATTAAAGAAATCTTCAATTGCTTTTTTTCCAGTATCAATTAATTTCAATCTATCTTCTTTTGACGCATTAAAATTCCAAATAGGATAATCGCCACATCTTACTATAATTATTTTTTCATTATACAGTGATATTAACTTTTGTTTTTTTAATTTATAACTACATGTATAGATTTGATTAAAAAAATTAATAATAGTCGGTATACTTTCTACGTTATTATGGTCTTCACTAAATGTAAATCCTAAAGTATTTTGTATTTCATTCTCAGATAACAAATCCATAGGAAAGTTATTCACTAATCCTCCATCAGAATACATAACATTATTTATATTTCGTGGAATAAAATATCCTGGTAATGACATTGACGCAAGTAATCCATCAATAACTCTAATATCTGGTGTCTCCTTATAAGAAAACTCTTGATATTGACATTTATACATGTTTGATGCAAAACATCGAAAGAAAAATTTTGTTTTTTTATATAATTCTAAATACGTTATACTTTCTACAAACCCTTTATTTTTTAACATACTTATTAGCAACTTTTCTAAATTATTACCATTATCAATACCATATGTACTAAAAACTTGAAACGCAACATCTGGTTCAATATTTTGAATTAAACTAAAATCAAATAATTCAACAAACTCTATTAATTCATTTGGCTTAAATCCTATATTATATGCTAATCCAAATAAAGCCCCACAACTTACTCCCATAATTTCATTTACCTTTTTTAAAAATCCTCTTTTTTCTAATTCAATAAAACATCCTGCATAGGATAAACCACGAGCTCCTCCGCCGCTTAATACTAAACGTAATGGAGGAATTGACTTCATCTATGTTGTCACACGGAACTGTTTTGTTGCTTTTAACGCTAGACCATTTTGTTGTTTAAAATTGTTAATATCAAAATTACTACGCTCTGGCTCGGCAAATGTAAATGGGGAAGATTGTTGTAATTGTTCAAAAATATATCTATGAGTTCCACTTCCCGGCGGGGGTGTTGGTGGAGCATATGATACAATTGTATCTCCAGAATTTATATTACCACTCGGGACATTAATTACAAGATAATGTAAATAAGTGCCACTAGGAGCATCTGGGTCATACATAATTAATGTTGAATAAGGCATTTGGTATAGACTAATAATAGGCTTATTCTTAGTAGAATTTTCAGTTGTTTCATTATTATTTACTGTGAATCTGGGATATCTAACTTCCATACTATTAGCACCTCCTTTCTTTTTATACTTCTTTGTTTTACGTTTTAGAGTTCTACTACGTTTCATCTACCTATATAGATGAGTGATTTACAGCCCCCAAAGCTGCAACCTCAACATTTATTTGAGAAAAGAGAGAAAAGAGATAAATCACGTTTAAAAGCATACAATCAACTGCTGGAACAAATACAACATCGTATTTACACTACGTCACAATTACCGGGAAATCCTAATTATTTAGTATATAGTGTTCCACCATTTATTCTCGGATTACCAGCGATGGATTTACAAGATTGTATTGTATATCTAGTGTTTCAACTAAGAACAAATGGATTTGAAGTAAGATTTACATATCCAAATCTATTATATATTTCTTGGGCTTCTTACGAAAAAGAATATTTCATGAAAAAGAATCCAATCGTTCAAGCAATGATTCCTCCAAAGCAAGAAATTATAAATAAGAAAGGAAAGAATGTTAGAATTCAAGAACAGATACAGCCTAGTCAGCCACAGATACAACAAATTCAGAATCCATATACCGATACAATCACTGTCGCACCAACAAGGAGCGCGAATGATTATATGCCACCAACATCATTTTTAGATACTATTCAAAGACCATTACCAAACCAATCTAAACTCGCTAGTGGTGCTGGAAATGTTGTTGCTGATTTGTGGAATTTTTAGTACCACTGACTTCTTTCATATGTTGGCGCGAACATACGTTCAAGCTCCGGTGTATACTTGGTATAATCATGTTTATCCATACGAGTTCTCACAGAACTATTATAGAAAGGGTCAGAATCTCTTAATACATCTCTAGCAGCTTCAGGAACAACAGTTACATTTTCCATATTATCTTTCGATTCTATTGCACTAGCATCACCTAAGTCATCTTCGTATTGAATTTTTTCATCCTTTCTACGAGTTCCAACAATAGTATATACATTTGTATCTTTCTTATACTCTACTTCTGGAATGAGTCCTTTAACATCATATATTTTCTTAATAAGAGTTCTAGCATCTTCAATATCATATGTCTTCAAGTCATTCGTATGTTTAGGAGCATAGGTCTGAAGAATCTTGCGTTCTTCAATTTCTACACTATCAGTATCTGGTGGGTGTAAATTACCTCCATCAATAGTTCTAAATACAATTTCATTTTGAGATAAATCTATTGCCATAGTATTTTCAACAGCTTCTTTTTGACCTTTTGTAAAATAAGAAGAGCTAGCCGGTTGTGTGGACCAATCCATAGGATATTGTGACATTAACTTACTTCTTAATTCTTTTGTTATTTCTCTATCATTCTCATTTTCAAATACAGAAGTGTGTTCGTAATCATCAAGTGAATTGATAGGGTCAGTCGCATATGGAGTGCTGTGGCAGTCAAGTGTAGTATCAGTTTGATTTACAATATGTTCTATTGGGCTTACATCAATTGGAGCATCTTGAAAATCCTCGTTCAAATAGATACGGGATTGAAGATAATAAAATATATAAAGGAATAACAGACCTATAAAAAGCACTATGCCGGATGGTCTCCCTTTTAATGCGGTATATACAACATAAATTACTATAGAAAGAATTACCAATCTAAAACATACTGTTAAAACCATATTCAAAGTTGTATTTGAATTATCCATTCGTCCTGATAAGAAAATAGAAGATAATATTAGATGACAAGAAAAACTAAAATGGGTAAAATTAAACTACCAATGGATGTAAGAAGTCCTAAGGACATTCCGGCATTTGAAGATATGCTTTCTGGCGGTCCTATGGCGGTTGTATTAGTGTATGCCGATTGGTGCGGTCATTGCGACACATACAAGAAAAATGTATGGTCTCCTCTAAAATCTATGAGCAATAGAACTGTAAACTTAGCAAGCGTCCATCACGACCAACTTGAAAAAACAAGTCTCCAGGGCTCTAAAATTGATGGCTACCCAAGTATATTAGTTGTTGGAAAAGACAAGAAGCCTGCCACCTTTAATACTCGTTCTGGTGAAACAAATGCAATGCCAAATACAAGTGAAGTTTCCACAATGAAAAGCCTTATTACAACACCAGTGCCTGAAGAAGCAACTAGTATGAATGCGAATTCATCTTTTACACCTATTCCCAAGGAAGCGACTAGTATGAATGCGAATTCATCTTTTACACCTACAATTAACGGTCAACCTATTGAAGAAGGCACAAATATAAGTACTTTACGTACTGCTTTAAATGATAATACCAGTACTAGAAACAATAGTCTTAGAACTAATAGTCTTAGAAACAATAGTCTTAGAACTAATAGTCTTAGAACTAATAATGCTAAAACTCTAACAAGTCTTAGAAACAGCCCTATGACCACTGATATGGAACCTATAGATGAAGAAAAGTTTCCCACTATTCTTCCTTCTAGCCCTAGACATGTTAATAGTGTAAATACACCTGTTGTTAACTCCTCTAGCAATAACACAGCAAATTTTGCTAAACCAACAACACCTACGGCAACAAATGTGAGCCCTCCTGAAATTGATAGTGATGAAGCTGAAAATTCAGAGCCAAAGGTCGTCCCGGTAAACAACCAAGGCAAAACACCTCTGAATCTAAAAGGTGGTCGTCTGTTTAGAAAGTTATCACACAAAAAACGTAAGGCACGTAAATCTACAAAGAGACAATCAAAGCGCAAAAATTAAAAAAATTGGTTATTATTTTTTAATTAAGTAAGTATCACAAATGGTCTCTTTTCAAATTCTTGACGTTCATTCACAAGATAGAGATGTTACAAAAGAGACAGAAACATCAAAAGAAGTGATATATATTAAACGAGAGGAAGATGAAAATGAAGAAGTGAAGCCTCATTACAGTCCAAATAAATCTGAAATGGTAATTCATTTATTTGGAACGACTGAAGAAGGTAAATCTCTTCGTGTTAGTGTTATCGGATTCGAGCCATACTTCTACGTCGAGTTACCAGATAAGAAATCTGAAAACTATTTCAAGGCTATTCTTAAAAACTCTCTAAAGCAACGCCTTGATGTTTTCAATAGTCTGAAAATCGAATACGTTGAAAAGCAAAAACTATACGGTTTTACAAACAATAAAGACTTTCCATTTGTAAAACTTTCTGTTCCCAGTCTTTCTCACTTCTATGTTCTTAAAAAAGTTTTCCTAAATGAAAAGAATCATCCAATCTTCAGTATTGATAATACTATTTGTAAGATATATGAAGCAAATCTTGACCCTATGCTTCGATTCTTTCATCTAAGAAATATTCAGCCTTGTGGATGGGTAACTATTGAAGATGAATATGAACCGACTCTAGAAGTATATTATGAAGATATTCATCCGCATAATGGTCCTGGAATTGCCCCATTTACAATTGGCTTTTGGGATATTGAGTGCTTTAGCGCAAGTGGTGATTTTCCTTTAGCAAAGAAAGACTATTATAAACTTGCAAAGCAACTTCATGAAAAGGTTGTAAACTATACTGAATTAAAAGATACAATTATTAAGTGTATTCAAACTCCTTATACTCCTCCCAAGGGCATGGATGGTATCTTTCTTAAAACTCCTATTCCGCCATACCATAATCTAGAAACTATTCTTGGCGACACAAAATTTAAGAATCAGATTCAAAACTATTTCGAGAAAGAATATAATTTAGATACACTAAATAAAACTCTAAAAAGTAATCTTTCAAAACTTCTTCCAATTGCTGGCGACCCAGTTATTCAGATTGGTATTGTTCTTTCTGTGAATAATAGTATCAAAGAGCAGCATATCTTTGTGCTGAACGGCTGTGATGAACTAGATAATATTATTGTACATAATTACACATCAGAGCGAAACATGATTCTTGATTTCATCAAGTTCCTAAATCAAAAAAATCCTGATATTCTTATTGGATACAATGTATTTGGCTTTGATGAGCGATATCTATTTGAGCGTATGGAGGAGCTTGATATTCAGAATCATGTTAGTTTTCAGAAGTTGAGTCGCATTGAAGATATTGTGAAGTATGATATTCGCAAACCAATTGTAAGCCTACAAACAAAGTTCTTATCTTCTTCAGCACTTGGCGATAATAATTTGTATATCTGGACAACCACTGGAAGACTACATATTGATTTGTACTTTTACATTAAACGTATTGAGAATCTTTCATCGTATAAATTGGACGATGTATGTCGTCATTACATGAGTGGCAAACTGTCTGGTATTGAGATTAAATCTGATAAATGGTTCTTACAAACAAAATCTACTAATGATGCTGAGGTTGGAAAGTATCTTGTACTGCTTGATGAACTTGGCGATACAATTGTTGAAAAGCGAAAGATTATAGAAGTTATTCCTTCAAAAGGTATTGTAATTGATGGCGCAGATAGTTCATTTGAAGAAAGTGATTTAACAACAATTGTAATGTGGGCGATTGTAAAAGACGATGTATCTCCGGCAGAGTTATTCAAACTTCATCAGAATGGGGGTACATCAGGTCGAGCAATTGTTGCAAAATATTGTATTCAAGATTGTGTATTAGTTCAACAACTCTTTAGTAAACTTGATGTATTTAATAATGCTATGGCCATGGCAAACACATGTAGCGTACCTATTAGTTATATCTTTATTCGAGGCCAAGGTATTAAATGCGAAAGTCTAATCTTCAAAGAATGCTCTATGCGTAACCAATTAATTGAGGTGCTGCCTACACCACTTCAAAAAGAAGATGATAATTATATTGAAGAGTCTTATGAAGGCGCAATTGTATTAGACCCAAATCCTAGCTTTTATGCTGAGTCTCCAATTGGTGTTGCCGATTTTGCTTCTCTATATCCATCAACAATCATTTCTGAAAATATTAGTTATGATACTTTGCTATGGTCAAAAGACTATGATATGTCTTATAATTTTACAGGGTATTCGTTTGGCTCTAAAGATGCAGAGAAATATCTAACATCTGATGTAAAATTCACAGATATTGAATTTGATATTTGGGCACCAGACCCGAATGACACTCGTAAGAATCCTGAGAAGTTAAGAACAGGTATTCGTATTTGTCGGTACACTCAGCAACCAGACGATAAAAAAGGCTCTCTTCCAGATATTCTTACAAAACTTCTTGCTGCACGAAAGTCAAAGCGCAAAGAAGCAGAAAAGGAGAATGACCCTTTCAAGAAAGCACTACTTGATGCCGAGCAGCTTGCTTATAAACTTACAGCCAACTCTCTTTACGGTCAGTTAGGCTCTCCAACTTTCAAGGTTCGTCTACAGCATCTTGCTGCTTCTACTACTGCGTACGGCCGCAAACAGATTCTCTTTGCTAAAGATGTTATTGAAAAGTTTTACGGACCTGGTGCAAATGATCCTAGATGTGAGGCATTGACGGTATATGGAGATACAGATTCTCTATTTATCAACTTTAATGTAAGAAATCCTGAAACACAAGAGCGGCTACAAGGAACTGAAGCAATTGATAAGACTATTGAGTTGACAGAAGAAGCTGGTAAGTTTGTAACTCGCTGTTTAAAGAAGCCTCATGACTTTGAGTATGATAAAGTCTTCTATCCATTTATTATCTTTAGCAAAAAGCGTTATGTAGGAAATAAATATGAAGGCGATTCCAAGCACTACAAGCAAACGTCTATGGGTATCGCTACAAAGCGTCGTGACTATGCTGGTATTGTGAAGAATGTATATGGCGGTGCGATTAAGATTCTACTAAATGAAAAAGATGTACTCAAAGCATTTAACTTTGTTCAAAATACATGTAATGATCTTGTAGATGGGAAAATCAGCGACCATCAACTTACACTTACAAAATCGCTAAGGTCTGAATATAAATCTCCAACGCCGCCTCCTCATAAAATTCTAGCAGAGCGTATTGCGATTCGTGACCCTGGTAACGCACCTAGCTCTGGCGAACGACTTCAGTTTATGTATATTCTTCCTGAAGTAGGGCAAATCGCATCAAAACTACAAGGTGACCGCATTGAGACACCTTCTTATATCAAAGAAAATAAACTTAAAATTGACTATAAATACTATATTGAACATCAGATTCTCAACCCTATTACACAGTTATTTGGTCTCTTTGTTGAGCAGTTGCCCGGTTACGTAAAACCCAGACATACACTATGTGTCGAGGAACGAGAAAAATATAGTGGTGAGTTACTATTCAATGATATCTATGGAAAATGTGGTAATCAGAATGTTAGGAGTTTTGCAAATAGATTTGGCTTTAGTGTAAATGAACCAGAAAAAAAAATAAAGACAAAAACAGTGAAACCAATTTCTGCGCCAGTACAAAATAAAAAAAAGCAACTTGTGAATTATCCAAAACTAGATAGATACTTGATTCAGCAGTATGATGAAGAGATTAAAAAGCGTAAAGATAAAAAGAAAAATAATGATAATAACACAATAGTTATTGAAGGATGAACGATTTAAAAATAGCAGAAACAATTGATTCATATATTCAAAAATGTAAAGATAATTACAATAATATGTTAGCCAGAAAGTCTTTTGCTTATACTACTGATTATAATAGTTATTTTAGTGTAATAAGAGATTTTTTACTGAAGAATCCTATTTTTTCTTCTGTTAAAGTTATTCAATTAGATAGAAGCGCTGAAAATGGTTATCCTCATACCAGACCCGAGATAATCTGTATTCCCAGTAATGCTAGATTTCCTAGTCTAGAAACAACACTCTATCATGAATACGTTCATATCCATCAGCGTAGAAATATAAATCTATGGACTACATATTTAAAGTCTGAAGGTTGGGAACCTATACATGAAGAACTAATACCAGAGCGATGGAAAGAAAGAGTGCGTTTTAATCCTGATACTATTTATAGTCAGTATTGGTGTTTTCAAAAACGTTATGTTCCTTTACCAATCTTTACTAATTTAGGAAATCCAAAAATGGAAGATGTTAAAGTAATGTTTTATGATTTAGATTCTGGTATTTTAGAGCATACTATGCCAGATTCAATGATTACTAAATATAAAAATAATAGACAAATAGAGCATCCGTTTGAATTATACGCAGTAATGATGGAAACTAAAATTAAAAGTGATGAAGATATATTATTATTTATGCGCACGACAACCTAAACATACATTTATAGGTAAAAACAATGAGTTGGGTTACTATATTAACACCAGTCTTCAACGGTATAGAATATCTTGAAGAATGTTATAAATCTGTACTTGAACAATCTGATAAAGAATGGTTATGGATAATTGGAATAAACGGTCATGGAGATGATACAAATTTAGTATATACTACTCTAAAGAATAATATCACAGACCCAAGAATTATAGTGAAGAATTATTGCACAAAAGGAAAAGTGGCAACATTAAATGAAATGATGAAAGATATAAGTACAGAATATATTGCTCTTTGTGATTGTGATGATGTATGGTTTCCTCAGAAACTAGAGATTCAAAAGAAGATTTTAGAGTTGAATCCAATAATAGATGTATTAGGAACAGGACTACAGTATATAGGAGAGCTAAGCCATGTTCCAGAATTACCGCATGGTATAATAAGTCTAGATACTCTTTTTAGTGTAAATCCAGTTGTAAATTCAAGTGTAGTTATGAAACGAAATATAGCATTCTGGTATGATAATTTTGGATTAGAAGATTATGATTTATGGTTTCGTCTTTTATTAGAAGATAAAAAAATATTTACAATCAAAGAACCTTTTATTTATCACAGAATTCATAAAGAATCTTATTTCAATAATTCTGGGAAACAAGATTTAACTGGGTTATTAAAATATTATAATAAAAAGGTAAAAGATGTTACAGTAGTGACAGCATATTATCCATTCAAGTCTAAATTTTCTATTAGCCATTATATGGAATGGTTACAGTTTTGGAAAACTCAACCATGTAATTTAGTATTCTTTACAAGTGAAGAGTTTGTACCTTTAATAGAAAGTTTGCGTACTAATTATACAAATACAAAAGTAATAGGGCTTCCATTTGATAGTCTAGAAGCATTTCAAAAATATTCTAAAGACTTTTGGATTCAGCAAAAATCACTAGATCATGAAATATACCATACATATGAATTATATGCAATATGGTATGAGAAAAAAGAATTTGTAAGAAAAGCGATTATATTAAATCCATTTTCAACAAGTAAATTTGTATGGTGTGATGCTGGTATTTGTAGAGATAAAACATGGATTCCAATAATAAAATCATTTCCTGCTTCCAATAAAATACCAGATGATAAATTTTTAGTATTACGTATAACAGATTTTGAAAAGCATGATGATTTTTTAAAAATAAATTGTGTAGGAGGAGGTATTTTGGCTGCATCGAAAGAATGCTGGATTGATTTTTGTGACAACTATGATATTATGATTGATAAATACAATAAGTCTAATAAATTTGTAGGAAAAGACCAAAGTATTATTGCTTCTATGATAAAAGAAGAGCCAAATAAATTTGAGTTAGTAAAACGTATTGAAGGATTTGATGATTTTATGTGTTGGTTTTCTTTGTTATTTTATCTTCGCTTATGAGTTCTTCCTCTAATTTTATATAAATATTTATATTTAGTTCCACCAGATTGATTATTAGTTTCTGGTTCAGAATTATTTTCTTCAGAATTATTTTCTTCAGAATTATTTTCTTCAGAATTATTTTCTTCAGAACTATTTGGTTCAGAACTACTCTTCTTAGAACCTAACAACTCTTTTCCTGCTTTTGCCAATAATGCCATACCTTTATCATAATCACGTTGTGCGTTAGCAAGTTCTCTATTTGCCATTTTTGTAGCTGTTTGCTGTACGTAACCTTCTTTTAGTGAATTAAATACATCTTGAGAAAAGAAAAATACTCTTTGTTCTGAATCATCACTAGTAAAGGTTGTAGTTTCTGGTTGAATTAACCACGTATCAGAATCAACCGTCATATTTACAGTAATTTCATCATCTACAGATTGCATTAATGTTAATATAATTTCTGACCTTAAATTTTCCGCTAAATTAGAACCATCTACTTTAGAAGCTAAACTTTCATATGATACATCAGAAAGAGGAGTAGTAGGAATATCTTCATCTTCAGAATTATCTTCAGAATTATTATCAGACTCATCCTGTCCTCCTTCAAAATCTGGTACTACTTCTTCATTATAACTTTCATAACCACTATCATATACTGGCTCGATAATATCTTCTAAAGCTTTAGAAAATTCATCTTCATCAGCATATATTTGAATAGGTATAGATGGATGAACTGTATTTATAAATTTCTTATAAAATTCATCAGCATAAAAAGGCTCAACTGTTTCTCTATATTTTTTATAAAATTCATCAGCATAAGAAGGCTCAACTATTTCACCACCTTTTTGTGCTTTATAAGCTGCAGCTTTTGAAATACGTTCTAACCTTTCCTTAAATGTTTCAGGTTTCGCATATGTTTCTAAATATGATTTCATACGACTTATATCATTTGAAGTTGTTGGATATGCTATATTTGGAACAGGTTTTTGTACCTCTGACACCTGACCCTCTGACACCTGACCCTCTACATTCTCTACATTCTCTACATTCTCTACATCCTCATCCTCTACATCCTCATTATTAGAAAATGACGGTGCTTTTAGAGCTTTAACTTGCTCATCTGGTTCGAGTTCTTGAAATTCCTCATCGTTTACAAATTCTGTATCAAGACTACAAGTAAATGAAACATATACTGGTTCATTCCATTTATCTTTTGGAAATGTAATTGTATCTTGATCTAGATCTAAATAATCATTTGATGTTGTTATAGTGAAAGTTACATCTTCTCCAGGATCATCTTCTAATGTAAAAGCAATCCCGCCTACAATAGGGGCTTCATCATCTTCATCTTCATCTTCACCAGGAGGAGGAGCCTCACTATTTACAACACGAGTACCAGTACTTACTGGTACAAAATCTGGCGTTGAATCTGGTAATGGAAACACAACTCTATTAGGATCTATTGCAGGAGTATTACCTCCTGGCCCATCATCATCAGTACTTGGCCAACGTGGCCCCATTCCTCTAAATAAAAATGGTAAAAATAAACCTAATAAGTTCATTAACATATCACTAATCTTATTTAAAAACTTTTTAAATTTCTCTTTAAAAGATTCTTTCTTTTTTTTCATATCCCCACGTGAATCTTTAGCTTTTTCAGCATCACGTTTTCCTTTATTTGATGCATCATTATCCTTTTGATTCGCTGGTTTTGTATCGTCAGGGTCTCGTGTTCTTTCTGCTCTTTCTCTTGCTTCTTTTGATTTTTGCTCTTTCTTTTTTGCATCTCTTTCAGCTTTTTCATGTTTCTTCTTAGCATCATCTCTTTTTCTTTTTGCTGCATCAGCGTCTTGTTTTGCCTTTTCAGCTTCTCTTTTTAGTGTTTCTCTTTGTTCTGGTTTTGTTGAAGGATCCCCATCGGCCTCATCTGCTCTTTGTCTAGCTTCCTTTGCTTCTCTTTCCTTTTTTTTAAATTCAGCTTCGCTGTCATCTAATTTTTCCTTTGCATCTCTTGCTTTTTGTCTGGCGTTTTCAGCGTCAGCCTTTGCCTTAGTAGATTCAGTTTTTAATTTATTTGGTTCACTAGGATCACGAATATTATCAGCTCTTGTGTTAGCTTCTCTAGCAGCAGTTTCTTTCTTTCTAAATTCAGCTTCTTTGTCTCTTAAATGTTTCTTTGCGCTTTCTGCTTTTTTTCTAGCATTATTTGCATCTGCTTCTGCTTTATCTGCTTCTGTCCTTAATGTATCTCTATCTTTTGCTGATAAATTCGGGTCCTCAGACCTTTCTCTTGCCAACTTTGCTTCTCTTTCTTTTTGTTTTGCGCTGAATTCTTTTTCTCTAACTTGTTCATTGACCCTATCTCTTGCGTTTCTAGCTTTTTCAGCATCTGCTTTTGCAGCATCTGCATCTTCCTTTATTTTACTTTTTTCATGAGGCTCACGAATATTATCAGCCCTTGTTTCCGCTTCTCTTGCAATTCTCTCCTTTTCCTTTACTGCCATTTCTTGTTCTTTTGTGCGGTTCTTAGAATTGTTATATTCTTCTCTTGCTTTTTGTGCCTCTGCTTTTGCCTCATCTGCATCTCTTTTTAATTGATTCTTTTCTTCTGGAGATTTAAGTTGATCTGCTCTATTTCTAGCCTCTTGAGCTTTTAGTTCCTTTTGATGTGCTTTTTCTCTTAATTTTTTGCTTTTTCCTTGTGCTTCTTTTACTGAATTTTCTGCCTTTACAGCATCTCTTTCTGCAGCCTTTGCCTCATTTTCAGCCTTCTTAGCATCTTTTGCATTTAAATTAGGGTCGTTTGCTCTTTCTTTAGCAGCATTCGCTTGTTCTCGTTTCAACGTAGCTCTTTCTTTAGCCTCTGTAATTTTATTCTTTGATAGATTGGCTTTATTTCTAGCAGCATCTGCATCTTTTACTGCTTTTTGCTCCTTTAGTTTTGCCGCTTTCTCAGGACTGTGTAGAGAATCTAATGCATCTTTTATCTTTCTTTTTGCTGCAGCAAGAGCATCTGCCAATGAAGCTCTTTTTGCGGCAGTAGCTGGATTTTCTAAATTAGCTCTACTAGCTGCAGCATCTCTTTGCGCTTTTGATACTGCCGCTGCTTGCTCATCTGATTGTTTTAATGCTGCTTGAGCACCTTTTTCTTCAGTAGTTAGTTTTTTACCAAATGAAGAAGCTTTTTTTGCGGCAGCTTCATCTGCCGCTCTTCCTAGTTCACCATCAAATAAATCCCTGAGGCTTGACTTTTTAGCAGCTATAGTAGCAGCTTTTGTTTGACCAACTATTGCGTTTGTTACTGCTTTATCGGCCTGCTGTGCACTTTCTAAAGCAGCCTTAGTGGATTTACTTTGTTTTGCAGCAGCTTTAGCAGCATCGGCAAGTTCGCTAGCATTAGCTTTTACTGATGCATTTACTGAGGATTTCTTTTTTCCAAATAATTTTGCTAAAAAAGAATCTGGTTTACTAGGTGTCGCTTTTACAGCCTTTACAGAACCTGTCTTTGGTGTTGATGTTGGTAATAAAGAACTAAGTGATCTTTTCTGACCACCCTTTTTCCTAGTAAAATCTTCTGGAATTGTTCTATTTTTTTTTATTGTATTTACCATCCCTAATACAATTACCTAATTAATAGTGATACTCTTGACGACTATGAACAAAAAGTAGTTTTAGATAACAAGGTAATAGAGTCGTTTTCAACGACTCGTCCAAGTCTGCTCGCAACTGCTACAGATGTAAACAAACTTCAAATTCTCAGCATCATATTTAATTACATATACCTTGCGCTCATCCGTGCCTTTGTTAGAGCCACACTGATTATTCGGGCATTTCAAGTCTTTTAGATATGGTAGCGTAGGATCTTGCCGGGTAAATTCATTAAGAAGAATCTTATATGATTCAGAAGAACGATTCTTGATATAACTTTCCATAATCAACCCACCTTTATCGTCTTCCTCATGACCACATGTCTTACAAACTCTACGAAGTTTATTATCTTCAACTACAGCATTAAGATAATAACGACAAGTGGGACAGGTTTTAAAATAATCCATTTTCCTAGTAATACTTGATTATATTGTTTTAAACTTTTAATTTTTTATGTTTTCTGTTTTATACTTTCTGTTTTATACTTTCTGTTTTATACTTTCTGCCATTTTTTTCCAACTCGTACTTCCAGTCATGGAGTAAGGCAGAATTGTATATAATACTTCATGCGTTTTCGCTTTTTCTTTTATTTTTTCTTTTATTAATTCATAATTATTTTGTATAGTAGTTTTAAAAGTTTCATCTTGTTCAATGTATTTCTTATAGTAGTTGCTTTCATACATACTTAAAAATAATTTACACATTTGATGTTCAATAAAAGATGCATATTGTTGATTTTTTGGATGAGATAATGTTGTTAATTCATATGCTGGTTCTTGTGTAAGAGGATTATTTGTCATTAAAGAATAAATTGATAATAATATAGTTGTAATATTCATAGAGCTTGCCCATTTTGGTCCAGAATAGGTTCCCAAAATCGATAAGCATACCTTTCCGTCCACGTAAAAATTGGGGTGGAATCTTGTTTTTCCGTCATTTGTTCTATATAAAACAGATGGAGGTGTAAAAGGATAATCATCAGGAATTGAAAAACTATATTCTAATGGGCAGAATTCATAAGGCGTGTCCTTTGGCCCGAACATAATACTTGTTGCTTTTGTCATATTTTCGCCTTCAAGAAAATAATATATACCGGTTGTTTTTAAAGTCCCATCATTCATATGGAGTAATTCTTTTTGAAGTCTCTTAGATATCATAATTAAATAGGACTAAGTTGCTTTATGCCCTAAAGCAAAAAAACAAAAAAATTGGGTAAAAAATTTGCCTAGTGAAAGTATAGAAAATGAATTCCTTACTAAGGAATCATGAGTTGTTTTCTTTCTTAAAAGAGCATGCCTCTGGTATTAAAGAGGCAAATTTCACAGGCATGGGTGGAGAAGCGGCTGGAAGATGGTCGATTACAAATGAAGATTATCCTAAATTTTATGATCTTCTTCATGATTATCTTTGGGTAAAGCAAGGAACACCAGTAAATATGGTAGAGCGACCTCGTAAAAATGAATCAAAACCTCTTATGATTGATATTGATTTTCATTATTCTCTGGAAAACAATAAGATTCGTAAGTTTAAAAAAGAGCAGGTCCATCAGTTTACAAAGCATATTGGAGAAACTCTACGTAAGTTCTTGAAAATTGAAGCCTATGAACGTCTTCGATTCTTTATTACTCAGAGACCTGCACCATATCGTGAAGGAAGCAAGCCATTTATCAAAGATGGTATTCATATTCTCTGCCCTGATATCGCACTAAAAAATGAGAAACAGAAAGTGATTCGCAATTACATTCTTCAAGAAGAATTTCTTAAGAATAGTTTTGAAGGGACAGGTTATATCAATAAGGATGAAGAGGTATATGACGAATCTATGACACGCGATCAAGCGTGGTTTCCATATGGCGAATCAAAACCTAGTATTCCTCCTTATCTTCTGCAAAATGTATTTGTATATGACCCAGTCAATGACGACTGGTGTGAAGAGGAACCAACAAACTATTCTAATCGCGAACTAATGGAGAAGCTGAGTATTCATTATAATATTCCGGATGACAGCGCAGAGGTTAAGGACGTTGTAAAGGAAGAGTATAACACGCTACTAAATGGAAGACCATTACCCGAAGTTGAAGCGTCAGAGATCCAACTTCCTAATTTTCAGGATTTCCTTCTTTCTCCTCCGACCGAACAAGAAAAGTCTCTAATCGAACGTCTTGTTCTTGAGTGTCTCAGTGTAGATCGTGCTGAAGGATATGAGTCTTGGATGCGAGTCGGTTGGGCGCTACACAACATTGAAAAGTCTGAAGAAATGTTCAATCTCTGGATGGATTTCAGTCGTAAATCTACTAAGTTTCGTAGTAACAATGTCGCTCAACTCAAAGCAGATTTCTTCTATAAAATGAGGTCGGATGGGCCTCGTCTAACAGAGCGCAGTCTTCATATTTGGGCGAAGAAAGATAATCCAGAACTATACAAGAAAATTGTTGATGAGTGTATTTACGAATATATTCGTCAAGAAGTCGATGGCACGCATTATCATATGGCAAAACTGATTAAGAAAATTTACAAGAATAACTATGTGGCTTCTATTAACAATCGCGATACAGATTGGTATTATTACGATGACCAGATGAATATGTGGAGACATCTAAATCAGGGTATTCAGCTCAAGACAAAAATTAGTACTGAGGTTGCTGGATATATTGCGCAAGTCCAGCACAAATATAGTATGCGGGCATGCGATGAGCGAGTTTCAAAGAGTGACCGTGAAGTCGCAGTTGCAGAAGTAAAGCGATTTCAAAAGATGCAGAACTGTCTATTCACAAATGGCTTTGTAGAATCCACTATGAAAATGTCAGAAACTGTATTCTGTGATGAAGACTTTACAAACAAACTTAACAAAGACCCATATCTATTTGCTTGTAAAAACGGTGTTATTCAACTCCGCGTAAAAGCAGAAGGCAGTAATGAAGAATCTGTAATCTTCCGCCCGGGCATTCCAGAAGATTATCTCAGTTTCTTGGCCGGCTATAACTTTCCAGAACATGACGCTATTAATTATGTGCCATACGATGAAAAGAATCCAGTGTATAATGAAATCTTTGATTTCTTTGACAAGATTTTCCCAAACAAAGAGTTGCGTAACTATTTTCTGCGACTGCTAGCGAGTTGCCTAGAAGGTATGAATCGAGAGCAGTGTTATTACACATGGGAAGGTGTTGGTGGTAATGGTAAGTCAAAGATTGTAGAGTTGATGCGCCTAACCTTTGGTGACTACCAGACTTCTCTCCAGGCCACTACTTTGACTAGGAAGCGCCCAGAATCTGGCGCAGCAAATCCAGATATTATTGCTATCAAAAATAGACGGTTCATCTATCTTCAAGAGCCTGATGACAAAGAGCCTCTCAATACTAGCCGCATGAAGCAGTTTAGTGGTGAGGATATGGTAGAAGCTCGCGGATTATACAAAGACCAAGAGAAGTTCAAGGTTTCTGGTAAACTAAATATGATGTGTAACTCAAAGCCTATTATTCGCACAATGGACCGAGGCACTTGGCGCCGTATCCGAGTAATTCCTTTTGAGAGTAAATTCGTATCAGAAGATGATCCAGAATATATTTCAAAGAAAAAGAATGTATTCCTTCGGGACAATGAACTAGATAATAAACTAGTACAGTGGCGTGAGCCTTTCCTAAGTCTTCTCGTTCATATCTATACAACTCAGTATTTGAAGACCGGTCTTGAGCCGACTCCAGCGATTGTAAAGAAAGCAAGTGAGGAATACAAAGAATCAAATGATTCTTACGCAAAGTTTGAGAATGAGCGTATTCGTAAAGATGAAGGAGCTAAGATTACATTCCGCGATATTGAGCGTGCTTACAAAAAGTGGGTTGAACTTTCTGGTGGCTCTGCACGTCGTTTGAATTCCCAAGAGTTGCTCAAACGAGTGAATGATGAATATGGCGTACCGAATGATGGTAAGTTTTACTATGACAGAATTGTCTTCAATGATGATGAAGATGTAGAGCAGTTTGATTCCGCAAAAGCGGAGTCAAGTGTATAGAACTAACCAAATCTTTGAATAAGGAATACTATTAATATATATACAAATGTCATTAATAATAAATACATCATAGTCATAATAACTGGTGCGTTAGAATAACTTAGTATATATGCAAGAATTGTAATTATAAATATACCAAGCCCAGAGAAAAGTATTAATAAACTATAGTCTTGTATGCTAGTTAACCTATTTTTAATAGGATTTGCTTCTAATTCTTGTTCTCTTTCTATATACTCGCGATTATATGTCTCAGTAGCATCTTTAATATCTTGTAAAATTACTTTTTTACCTTCTATTGATTGTGTTTTTAACAGAGTTTTAGATTGTAAATCCTCTTGATTTTGTATTGTTAGTTTTGAATTTAGATAACTTGCTGTATCTAACAATAATCTTGCATCTAAATCGCTTGCCATCTAATATTAACCAAATAAGTTTCCATCAGATGTTTGACAAGATGTTGTACATGTTTGAACTCGGGATGTTCCAACGTTTCCTGTTTCTGTTCCTCCAGCAGTATGAGGCACTGTAGGATTTAAAGTTCCATCTCCAAAATTATATCGGTCCCAAACAGTTTTACTACGTATTCTAGGAAGTACAACTGCTTTATTTAATATAATAACAATTAAAAGAAGTATTAAAATAATACTAACAATATATAATGCAATCTTTGAAAATAGACCATAAAAATTTAAATAATATAATCCAATAAATATTAATATTACTATGAATGTAATTTGTAATATAAATATTGTATCTATTCTGCTATTATATTGATATTCACCAAGTTGATTTATTCTTGAATAAAATGCATTATCATCTTTTTCTTGGTCAGTAGGCATCTTAATTAATATTCATAAAATAAAATAGTGTGCCAAGAGCTACTAAATTAACAAAGTAAAATGCTTGTATTTGTGTTTTAGCAATAGAATTTTGTTGTTTTACATTATCAAATTGTAAATGCGATACATATGTATCTACAAATGACTCTTTTAAAGGAGTTGTAAATCCTTCATTAACAATATTGCTGCTCCAAAATTCATTAGTAAAATCACCACCTGTAATATCAGGTCTCATTCTATTTACACTATAATTATTTATAAACCGGGAAACATCTCTTAAATCTTGGATACGCTGGTCTGTTATTTTTGCGTCATTTAATGATTTGGGGTCATTAACATAATCAATAGAATTATTAAGATATGTATTGAGATTTGTTTTATATTGATTTTTATAGAATAATAATTCTTTGTTAATTTTATTTAATGCATCATTTTTTGAATCAGTATCTTGAATTGGGTTTCCTTTCGTGGCAAATGAATTAAAAATAATTTGTAAAGAACCTGCTGTTAATAAACCGTCTGTATTTCTAGATAATCCAATAATTGGTATTACTGTATCAGCTGGATTAAATGGGTCTGAGCCACTACCATCGCTTATTACTTTTCTTGAACTACATTGATATAATGAAGTGTATAAAGAAGGGTCATCTTTACATTTTTCATATAATTCTACACTTCCAGCACATATTTGTAAATTATTACACCAAGAGCAATCCGGAGATTTTAAACAACTACTACAGTCTTTATTATTAGAACATTTTCCACCAAATAATGGACTATTTATATTTGCGCCAGAACTATCTACTAATGAGCCAGCATCACAGCTAGCTGAACTTGATGCAGTTGATTCTCTAGGACATAGTCTATTAGAGGATAAATCAGAGACACATTTTCTTGTAGTTATACACCAGACGCATCCAAACGAATCTGCACATGTTTCACAATTTCTAATAGATGTACAATTCCGAAACATTTGAAAATACTCATATGTTTTATATACTATAAATCCTACTATAATTATTAAAACTATAGAAAGAGCTACTAAATTTATTTTAGATTTGGCCATTCTATCTAATTATGCTTTTCTTAAATATCCTACAACTACTACTATAATTAATGCAATAACTAGTAATATTGTTCCGTATCCAAAAGGGAATATTTTAGCTAATTTATCTAACATAGGTGAATCTATTGTCAATGTAGTAGTTAAATTAAATGTAAAACCAATAGATGATAAAATTACTAAAAATACAAAGGCGTAAAAAAATATGCCAAGCGCAATTAATGTTATATTTGTAGATGTCCGTAAAGGTCTATTTAATGGAAACCAGCTTTCATAGTAACTTGTTTTATCTTTTTGCCTTAGTGATTTTACACGTTCTTCTGCTATCTTCATATCTTCTTTTGCTTGTATAATCTCTATATCTAAGTCTGTATCTGCTTCTATTTTTTCTTGTAAACTTGTTGCTGGATTTGAACCTACCATTTGTTGTAATGTAGGTAACAATGTACTGGTAATGAAACCTTTAATTTGAGCAGAACTAGGGCCATCAAAACTATTTGCTCTTTTTACAGGGTCTGTTGTACTTTCATAATTATACCAATTTATAAGTTCTTCAATCTTATTATCTATTTGGTCAGTAGTATACGCCAATAAATCGTCAGAATTTGGTGTTGTAGGTACAGTGCCACTCATTACTAATCTAAGGGACACAAACTCTATAAATTGTTTCTATACCAGCAGAAGCGCTAGGTCTTGTAATTTTAAGAACATCACCGGGAACTGCTCCAAGAATTCGTGACTGAATATCTTGATGATAACGAATAAATGGAAGATTCGAAATACTTTGAATATTAAGATTCTTTTTTAGAACTGGAATTTCATCCTTACTTAGAATTTCGTGAATTGGCACTAATACATGTTCTTGAGGATTATTCACAAGTGAATGTGCCTGAAAGAAGTTTAGACGTAGTTTCTTCTGGAATGTATTTAGAGCTGCATTATGAAAGACATCAACATTATTTACAGGCTCTAGTAGCATTACAATAACTTCAGTAGATTCAGGATTCACAATATATTCTTCAGATTCTTCATCAAAGAATGCGCCAATAAAACTTTGAATACTCTGTTTTAGACGGTGTAGACGATATACAACAATACATCGCTGAATATCAGATTTTTCAGAATCTTTCTTCATCAAATCCATACGAAGAGAATTTTTCTTTTCATTCTGAATCATAGACTCAATTTCCCAAGGCCCAAACTTTTCATAAGGACTAATATCATAACCCTTAGTTTTTAGGATAGTTAGAAGAGTTTTGCGGCTTCGGTATAGCACTTCAAACACTTCAGCATTCATTTTAACTATTAATTATAGTTCTATTTTTAAATCAATTTTATTGATTTTATCAAATCACTCCTCTTTCACAATATTTACTCTCATATTCGATGAACTTGGCGATGGAGAGCCGCTATTACCAGAACCACTTTCAGATGAATCTAATTTATTAATCGAGAATGTTGCTTTAGGGCTATTAGTTGTTGGAGAAGTACTTGCTGAGCGGAATCTTGATGGAGAATTTGGTCTCTTTAATATTGACCTTGGTCTTAAATCCTCTTTTAGAGTCGGTATTCCTTGTGCTTGCATTGCTTGCTGACTTGTATCTACTACCAATGTGGCTGGAGCATTCGGCACTTGTGATTGAACGGGCATCATCATCATTACTGGCTGCATTTGCATTGTTGCCATTGGCTGCATTTGCATCTGCTGTATTGGTTGTTGCATCATCATAGTTGGCTGAGACTGAACTACAGATTCACTTACAGATATATCATCAACATCTTCTTCATTTAATAGAGCATCCACTTTTTCTTTTGCCGAGATAACACTTAATTGTGGCAATTTCTCTATTGGAGCATCACCTTCTTCTAGAACCGGCTCTTCATTTGCGCCAAGTTGCTCTAATTGTTCATCTGTTGCAGTAACTTCTTCTTCTTCTTCCTCTCTAAACTCTGGCTGATTCAGATTTTTATATACACGTGGCTGTAATTCAGCATTTAATAGTTCTTTTACTTCTTTTTCATTTAGTCCTCGCAGTGGTGTTCTTCTCAGATGTGTAACATCCTTTGTTGTTAAATAGCGTAATCCTATATTCATATATGTATTTAATTCTTTATTGAGTACTTCAGATGAATAAGGTATTTCTATTCTACTAAATGTACTTGTGCTACGTTTTAATGTAGGGAGTAATTCAAAATTATTAATATTATCACCTACAAATTGTACGGGACCATCGCATAAAGAACATAAATAAAAATTATTCTTTACATTATAAATTGGTACAGTTCCACATCCATTACATACTATCATTTCTGTACCATCTGAGCGTTTCATTAATGTTTCTCTAAAAAAGTTAGCAATACCATGGCCTTCTAACGCCCATGTTTCCATTTCACCTATACGTAATCCGCCTTGATTGCCACGACCACCAGTTGGCTGATGAGTACGCTGCTCTCGTCTTCCTTCACCACGTGCATTCCATTTATCTTCTACCATATGTTTCAGTCTCATAGTATATACATTGCCCATAAAAATAGTGGATGGTATCATAGTACCAGTTGTGCCATCGTATAATATTTCTTCACCATATTTTTGTAGACCAAATTGATTTGTTAGCACGTTGCCAATATTTTCTTCAATACCGCCTTCGTTCATAAAAGCAGTTGCGTCTCCAATAAACCCTGCTAAGCATGCCGACTTTCCTAGTATAGATTCTAAAAGTTGAGCGATAGTCATGCGTGAAGGAATTGCGTGGGGGTTCATAATCATATCTGGGACAATTCCGTTAATAGAGCGAGGCATATCTACTGCGCGAACTAACATGCCAATTGTACCTTTCTGACCATGTCTGTTACTATTACCTGTAAATACAATTCTTCCATTTCTTCTTACTAAGAATACTTCTGATGGAACACTTATACAATAGACTTTACCTTGATAACGTTCAATAATTTCCTTTTGGCCATCTTGTTCATTTACATGACCATGATTCATAGTAGGTCTTAATCTTGTTTTACGTATACCAATTGCCCATGCATCAGCATTTGCCTTGAATTCTTTCCCTTTACTATTTAATGTAGGTGATACCCAACCCTTTTCATATCTAATAACAGAATATGATGTCCAACCAGCATGCTGGATAAGTTGCTGTATATCATCTTTTAATTTACTTGACGATGTGAAATATTTTAATGATGTTTTTGTTTTGTAACCATCACCGATACATAAACTCTCTACTAATAACTGGGACTGAGTTTGAGATAAATTAAATGTCCATTTTGGTAAGGATTTATTAATTGCTCCAACACTTAATACATCTAAATATTTAGCAATATCTTTTTCATTTACATAAAATTTATTTGTAATTATATTAAATGAAAAATTCCAACCTAGTACTTCACATGACTCTTTTAATTTTGTTCTAACAATTTCCTTATTTGCTGCAAATTCAACTCTAGATATATAGTCACTTTCTTTGATATATGTCCAGCCTTCAGCAATCCATATTCCAAAAAATGTTATCCAAGCATTTGCTTTATCACCCTTTGAAAAATTATAAGCTTCTATACTGATATCATTTTCAGGAATATTAATTGGTGCATCAGATTGATATCTTACACGCTTACCAATAATATTTTTTGCTTCTACTAAATCGTAATATTTATCATTTCTTCCTTGAATCCACATTCTATGATTCATTGTCGCTTTAAGACTTACTCCTTGCGATTCTACTTCATATAATTCTTCATTACAATCAAATACAAACTTTTCTTTTGGATTTATATATTCCATAGTATTATTTTCTTTATTCAACTGTGCGACTTTATCATCAATTGTCACATCTTTAATTGACACCCATCCTCTCGCTTCAGTTAGCACATCATGGTCTTCTGTTAAACAGAATTTATCCCCTAACTCTGGAATTCTATCTTGTAAAACACGAATTTTTACCAAGGCCAACCCTTTATTATTCACTGTAACTACTACATCTTGAACTGTTCCACTCGTCCATACTTGCGCAGTAACAGAAGCATCTTTCATATCTCTGCCTTGTGCTTGAATATAACGCCCAACAATCACAGTATTTTCATCTACATATTCACCTTTCTTAATAATACCACGTTCATCTAGTTTTCTGTAATCTACCCCAGCCTTTAGCGCCGTCCAGCCTGGTACATTAAGAGGGTTTGCTATTCGTGTCTTCGTGTGTGCTTTATCATCATCTTCTTCAAATGCTTCATAACTTCTAAATGTCATATTTCTAAACATGCCACGTTGAATCGAATCGGCATTAAATACAATACCGTCTTCTTGATTATAACCAGTGAAACAGCCCATTGCTAAAACTAAATTATGACCATAGCCAATTTGACCATCTGCAACATAATCATAATATAATGTTCGAACAAGAGGTGCTTCACCATAACATAACAAATGCGTTTGATTATCATAACGATTCATATAGTTTGTTGAATATATTGATATACCTTGTTTCGATTGACTGCATGATAATTGATTACGAGGAGATTGATTGTGATTTGGAAATGGAATCATTGATGTAAGAAGACCAACCATTGTGGAAGGATGTAACTCAACGTGCGTTGATTCTTTTGTAATTAATTCTGGATACATTGCAATATAGGCTTCATTTGATTCATATGGATCTACATATTCAATACACCCAATATGAGGAGCTAGTTTTTGTATATAATCTTCATAAGAAGGAATTTCAACATTTACTAGAGGGTCGGTAAATGTAGTGCTATGTATATCATATTGCTTTGTTAGCTCAAACGTGCCCATTACTAATTCACGCCATGTACTTGCGCCTTTAATTTTCTCATAAGGATATTTACCATTTTGTACAAAAACAATAGGACGGACCGGTCTTCCTTCATCGAAATAAAATGATACTCTTCTTTCACGAATATTAAAAGTAATAGAACTATATGCCGGTAAACATCCAGTATATTTCATTAATTTACAAATTTCTACTAATTTCTGTGGTTTCAAGCAAAATCCAATAATACCACTATTTATATAAACTGGAACCGCAACTTTCATCATAAGTGGTGTTAAATTATTTGATTCAAGAATTTCCATTTTATTATATAACCATTGTGTAAATATTTGCGGCTCCATAGAAATACTAATCGCAGTAAGAATAGATAGATTTTTTGTAATACCAATACTAGAACCTCCAGGGGTTTCTGATGTACAAAAATAACCAAATTGCGTTGTATGTAAACGACGAGGGCCTTGTAAGCCCATACTAGTATCAAAATCTAATACTACACGACGGCAATGAGATAAGAAATCTAAATACGACAATCTAGACAAAGGCTGTAACACTCCAGATTTATCTTCTCCAGCACCAGCACTCCATTTGCCCTTAAATCCTCGATTAATTCCTTCTGTAATATATCCTATATTGAATAAAGTATTAATGTTTCCTGGCAAGAAAATATTTAAAAAGTTTTGACCAGAATATATTGTTGTATTATATTTATATTCTTTATCTATAGTTCGTGCAACTTGTTTTGTCCATGTGTTATATGCATTTTGAAATAACATTCTTACAAGAAAGCCACTTGTTAAACAACGTTGATTACGAATATCATCTTTATCTGTACTTGTATCATAGTTTGCTTTTACTCGTAAAATCTTACGTACACAATCCGCTAAATACAATGCTTTATTCATAGGAGCGTTATCAACATGAATAAATGTTTGATTATATAATATATCATATATATGCGATTCAGAAAATCCTTTTGTTAGAACCTTCATATATTGAATTGCTGAATATGTATCGAGCAATGGATGCGCATCAAGAAGACTCTCATGTAATAACGGTGCTAAAATCTTTGCTTCAGTATCATTTTCATTTGGAAAGATACAGCGTAAAATATCTTCATCTGTTTGAACGCCAAATGCTCTAAATAAAACAAAAAGTGGAACTGCTTTTCTTACAAAAGGAATTGTTATTTCAATTGTATTTTTATTCTTCACTAGATTAAACGCAACACGTTTTACAAGTCGTGTTTTAGGATTTAAGCATTGGATTGACGCAAAGATTTCAGACTTAGGATTTTTTTCTTGTTTTGTAATATATAATGTATTAAATGCTTGTTCTTGACGAGTAATAAGAACTTTCTCAGAGCCATCCACAATAAAATACCCACCATAATCATAAGGACATTCACCAACATCTTTTAAAAAGACATTTGGCTTATCGTGTAAAAGACAATATCTTGAATGTAACATAACAGGAAGTTGAAATAGAGGAATCCGTGCAAGATAGTCATGTTCTTTATTTGTTGCTGGATCAAATAATACTACATGCTTTTCTAGTTTCCCATATTCATTTGGTCGAACAAATGTAACTCTAATAACTATTGCGGCTTCAACTGTAGAAGCATATGTTAAATTACGAAGACGTGCTTCATTTGGATAAAGAATACGGATTTCTTCATTATTTTTTAATGAAAGTGTAGGTGAACCAATAAAGAATTGATCGCCATTCAATCCTCCAATGAAAATTTCTACCTTGTAAGCATATTCATCCGTATTACCAATTTTTTCTTCTAAAAGTAAAATTGGATTTGCGGCTTTAATAATGGCAGAAATATCATTAGAAACAAATTGGTCAAAACTATTAATCTGATGATGCGTAAATGGATATGAAAAAGTTTTAAAGTATTTTTTCAATAAAGATTCAGCATAATACCTTGAATCAAAGCTTTGAATAGACATGATTCACGACCTAATGATATAGTAGTTTTGTTTTTTAAAGTCCTCTTTTATACTTATACTCTTGGTACTCTATTGCTAATATCTAATACACTAGAGCCTGGGCTTAATGGAATACTTAGTCTCATGGATTCAAAATCTTGACCTAAACTTGCTGGTATGCTTGCTGGAAACATCCGTTGTCCGCCTTTCATCACTTCATTTGATCCCATTCCAGAACTGATTTGTGGCGTAGTATCTATTTTACCACAATCAGCATCCATTGCAATCTTATTTATGTTATCATAGAAACTGAGACCGCTGCTTACATATGGTAAATAAGAGCCATGGGTGCCATCTAGTCCGGGACGTAATGTATAGTCAATTGGCGCAGAGCCACCGCTTTGTTTTCGGTTCTTTCGTGTTCCTTTACCACCGCCACTTTTCTTTTGTAGTTCTAAATATGATGCTGCCTCTTTCTCACCAATAGGTTTACCAAATTTAGATTTCCAAAGTTTTTGAAATTCACTAACAGTCATTTTGGGGTTTGCTTTTACTTCTCTATCAATCTCTTCAAATAGTCTGCGAAGTTGTGGTATTGTTTTTGGTTGAACGTGTGAATTATTTCCTCTAACCTTTTTGCTTCTTCCTTTTTTTCTTGTTAATCTTGGCATCTACTTATACTTTATAATTGTTTCTCTAGTTCTATAATCTTTTCAATAGGAATATTGGAATATTTTGGTTTATCAGAAATAAATGCTTGCTCTTTTGGTTCAAATACCGTAATTTTAGGAAGTGTGATTTTAATATTTGTAAATATATTTAGAGTGGCAATTAAAATTCCAACTGTTATTATAACACCAAATATTATAGGTATATAGTTTTTCAAATTATCCCTCCAAGGTGAAATTAAATATTCATGTTTAAACATCATATAATGAGCGTATACTGCTATACAAAAAAAGATTACAGTTAATATAAAAATAATTTTAGGTGTAATTTTAGGAACTATTGCAAAAACAAATACACCACTCATTAATAAAACAAATAAACTTGGTAGAAACAATTCCATTTCCTCTATATCTTATCAATTAAATCTATTTGCGTAATAAAGTGTTTTCTACAGCAAGCGCGTTTCAGATTTAGTTTATCCATAATTACTTTTTCTGGCGTAGTAGGAATTGTATTACCATCAAAATAATACCTCTCAAGTGATTCTCCTTTCTTTAGTTTTTTAATTTCTTCTTGAAAGTATCTCCATTTATCGGCAATCATTTTGCCACAACTCATACAGCGAATTGGAATAATCATTTCTAGTATAATACAAAATATATTTAAAGTATTTTAATTTTTTTAGTTTTTTGTATGATAATTATCCTGCGCTATAATTTTTATATTACATTGTATTTTGCTTTTAGAAATGTCCTCTGTGTCTAATGCTAGCGGCAATAACTACCAGGGATTCAACCCCGTGGGGCGTAAGATTCGTGCTTTAGAGGCTATCGTAGAAACTCTACGAAAGGAACTTGATGAACTGAAAAATAGACCCTCTCAAAGCGGCTCGGGACAGGCTGGCCCTCCGGGTCCTATTGGTCCTGCTGGTCCTCAGGGTCCTCAGGGTCCTAAGGGTGAAGTAGGACCAACCGGTCCTCAAGGTCCTAAGGGCGAACAAGGACCTTTAACATATATTGCTATGCCCCAGAGCAATATGACCACGTCAACTGTAGCTCCTACAGTTTCTACAAGTGCTTAAATCTCCTTACGAATTGCTCGTAATGATGATTCTGAAATCTTAATATCTTCATTTTGGTCTAATTCAAAAGCAAGCCGTTTGAGACCAAGTGATGGGTACTTTTTAAAATAAGAATGAATAATTATTATTTCTTCATTCTTCCATTTTGACTGCCTTAGTGGCTGTTCTTTTATACTAATATCTCGCTGTTCCCCTTCACTTGTTATCTTGAGGCTACCAATATGTAATTTACCAGCGTGATGTAAATCATGACATGACTGGCATACTACAATTAAATTTCTAGAATCATCTTTATGAAGCCCATCTGGTAAAAAACCATTTGCATTTGCTTCTTTCTGCTGGACGATATGATGAACTTCTAACATATTGCTTCTAGAGCATTTACATACTTCACATTCTTTTACATCAATATTTTTGTTATAAGAAGTATGTTTAGAAGTTTCATTTAGAATCTCTTTACGAATCTCTTGAGCCAATTCTAAATATTCAGATGGAATATTCATAGCCTTTGCGACTTCTAATCCATAATATGTACTGCCAGGACCTTCTTCAAGATTTCTGTCATATACTAATAAATCCTTTACAGGGTCATAATGAACTTTCAGATGGTAAATTTTTAGATTTGTTAACTCTTGAATCTGTTTGATTTTATTTAATCCATGATAATGTGTTGCAAATATGAAACATGTACTTTTTCTCTGAAGCCAAATAATACCAGAAGCTACTAATGAAGTGGCAGATACAGACTCTGTTCCAGAACATAATTCATCTCCTAGCACTAAACTGTATTTATCTGCTTTTTTAAGAATTTCACGCAATTCAAGCATTTCTACTGCAAATGATGAAAGACCAGCATAAATATTATCTTGATTTAAAATTCTTGTATAAATTCCTCTAAACGGTTTTAATATAAATGAACTTGCTGGTACATAGCAACCAACTTGCGCCAGTAGCACAGCAATCCCAACAGCTTTCATGAGTGAAGATTTTCCAGAAGCATTCATGCCATAAAGCAACCATCCTTTCCCAGAATTTAATGATACATTATGTTTAACATATTCTACTCTTGTATTTTGTGATTCAATAAGTGGATGTCTTAGTCCAATAATTTCAACGCCAGAGCCATGCTCATTATCTTCAAAAATAGGTTTTGTAAAATTCTTTTCTTTACAAACTTTTGCCATAGAAAATAAAATATCAATATCAGAAACATAATCTTCAATCTGTAACCATAAATCTTTAAAAGTATCAAATAAATTATTACAAATTGGCGGCAATTCTTTTGACACAGAATCTTTTAATTTTAAACGTAATACAAATACTATATTATGAATATCCTCAAGATAAGAACTGGAGAGAGAGCCGTTTGATTTACGAATATTAGTATTAATGCTTATATGAGGCCATAATTCTTTCTTCGTATTTTTTAGCTTTGTATCAACATTGGTAATAATTCTTCGTGAAGCATCTATGGAAAACATATTTGATTCTTTTTCTTCAAACTTTAGAGATTCTCCAGTAAATTTATTTAGAGAATTTAAAAAAGTATTTGCTTTTGTTTTTTGTTCTTGAATTGCTTTTTCAAGTTCATATGTTTTAGGCGCTAAACTATTGTTTAAAAACGAAATATCATCACATGATTGTTTTGCTTTTTCAATATCAAATTGTGTTTTAAAATTTTCAATATAACCAATAAATGAATTACGTAATTCATTATTTACATGTAAAGGCGTGCCTTCTAGCATATTCATAATATCAAGAATTCTTGTATAACTTTGTTCTAGATTTAAAATATCTGTAGAATTCAAATTATAAAGTGTAAATTTATGATGAATTCTTTGTAAATCATATATTTGTTTTAATGCAAATTCAATCTGTTTCTTAGTAGAAGCATCTAAATTCATAGCAAGTTCTAAACGGTAAATACGCATAGATAGAACGCTAACATCGCTTAGCGGATATAATAGTCGTTCAAGAATTGCTCGTTTTCCCAAAGGTGTAAATGTTTTTTGGAAATAAGAAAGAATACTTTCATTTGTTGAAGAAATCATATTCAATTGATTTAATACATTATTTCCTAAATAAACATTATCTTCTGGCTTCCATACTGTATGCTCTTCCAGAATCTGTTTTGTAGATGGAAAATGGTCTTCAATAAACTCTAGAAGACGCACAAAAGATATTTCAATATTAGTGTGTGCACTAATATTTAGTTTAGCGTAAATTGAAATAATACTTTTATTTGAAAAGAATCTTTTAAAAACTTCTTCAGAATTAATAATTTTCTTTAAAGAATTATATTCTTTGATATGAAGAATTGTTGTAGGGATTCCTAGATTTTGTTTTAGATACTCTTCGTTTGGTTTTTGATATGTATCACCATTCCATAATACAAGACATTCACGAATAGGATGTACTTGGAAAAAATGTAGCAGTCGGTCAAAGTTCCAACTATCATATTTACCTTCTAGCTTCGAGCTGTAACTCAAACAGCGACCGGTAGAAATATCACTTACGCTAATAGAAAACATAGGCGCTGTGCTCGTTACTTCTTGTAAATACAAGCAACCAATAAATACAGAATCAGAAGAAAATGCTTCAACATGAGTTCCTGGTGAAAGAATCTGTGAAACCTTTCTAGAAAGAACTTTGTTTTGTATACTTTTTTCTTGGTCTACTACTACAACCGTCCAACCTTCTCGTGTAAGAACTGACGCAAATTTATGAAGACTTTGTTCTGGAATACCAGCAAATAAATCCTTGTTTTCTTTGTGTGTTAGTTGAATATTTAGTAACGCAACTGCTCGTTGCATAGATGTTTCACCTAAGCCTGTTTCTGGATGAATAGAATCATACATTTCATAGAATTTACCTACTTCTAGAAAAATGCATGTATTTGGGCCATATATTTTAGAATGCTCTTTATAGAGCCTTTGATACTCTTCTCTCATGGTTGCTATATTAATATAGTGATAGTTCTTTAACTTCTTTTATAATGCCTTGTGCTTCAGTTTTTTGCTTAGCAAAAAACTTTAGCGTAAAGGCTCAAAGAGCCTTATGCTTCAGATTTCTGAAAGAAATCTTTAGCGGGAAGCTTTGTTTACAAAGCTTTGTGCTTCATACTCATATAATCATTATAAATCTGTCTTATCATTATTTCTGGAGCCTTAGAATCTTTCTTAATAAGTTTCGCATCAGATAAAATCTTTTTGATTTCTTCTAAAGATTTTTCTTCAGAATGTTTTTTAATTGTTTTAGCCACCCCCAACTTTTTACGAAGATTCTTTAAAGAAAACTGAATTCGTTTAGAAGATTTACGTGTTTTGTTTTTACTTGTCATATAAGTAGTAGGCTTTAATACTGGCAAAGTCTTCGCAACAGATAATACAACCTTCTGCGTCTTTTTCTTAGGAGCATTTAATACAACTTTTACCTTAGGAGCTGCGCCTCCAGTTAATACAGGAGCAGAAATCTCAGCAAGTTTAGAAGGATTTACTCCTTCATTAGGAACTTCTGCCGTAGAAGAAGAGGAAGTCGTAGATTGAAGTTGAACTATAGCGCCTTGTGTAGAGCCACCTCCATTTTGATTTTTTCGCGAGCGTCTTTTTTTAGAAGATTTACCCATACCATCTATGGCTCCACCTGTTAAAATAATTTCTTTGGTATCTGACATTACACTAATAAATGTAATATTTTTTAATCTAGCAAAAAAAAAATAAAATTAAATATTAAAAACTAAATAAAACCATATATCAAAAATGTATCCTTCATATCATTCTGTGCTAAATAAGTATTTTAGCCAATGCGAAGGTCGCCATATCATCTTTCATCAAATTGAGTCGTTTAACACATTTATGGACATTGACATCCCAGAAATTATCAAAAATGCAAACCCAATTATTGTTCGTGGCTCTCCAGAGGTTCCTCTTTCTGGCCCACGCTCCGCACTTGCGTCAGCCACTGGGCTTTCTACATCCGCAGCAAATGCTCTTATGGGTTTCAAAGCTGATAGTATTAATGCTCTTGGCGGTCCTAAGTTTGAATATGAGATTCACATGAGTTTCGAGAATCTTGCTTTTCGTAAGCCTACTATTTTCGAGAACAATGGCGCAGTACTTCCTATGATGCCAAATGATGCGCGTCTCCGAAATCTTACATATGCTTCCCCACTATTCGTTGATGTTCGTATCAAGACTATCTTCATTGACAACACAAAGGACGGTTACCGCAGCATGCGTGAGCGACTATTTCCTAACGTCCATATGGGTAAGATTCCAGTGATGGTAGGTAGCAAGTATTGTTTGCTACATGACCAGACATACGTACATCCTAAAGTTCTTGGCGAATGCTCTGAAGATGCTGGCGGTTACTTTATTGTCTCTGGTGGTGAGCGAGTTATTATCAGTCAAGAGCGAATGAGTGAAAATCGTCCATTTGTATTTCGTAACAATAAATCAAATAACAAAGATATTGAGGCCATTGAAGTAAAGAGCATTGGTCCTGACAACGACCAAGTGCCTAAGAGTAACATGGTAAAAATTGTATATCATCCTAAAAACTCACAAATCCATCTTCTAAAAGCAAATATCCCTCGCATCAAGAATGATATTCCACTATTCATTCTGTTCCGTGCATTTGGTGTTGCCAGTGATAAAGATATTCATGATTTGATTCTTGGTAAAGATAGTGACCCCAGTTATTTCAGTCTATTTGATGAATCCATGCAAGAAGCAAATTTCATCAAGACACAAGAAGAAGCAGAAATCTATATCGCAAATGAGATGAATAGTTCTTCATCAAAAGCATCAAAGCAGAACACAATGAAAGTTCAAGATCTTCTTCACAGAGAAGTATTTCCCCACATTGGCCTTACTGAAGGTGATAACTATGCGAAAGCATGCTATCTTTCCCACATGACCCGCAAGCTACTATGGGTTGATTCTGGAAAGATTCCTATTGATGACCGAGATGCTTATCCAAATAAGCGTGTTGATTTGCCAGGGTTTCTACTTGCTTCATTATTCCGCACATACTTCAATAATAAGATGGTAAAAGATATTCGATCAGGTCTTTCTAAGGAAATCCATAATGGAAGTTGGCGAGCGTCTGGTAATTTTGAAGATATTGTCAATTTGAGCAACATTAATAAAATTATTAAGAGTGTTATCATGGAAGTTGGTCTTAAAACAAGTCTGGCAACTGGTAACTTTGGCTCTGCAAAGATTGGTGGACCAACAAAGATTGGTGTAAGTCAGGTTCTCAATCGTCTGAACTATGTTGCGAGTCTTTCCCATTTGCGCCGTGTTAGCACACCAATTGAGAAGACTGGTAAACTAATCGCACCCAGAAAGCTTCACAATACTCAGTGGGGATATATTTGTCCTTCAGAGACTCCAGAAGGTCATAGCGTAGGTGTTGTAAAGAATATGAGTAATACCGCAAGTGTAAGCATTTACTCAAATGTAAAAATTCTAAAAGAGTATTTCAAGAAACTAGGAGTTTTAATTCCACTTGATAAATCAACAGTGGAAGAAAAGCATGCGCTTGTGCGTGTCTTTATGAACGGCGCATGGGTTGGTAGTCTAGATAACAAAGATGTTACTAGTACAATCAGAAATCTAAAGCAAGCCAAGCGTTGTGGCAAGATTCATATGTTCACTGGTATTATCTGGAAGCCTATGTTCCGTGAGCTTTGGCTTACTACTGAGGCCGGTCGTCTTCTACGCCCACTGTTCTGCGCTGAAACTATTCGTGAGATTGCATCAGATACTACTGGAGAACTAAATAAACAAGTGAATGAACTGAAGACATGGAATGATTTGCTACTTTGGACTAGTCCATCTGATAACATGCTTGTAGAGTATATTGACCCTGGTGAAACAGAAGGTTCTTACATTGCCATGAAATTTGATGAACTAACAGAAGATCATACACATGTAGAGATTCACCCTTCTACAGCTCTAGGGACTCTTGCTTCAAATATCCCTTTTCCTGACCACAATCAGTCTCCCAGAAATTCTTACCAAGCCGCTATGGGTAAGCAAGCAATGGGAATGTATGCGTTAAATTTCAAAGATAGGTTTGATACCATGGCACACGTACTCTGCTATCCTCAAGCACCATTTGTATCGCCATATATGTCAAAGTTTTATGGCTCTCAAACAATGCCATCAGGCCAGAATGTAATTGTTGCTATTATGACATACACTGGTTATAATCAAGAAGATTCTATTATGATTAATCGTGGTGCACTCGACCGAGGTCTATTCAGAAGTATCTTCTACCGCACATACAAAGATGAAGAGCGAAAGAATCAGTCTTCTGGAGAAGAAGAGAAATTTGTAAAACCTGATAACACTACTACAAAACAAATGAAACACGCAAATTATGATAAACTAGATTCGGATGGTTTTATTCCAGAAAATACATTTGTGGATGCCGACGATATTCTAATTGGTAAAGTTGTTCCAATTCGTGTTCCAACTGGTATGGTTGTTCCTGCTGGCGCAAAGCGTCTTCGAGATGTATCACGCACGATTCGTAACAATGAGACTGGATGGGTAGATAAGATTTTCAAGAATCGCAACGGCGAAGGTTATAGTTTTGTGAAAGTCCGTGTGCGTCAAGACCGCATTCCTGAGATTGGTGATAAGTTCAGCTCTCGCCACGGTCAGAAAGGTACTATGGGTATGATTCTAAATCCTGAAGATATGCCTCAGACCGCATCTGGTCTAATTCCAGACATCATTATTAATCCTCACTGTATTCCTTCAAGAATGACGATTGCGCAGTTCATGGAAACATTGTTAGGAAAAGTAGCGTGTGAACTTGGATGTCTTGGCGACGGTAGCCCATTCAACGATGTAACAATTGAGGGTCTCTCGTCTATTCTTCGCGACAAACTTGGTATGGAGCCATACGGCAATGAAATCCTATATAATGGATTCACTGGAAGTATGATGGATACCAGTATCTTTATGGGTCCTTGTTATTATCAGCGTCTCCGCCACTGTAGCGCAGATAAGATTCATTCTAGGTCATCAGGCCCTCTTGTTATGCTGACTCGTCAGCCGGCAGAAGGACGAGCGCGAGAAGGTGGTCTCCGATTTGGTGAAATGGAGCGTGATTGTGTTATCGCCCACGGCATAAGTGAATTCACAAAGGAACGCTTTATGGAATGCTCTGACTTATTCCGCTGCCATAGCTGTAAAGAGTGTGGTCTAATTGCTGTGACAAATCCAAAAGAAGGAATTTGGCTTTGCAGAGGATGTGGAAATACTACCAATTTCAGTTCAATTGAAATTCCTTATGCTTACAAACTACTGCTTCAGGAGTTAGAAACCATGAATATTAGTAGTCGCATTATTACTCAAACAAAGTTACTAAAAATGGCAAATAAAGTCTAAATGTATAATAGATTAAATGGCTAGTGCAGTTCCATCTTTAAGAATTACTAATATTAGTAACATAGTATTGCCACAACAAAGTGACGATTTAACTACATCATATACTACAGTATACTTGGACAATTCATCTAATGATTTAAGTAACTACATGGTAAATGATAATATTTCTGTACAATATGATAGACCCTCTAATAGTAATATTGTTAATATTAAAATAAGAGAAGCAGCTCCTCCTACAGGTCTAGGGAATGTTTTTATTAATGCAGCAGATATTCTTTTTTTAAATCCAAATAATAATAATCAAGGAAAAATTAAAGAAATAAATAGCTTTAGTGTTCCTCCTACTTTAACATATATAAATGTGATTAGTAACATACCTACTGATATTACACAGGTAAGTGGGACAAATGCGGATAATTCGTATAGTAATATAACTGGCATTATACGTATGAAAACTATGGCTCCTAGAATAACCCCAATGCCAAGCCCATCACCAAGTCCATCACCAAGCCCATCACCGATGCCAAGCCCATCACCAGCACCTGCAGCACCAATTACATTTTCTAATGCATCATATAACTCTCGTAATATAATTTTATCAAATGTTAGTTCAAACGCTCTTGTAGTTGGTGATAAAATTAATGTAAGATTTACTTCTGGCTCTGGTAGTTTTAATGGTGGAAATGATATTCCGTTTATAACAATTCCAAATAGAGGAGGTCCTGATACCAATCCCTATACTATAAATTTTAAAACTGCTAGTTCGATAAAAATACCAACAAATGCAACTTCAATTGAAGGAGCACCTAGTGGCATAATAACTTTTGTTTCTAGCATGCCAATATCACCAAGTCCATCGCCAAGTCCAAGACCAAGTCCATCGCCAAGGCCAAGTCCAAGACCAAGTCCAAGACCAAGTCCATCGCCAAGCCCATCGCCAAGCCCATCACCAACACCAGCGCCAGCACCAGCAGCAATACGTCGTATATTAAAAACAAATTTGTATTTAGATCGACCTTCTAATTACGACAAAATTTGGGGTAGACCTACCACAAACGATCCAGCTTTACGTACAGTACATGATTATTATAGTGGTGGCAATTATAGTATTTCATCAAATTATAAAATATATTATGATAATGGTTTAAATGCTACAAAATATATAAGTGGTAATACTATCACATTAACAAATACAAATATTGGTAGTTTCTTTATTAGTGCAAATTCCCTTGAAGGTAGTATGGTGCCATTATATCTAAATGTTAATGCTTCTAATATAATTTTATATAGTAGAACAAATAATTCAAGTGCTTATAGTGCAAAGTTAAGTCCATCATTATCTGTAAAGTTAACAACCAATGGAATTGATAGTATAACTTTTGGAAATTCTCTAACATTATCAAACGTACCAGCTTCTGAATATGGTAGTTTGCCGCAAAATAATACATTAAAAGAACTAGTAGGAGCCCCTATAACTATTTTAATGGGAGGTAGAAAAAAAACAAGAAAAACAAGAAAATCTAAAACTAAAAAACTAAAACGTAAAAACTAAACTTTCCTATGTTTAATTTTACGTGTTCGTTTCTTCTTACGCCCCCCTTTAAAATTACTCATAAACATATTTATCTTTTTATTAATCATCTCTAAATTTTCATTAAAAGTGAAATTAGTATTTCTATCGGCTTTAGAATAACGCATATACTCACTTTTTAAAGTATCTATATTATTAATTTTCCAATAACCACCATTCATATGATATAAATTAAAGAATTTTTCTTGTATATCAAGTGGTTGTTTTTCTAATAATTCTTGAAATACAGCAAATATTTGTTCTAATCCATTTCTATTTATTGAACTATTATACGGAGGAATTAATATATAATTATTTTCATTTAACTTATTTTTAAAATCATCATGTACTATATCATCAACAAATAAAATATTAGTATTAGTAATTTCTGGAACTATTAATTTGATAGTATCTATTGTTTTTTCTCTGTTTTCAATTCCATTAATTACACTTATTTTATCGTACGTGTTTCTCAATGGATGATATCTATGTAAGCATTGTAAAAATAGATTAGAAATATTAAACATTCTATCAATACTTCTTTTACAATATTCTAAATTATAAAGATTACCATTATTTGAATAAATTATAAAACCTTTAATTTTTTTATCTTTAAATTTATTAATTAAAGGAGTTAAAATTACTTTTAGTTCTGGTCTTAAAATACCATTATCTAAACCTCTTTCATTAAGTGTATTTTCAAAATTATCTCTTAATTGTTTTAAAAATATTTTTATATCATTATCATATGATTTATAATTATTCTTTACATCTTCTTTATTAATTAATTCAGGTTCATATATTGAACCAAAAAAATCAATTGATCTAAAGTCTCCAAGAGTTTGATCTAAATCAAATACTACCACACCCTTGCTCATCTAATACATATTTTTGTTAAAATTGATTATTTTTTCCATGCGGCGTAGTTATTCATCAATTGTCAAAATGTCTCTTAGTATGAAAGTACAGAAACGCAACGGCTCTTTTGAGCCGATTTCATTTGATAAAGTTCTTGGTCGTATTCGCAAAGCATCTAAGAATCTTCAGGTAAATCCCGATTCTCTCTCCCAACAGGTTCTTGCGCGTATTTATGATGGCGTAAAAACTAGTGAGATTGACGAGCTCACCGGCCAACTTGCCGCATCTCTTTCAACAACCCATCCGGATTATGGTATTCTTGCGGCGCGTATTTCCATCAGCAATCACCAGAGAAATACAGATCCATCTTTTACAAATGTCATGCTATCACTCCATAATCAGATTGATCCTAAAACAAATGAAGTTAGTTCTTATGTTTCAGATGAAATGGCTGCTGTTGTAAAAGAGCATGGTAAAGAAATCGATGCAAAGATTGACCATGACAGAGATTATCTCTTTGATTATTTCGGCTTCAAGACTCTAGAAAAATCTTATTTGCTACGTGCCGCAAATCGTAAAATTTTAGAGCGCCCTCAGCATCTTTGGATGCGTACTTCTATTGCGATTTGGCCTCATGACCTCAAGAAAGCATTTGAAACTTATGATTACATGAGCCAGAAGTATTTCACTCACGCTACTCCAACACTCTTTAATGCCGGCACACAACGACAGCAACTGTCTTCATGCTTTCTGCTTTCAATGGCAGATGATAGTATTGCTGGCATCTATAAGACTCTTGGTGATTGCGCAATGATTAGTAAGCATGCTGGTGGCATCGGTCTTCATCTTCATAACGTAAGAGCACGTGGTTCTCTTATTAAAGGCACAAACGGTACTTCGAATGGTATTGTACCAATGCTTCGTGTGTTTAATAATACTGCACGCTATGTTGATCAATGCTTTACACCAGATACTCTTATTTATACTCAAAATGGTATCAAGCCTATTGAAGATGTAAATATTGCCGATAAAGTTCTAAGTAGTTCCGGTAATTATGAAACAGTAAATACACCGGTTCGCCATGAATATAAGGGAACTATGTTAAATATTCAAGTAAAAAATGCAATCTCTAAAATCAATGTGACCCCCGAGCATCAAGTCTTTGCTTTGAAAGGTCAGGCAAAGGGTGTTAATTTTGATGTAATTCGTAATCGTCTTGATAAAAAGATTGTAGAGCCAGCATTTGAAGACGCAAATGACTTAATTGTAGGTGATTTTGTTGTATATCCTATTCCTACATATGTAAATGATATTGAATCTCTGAGTGAAGAAGACTGCCGTCTATATGGTATTCTAATTGGAGATGGACATATCTCAGAATCAAATGCGTATGTATCGCTTCATTCAGAGAAAAAGAAAGAGGTCGCTACATTTGTTCAAAATTATTTCGAAAAACGTGGCGTAACGACACATACAGAAGAGCGTGAAGATTATGTTACACGCATTCGATGGTCTCCTAATAATGTAGGATTCAAGTTCACACGTTCTCAACTATATGATTCGAATAAGGAAAAACATATTCATACTTCTATGCTACATCTTCCTGCTGTTAAAATCTCTCAAATCATTCGTGGAGTTATTGAAACAGATGGATGTATTGGAACAAAAGAAGTAAGTATTGAAATGTCATCAGATAATGTTATTGAATCTCTACGTTATATGTTGCTGCGTCTTGGTTCCCTAGCATCTGGCTATGATAGAGACAGAATCGGTAATGTAAGTTCCTATAAAAATATTACAACTCGCAAGACAACCAAAGTGCTTCGTATTCCACGAATTCCAGAGATAATGGTATTCTTCCCTGAATCGCCAGTGAGTGAATTTGTATCATATCTAAATCACAATGGTTATCTATATTCAAGGATTGAAAGTATTGAGAAATCCGAGTATGATGGTGTAGTTCATGACTTTGAAATTGCAGGCCCTCATGATTATACAGTAGCACATCTCGGAATTGCTCATAACGGCGGTGGAAAGCGTAACGGCTCATTTGCTATGTATCTAGAGCCATGGCATGCCGATGTAGAAGACTTCTTGCGCATGAAGCAAAATACTGGTGCTGAAGAAGAGCGAGCACGTGATTTGTTCTATGCTCTATGGATTCCTGATTTATTCATGAAGCGTATTGAAGAAGATGGAAACTGGTCACTATTTTGTCCAAATGAAGCACCCGGTCTTGCTGACGTAGTTGGCGCTGAGTTTGAGGCTCTTTATACAAAGTATGAGTCTGAAGGACGCGCGCGAAAAGTGTTGAAAGCCCAGAAACTTTGGTTTGAAATCCTAGACGCTCAGATTGAGTCTGGCACGCCATACTTGCTTTACAAAGATGCTGCAAATCTAAAGTCAAATCAGCAGAATCTTGGTGTCATTAAGTCATCAAATCTTTGTACCGAAATTCTAGAGTACTCTAGTCCTGAAGAGACCGCAGTATGTAATCTTGCGTCTATCGGTCTTCCTACATTTGTAAGAAAAGGCGCATTCGATTTCCAGCTCTTGCGAAAGGTTGTAGGAATTGTAACTCATAATCTTAATCGTGTAATTGATATTAATTACTACCCTACCAAGGAGGCACATACTTCCAATATGCGTCATCGACCTATTGGTCTCGGTGTTCAAGGTCTAGCAGATGTGTTTGCTATGCTGAAACTATCATGGGAAAGTCAAGAGGCAGCTGATTTAAATATGAAAATCTTTGAGCATATGTATTATGCCGCCTTAGAAGCATCTGTTGAGGCTGCTAAGAAAGATGGTGCTTATTCTACTTTCCAAGGAAGTCCTGCATCAAAGGGTATTCTACAATTTGATATGTGGAATGTGAAACCTAGTAGCGACCTAGATTGGGATAAGATGAAAAAGAATATTATGAAGTACGGCTTACGTAATAGTCTTCTTGTTGCTCCTATGCCTACTGCTTCCACAAGTCAGATTCTAGGATTTAATGAGTGCTTTGAGCCGTTCACTACAAATATTTATAGTCGTCGCACTCTCGCTGGTGAATTTGTAGTTGTTAACAAATATCTATTAAAAGAACTTATTGACCTCAATATGTGGAATGAAGATATGAAACAGAAAATTGTAGCCCATAACGGCAGCATCCAAAATATTGATGAAATTCCAAATGCTATTAAGCCTCGTTACAAGACTTCTTGGGAACTATCTCAAAAAATTCTTATTGACATGGCCGCATCCCGAGGAGCATATATTTGCCAGAGTCAGAGTCTAAATCTATTTATCGCAGACCCAAATTATGCCAAGCTTACAAGCATGCACTTTTATGGCTGGAAGAAAGGTCTGAAAACTGGTTGTTATTATTTGAGAACAAAAGCCCCGGTAGCCGCACAGAAATTTACAATTGACCCTCGAATGCTTGTAGAATCACTAGAAGACAAAAAGAAAAGAGAGCGAAAAGAGCTGATTGACAAACTAGCAAACGAATATGAAGAAGAACGAGTAAAAGCAAAAGAAGCGGTGGATTCCGGTGAAGGCTGCTTATTTTGTTCTGCCTAATATATAGAATGAATCAGATTGATATTGTCTTAGCGACAGTGCTATTCATCATAGCTAGTCCCGGAATGTTAATCACAATACCTTATGGTGAAAATAATAAGGGAATTGGTGGTGAAGAAACAAGTAATGTTGCTGTACTGGTTCATGCTGCTCTTTTTTTCATGTTAAATAATGCAATATCAACTGACTGGCTTGGTATTTTTGGATATTTCAATAAGATTACTGATGCACTTGATGGTGAGGGCAACCCATCCCGTAAAGTATCTACCATAATAGCTACTTTACTTTTTATTATTCTTTCTCCCGGTCTAATTCTTACAATCCCATCATTTGATGGTGATATCTTTTTTAGTGATGAGACAAGTATACTAGCCATCATAGTACATGCTGCTGGCTACTACGCTTTACTACGCGTGTACCACCACTATTCTAATACTGATGCTGTCAAGTGGATTAACGATAATATTGCTTCTGGACTCTAAACAATCTTCACTCCTACAAGTGAATGAACGAATATTAGATATTCTTTTGGAAATCCAAAAAAACAACTAGGCTCTACATTTTCAGCAGATGGTATTCTGCGACTTGATGTATTTTTATTATGTGAGAACGCAACAATAATCTGTTGAGGAGGAATTTCAAGAACTTCATGCTCACGCCCACGAATTAAAGTTTCACCCTCCCCAACTTGAATATTTGATTCTAGCTTCTGGGCTTGATACCAAGATTTGTAAAATGTAAGTGTAGCTTCAGAAATCCGCTGTCCAAGTGGAATATCCATTGGTGGAACATTTACTGCAGAAACACCTTTGATTAAATCATAACATGCTATTGTTGTACATACAACCGCTTTTGGTTTAGAATGATGCTTTGTTAACCACGCAACTCGTCTTCTAAATGATGTTTCAGGATAATGATCGTCGTCATCCATAAATAACACAATATCATTTGAAGAATTCTCTACACCAATATTACGTTTTTGAGATACTGGAGTCTTTTTCAAAAGAGGCACATAACGAATATCCATATCAGTAAATTGCTCTTGCGTTTGAATAATTTTATCAGAGCATTGTTCATTTACATCATCACTATCTTCTACAATAATCCATTGAATTTTATCTTTAGGATAATCTGATAGAAGCATATTATGTTTGGCTAAATCAAAGAATCTACGACGATTATATATAAGTGTTACTACTGAAATTTTAGGGCAGTCTCTTCTATCTAACACTGGTGGAAGATGTTTTTGTTTGGTTCTTTCCTTCAGCGTATCAAGAATTTTTAATAGATTATACTTATAATCTCTGAGTTTGTCATCATTTTTACTAATAGTTGGCTCAAAAGATTCAAACTTAGAAATCGCGCTATCTAGTTCTTCAGATGAGATTTCTGTATTATTTACAAATGAACCATAAGTACATGTGCTAGAAGTATTAGAAGTAGGAGTAGTGAGCCATGCTATATTTGTTGACGAACTATAATCTTGAAGATATACTGGTAGAGTATTTAATATAGTGAAAGCATTTACATAGTTCGCTTCTGCAGCACTAAAGCCAAATCCTTCAGAATCTGAGCAGCATATATGGCCTTGATATGTTTGCTGTAAAATATGTCGTTTTTCCTTTTTTAAATCTTCAACGTACAGTTTTACGTTGCGACTAGGCTCTAACTCTAGACTCTCAGTACTATATACATGGAGTGTTGGATACGATTCTTTCCAAGAACTAATAATACGTTTTGCCATAGAGCGTTTATTCTTAGAGCCACCAAGTAAATATAAAAATTCTTTTACTGGAGTTACTTTTGTTTTAGTAAATCCTAGCGTTGCCCAATGGAGAATATGAGCGCCTTTTATTTTTAAATCTTCTTTTGTAATAACTAAATCAAATTGTTTCATATAAGGCTCATATGAAGCATTTGTGTAATACTCCGGATTCATAACAAAGATATTATATGTTGCCCAAGGGACATGGGTGTAAATAGGAATCTCTAAATGAATATTTATATCTTGGGCGACAGGATGCTCTAATGGGTCTGCAAATCTCACTGTGGCATAACCAGAAAGACTACGTTTTAACAACTCAGCGTCATGCTCTAAACCAAAATGGTTTGATTTATTGTAAATAATAGTAACGCTAAAAAGACGCTGGGAATTGCTAAACATCTATATTTGTTTAAAATAGGTGTTTAAGCAATGATAAGAGATTTAGGATTTATTTCATGGAAAGACCCAAATGCTTGGATGGAAAAAATGAAAGGTGAGCGATGGGATACACTTGTTAAAAAAGAAAATACTAGATTTTTAAAAATGCTTGAAAAAGTTGCATCAAAAGATGAAATTTTAGAGAAAAATGATGCTTTTATGAAAGCAACAAAAGATATAATATTTTCTTATAAACAAATTATATTAAAACAAACAAGTGAACTTGAATGGTTTTATGAAAATGATGTATCTAAGAGCTATATTGTAAGTGATGTTTTTATTTATAAAAATCTTGTATACCATATACGTGATATAGGGCATGGCGCTGAGAAGAATAGATTAGAATGTTTAGAAGGTCATAAAGTATTATGGCATATTGATAATGTTGGGTCAAATGTATTTGTAAAAGATGATATATGTTATTATTTGAGTGTTGAAAATAAATTGTGGTCTAATAAACTTATGAGTGTAAATTATAAAACTGGGAGTGATAAACAAGTTTTATATGAAGAAAGTGATAAAAGATTTTTTTTAACTCTAAAGATAGGCGACAATGATTGTTTATTTTTAATTCGTGAAAATTCTGGATTACAAAATTTATTTGTGGTTGAAAAAAGCTCTATAGTATATAAGAATACAGTGCTACAATACTATTTTCCTATAGGATACTGTGAATCAAAGATTTGTTATTTGTACTCTGATGGTACTACATGGAAAGCTTCCGGTTTTACTTGTAAAAAGAAATTTAATAATGAAATATTATATTTTTCATTATATAATGAAATAATAATATTAATTGAAGATGGATTAAATGTTATATATAACCTTAATTTTAAGAAGATTACAAGTTTCTATGGTGACTTAATATATAATAAGCATGCTGAAAATCATTTTGATAAATTTTATATTGATATTACTGGTGCTGGCATTCATTCTTATAATAAAAAACTAATTAAGAATGAGTGCTTTGGATATTATGGTAAAGTAAAGAGTTATAAATGTGGTAATGTGCCTATTGTGTTTGTTGAGCCTTATTGTAAACTCAATGCTATATTACTTGTTGCATATGGTGGGTATGGTCTACCAACAAATATGAATACTTCTAGATGGAAACCATATATTGATAATGGATGGGGTATAGGATTTGTATGTGTACGAGGCAGTGGTGATGTGAATAAAGAATGGGCTTCGGCAGCAAGAACTTACAATAAAAATCTTGCATTCATTGATTTTGAAAATTCTATAAAATTCTTACAAAAGAAATATAAAATTTCTCCAAAACATACTTGTATTTATGGAAGATCTGCTGGAGGATATTTAGTTGGTTCTCTAGTATCAAGAAATCCTAAAGGCGACTTATTTAAAATGGCATATACGGAAGTGCCTTATGTAGATGTATTGCGAACAACTACAAATCCTAAGTTACCATTAACTGCTTTAGAATATGACGAATTTGGTAACCCTTCCAATGGTATTTATGAATTTAGAACTATTATGGAATATAGCCCTGTAGATTCTCTTGATTTTAATATCCCTCCGGATATTTTTGTTTTGATACGTACATCTGAAAATGATAGTCAAGTATTTGCCTATGAGTCATTCAAATGGTTAAATGTTTTACGAGGTAAGGAGGTAAATGATGAGAAGAAACTTTTATTTTTGAGTGAGAATTCTGGACATTTTATTACTGGTAATAATATGTATGAGAATTTTTCTCAGGATTTTTTTTTGTTAAATTCATTTAGAGAAAAATGAGCAGTAAGAAGCAACAATTGTTAGATGGTCTGAAAGGCGGCGGCTTACTACAAAGTGGCGGGCAGTCTGCTTTAACTCTTGATGCTACTACTGTTATTAGCGGTATTACTTTTGATACTAATGTGATGCCAGTTTTTCCTAATTCAGGAAATTTAACAAGTTTACAGGCTATTTCTGATAGCATAAATTTTGTATATAATACTGGAAATACTACTCTTAATTTAGCAAATAATATTACTAAAGCATTTGGTTATAAAGGCACCCAAACGTCTCCAGCAAATGCTTCTCAATTTTGGAATGTATTAAGAAGTTATACTACTGCAACACCAACTGTTGTTAATGCTGTAGCAATTAATCGTTCTTATAAGAACGCAACACAGCTTCAAGGTATTGGGTATGGCAGTGGTTTACCATTATACATTGCGGATCAGATTGCTGGGGGTCTTGCGACAAGTTTAACTGGTTATTATAATTCTTTGCAAACTGATATTGCTATTACTACTGCTATTGCATCTAGTCCAAATTATGGCACAGCTGCTGCTACTTCTGCGGCTGCTGCTGCTACTTCTGCGGCTGCCGCTGCTAGTTCTGCCACTGATGCTAATACCTCTAAAGTTGCTGCTGCTAGTTCTGCCACTGATGCTAATACCTCTAAAAATGCTGCTGCTAGTTCTGCCACTGATGCTAATACCTCTAAAGTTGCTGCTGCTAGTTCTGCCACTGATGCTAATACCTCTAAAAATGCTGCTGCTAGTTCTGCCACTGATGCTAATACCTCTAAAGTTGCTGCTGCTAGTTCTGCCACTGATGCTAATACCTCTAAAAATGCTGCTGCTAGTTCTGCCACTG